GGTGGTGGAGGTGCTAGCGCAGCTGGAGGGGGGGCTGGTGGTGGAGGTAATAGCGCAGCTGGAGGGGCGGCTGCGGCGTCGGGCGCGTCCCGGTCTGCTCTCGGCGACCTCGCGGCGCAGCAGGCGGCGGATGATTCAACACGGAATGGTGCCTGGATAAATAGTGCTGGAGGTGGAGTAGCCACTCCTTTGGAAGTCCCTCAAGGAGCTGGGCCTCCCGTCTTCACTCCCCCGATAGCCGCACCCGCCGCCTCTCGTGTGGATATTAAAGGAACACTCGAATTAAAAAATGGCATACCAGCTTATATGACGATTGAAATTGCTGGTCAACCAAGACCGTGCAGCACATTATCTGGTGCTCTAGGTGCGGCTGGCGATGCCTTGATAGGTCCGCCTGCATGGCTTGCTACTGCAATATATCATGGTGGACTATTCGTTGGCGGTGAACTTGCCAAATTATATAAAGGCGTAAAATTAACTGATACAGAATGGAAAAAACTAAAGGATGATTTTATTGCCGCAGGTGGAAAAGTAATGGAAGCAGGTGTATGGATCGGCTCCGGAGCTGTAGCTGTAGGCAAATATGATCCTTTTGGCTTGGGATATGGATTGGCTGGAACTGTGGGTGCAACTATCGCAGCCCCGATCGCAGCCCCAATTGTTGTTGCTGGTGGTGTTGCTGGTGGTGGTGTTGCCATTGGTTTTGGTGTTCCGGTTCTTCTACTAATTGGTCTTCGCGTTGGTCTTGCAGGCATAAACTATTCTTGGATGAATAGACCTGGTGTTGATTTCCCCCAATTTTTGATGTATCAGAATGATCCGAAACTCAAAGAAGCTGGTAAAAAGTTAAAAGAATTACAAGATTTACAAAAGGATGCAATTGAAGATCTTATGGCTTCTCTAGATGCAATAAATAAGGGAAGACTTGGAAAGAATGCAGAGTCTAAGAAATCTCGATTCTTAGCTAATCTTCGTGAAATTGAGAAATTAGTGGGGAAAAAAGTTAATGAGATAGATGCGCATTTTAAAGCTATACTTGCGGAAGCTGACCTTACAAAAATTGCTGGTGCTGTGACCAATGACTCTAGTGCTACGGAAGTTGCAGGAGCGGCACCTCAAGCAGCGGCGGAGGCGGCGGCGGAGGGCAATTCTCAAAATGAAGTAAATAGTGCTGCTGCTGCTGCCGCTGGCGCTGCTGCCGCTGGCGCCAATCCTCGTAAGAGATCCCGTAAGCAGCGTGGAGGAGCTAAAGAAATAAATATGCGAAATTATAATAAATTCAAGAGTATCTTTGATGAAGATAGCCCCACAAATAAGTTTATTACTTCATTAATCACCGCTGCTGGAGTAAAAGGCAAATTATCTACTAACGCTCAAATCTTAATTGGTGCTAAAAATCCACTTGAAAGCAGTAAGCTTGCTGCATCAGTAATTGGCGCTAGTCTTGGCGGGGCGGGCAATCTGAAGAATATGCCCGGCTGGAAAGGAAATGTAGCAGCAGAACAGGCAAAAAATGCAGCAAAGTTAACAGATTTATGGACAAAATTCTTAGAAACTGAATTTTCAATTTATGTAGCTGAGGCCGCTGCAGAAGATCGAAACGGTTTTGACTCTTTTAAGGTAAGAGATGCTGTAAACAAGTTACGCAGATATAATCGTCAGAGTGTATATAGAGCTGCTAAATTATTTGGAAATGCAACTAGAAAGCGTTTGGGAAATGCATACAGTAGTTTACCTTCACTCCCTAGATGGGGAAGGAGTGCTGCTGCTGGTGCTGGTGGTGCTGCCGCTGGTGCTGGTGCTGGTGCTGCCGCTGGTGCTGGTGCTGGTGCTGCTGGTGCTGCCAGTATGGGTGCTGGTGCTGCTGGTGCCAGTATGGGTGCTGGTGCTGGTATGGGTGCAGGGGTGCCACCGAAGCGCTCTTGGTTTGGACGAGCGAAAAATTATGTAACACGAAAATTTTTTGGTAACAAACCCACTACTCCTCTAAGTTCTAGCGTGCCGCAAACGGCAAACAATAATAAATTTACTGGAACTAGTCCCCTATGGATTGCCCAGCAAGCGCGTCAGGTGAGTGCACTTGGCCCGCGTGCAGTTGGCCCGCGTGCTGGTGCCGGTCGTCTGGCGCCGTATGAGAACCGAGGCGTAATTGGAAGGTTAAGAAATGCAACTGGTCTTCATGGAGCAACTTTGACAAGCAGCACTAGTCGTCAAGGCAATACAGAGCAGGCGCAGGCCCGCAGAGCGGCGCAGGCGGCGGCGCAGGCCGCGGAGGAGGCCGCAGAGCGGGCCGCGGGGCTGGCTAAACCTGGAAATGAATCTGAAAGTCCATCTGAAAATGAAAATGAATCTAGAACTCGTCAACGCAAGACGCGCAAGGGACGCAAGGCGCTTAAGCGTAGCGCCACTCGTCGTTAAATAAATTACTTCGAAATATACTAATTTGCAATTCTCAAAGAGTTACAAATTAATTTGAGATCCAAAAGTAAAATGGATGCATCTGATACAACAAGAAGAAAGAAGGCCGTAGCCTATTTCAGCAAGCAAAAAATTGTCTTCGCAGCTAAGCCCGAGAACAATGGTCTAACATCTAACTGCGGCACATGCTCTGAAGCATCGGCCACTGCCCCTTGCATAAAGGTATTTACAAATTACGACGACAAAATTCTATATGTCGTCGGAAAAAACTATTGCGCCACTTGCGCTTGCACACAATAATATTTTTCATAACTCCTGGTAATGGAAAAAACCCAAGGACAGCGGGTAAAAGAATGCGTAACACTCTGGAAGAAATTGACAGTTGATCTAGCAATTCCTTCCTCGTTTTCCGGAATGGACGCATTAAAAGAAGCAATCGACACATATATTAAAACAGGCGACGAATACAAAGATGAAATCGAAATTCCTTCAATCAAGCGCATAGCCAAAGTCCATTTTCCAAAAGAAGCAAATAAAAGCGTCGAAATAACACTTGTAGTAATAAAAGATTAAATCGCAAATAAGAAAGCACCGCGACCTCCGTAGATTCGTAAAATATTCCAAGTTGTTGTCCACAAATACAAAGTCAAATTCGGATAAGAACCAAAACGATCCGCCTGCAATGTAAACACCATTTCTTTCCGTAAGATTTTGTCAAAATTGGCTAAACCTTTAGGAATATATGGATTCCCAAGTTCCTTATCATCCCATGCCCCCGCTCCATGACTAAATGTGTATAAATAATAATACCGCCATATTTCCGGTGCTTTCCTATAATGTATCAAAGGCAACAATGATCTGAAGAGCGACGGCTCCGAATGGGAAAACCGCTGCACACCATTAAAAGTCAAGGCAACATTTGCTAAAGGTTCGGAATAAGCATACGCAAATCCTGTTCCATCGGGAAGCCAAGGCACAGAAGCAACTGTGCCGATAGAGCAACCCGATAAATCCCGAGTGGCCAAAAACGGCTGGTTAAAAAGATCCGCAACCGGATTATGAAAAAACCATAAAATATCTTGAGTCGGATTATTATATAGTATTGGAGTCCGTAAAAATTGCTGACCCTTCGTGTCTTCAGGCGCAACAGCATTGTATAATGGCACCTTATATTCCAAATCCGCATTCCTCAAATTCACAGTCTCATAATCATCCACTGAGATGTATTCTGCAAGAAGATAGCAATCAACCATTGAAAGTTTTGAAGGAATGCTATTATTCGGAATTACAATACCTTTTACGCCAAAATGTGGAGTCGTATCCGATACATTATACAGTAAAGAACCAGATGCAGATGTCTGATAGAATACAGCTCCTTCTAGAGGTGGTATCACCATCGGTGGCTCCGCTGAATATACAGTAAAATCGGTGCCCCTTGCACTCGTATAATATATGCTAGAAACGGGATTAAAATTAATCTGCAAACGAACAGTGTCCACTGAAAGAGCTTCAATAGGTAAACTTTGGGCTAAATGCTGCGTAAACCAAAAAGGAAGAGGAATGTGAAGAATTGGACCAATAACTGACTGAACAGAATAATTGGCAGAGCGACCAATCATCACATTCTTTGCACGAAGTTTTTCAGGCGACTCATAGAATTCATCCAAGACTTCTAGCAGTCTGCCATCGAGTGATGCAACACGTGTTCCACCAATTTCTAAGTCAACTGATGCAATAAGAGCATGTCCGACACTATTTGTCCAACTAAAATATGGACCTAAAAATGTGTTTCCTGCAGTAGCAGCTGCTATCGAAGCATTACTTTGAGGCCCATAGATATCAGGTAGCACTACAGTAAGCAGTAGACGATGAACAAAATCATATTTCCGAGGTAAGGTAACAGATGCCTGCAATCCAAAATCCGGATTCGTATCAAAATCGACACGAACAAGCTGCGCCGCCCAACGTGTTGTTGATTTATAAACAGTTATATACTGACTTAGATCTGCTAGAGACCGCATCTTTGGTTGCAATCGAGTATCTTGCAAACCACGAGCAACAATTTTAAATAAATCGGGAACCGACATCTCCTGTTAATTCAGTAGAGTATTTGGTTAAGTGGTTGCCGTATAGTGCGACAGCGTTCTAGCAGAAGGATCCGTTGTTTCAGGTGACCATTTAGGCATCCACATGTGCGGAAGTATGTTGGCAGCCGCTGCACCAAAATTCTTCTCAAAGGTTTCCCGATACCATGTTGCCTCATCTGTTAGAGGAGGATTATGCTCGTGCTCCAAAGCAAGTGTATAATGGACACCCTTCTTTACAACCTTTTCTTTTGCCACGCGCTTCAAAATCTCAAACCATGAATTTTCTCTGCTAGAAACTCCATCACTGAAGGCCTCCTTGCGCCGCCACAAGATCTCTTCTGGTAACAGACATTGATCCATAAAAGCAGCACGTAGCATCCATTTTTCTTTTGTTTCACAGAAACTGACAGGACAGCCAGTGTCTTTACCGTGAATTACAGAAGGCATAAAATATTCAGTCGGCATACGACGCACCGCATCCACTAGCTGCCTGTCTAAGAAAGGCGTGCGCGACTCGAGTCCATGCGCGGCCATGGATCTTTCCGAACGAGCCACATCATATAAATGAATTTCGCCTAGAAGCCTTTCAATCTCATTATCAAATGCAAGAGGGGAAGGAGCACGGTAAAAATACAAATAGCCTCCAAAGAGTTCATCGGAACCATCACCATTCAAAATAACCTTGATATCCGTATTTTCTTTGATCCATTTTCCTAGCAGCCAGTTTCCAACCGATGCACGAACACTGGTGATATCATACGTTTCCACCGCAACAACTACAGGTTCCACCGCAGCCAAGAATTCTTCAGGTGTCATTACAATTTCATGGTGAATGGATCCAATAAAAGCAGCCACTTTTCTTGCAGCCATAATATCAGGTGATAAACCAAGACCAATTGAAAATGTATGAATTTGCTTTCCTTCTTTTCGTAGCATTTTTGCAGCAAGAGCAGCAACTAAGCTACTATCTAGACCTCCAGAAAGAAGGGCACCAATAGGCCGATCGGATAGTAAACGTTTTCTAACAGATTCTACAAGAAGCTCATTCATTTTTTGAATGCATTGTGATCTTTGCCCGGCTAACAGAGGATCCTTATGCCACGTCAATGCTGTCCATCTTTCAATAACAGGCACAGATCCTTCCTTAAAGATGCCGTAGCAAGAAGGAGGAAAGAAAGTAATCGCCTTAAAAGGCACTAAAGATTTGATTTCAGAACCAAAAGCTAACCCTTTTTCTAAAGAGCCCCAAAATAAAGGACGGACACCAAATGTATCACGACCTACATGCAGTTCATGTGTTTCAGTATTATATGCTAGAAAAGCAAAAACACCATCAAGCTGTCTGCATACATCTCTAACATGCATATGTTCAAGGAGCCAAGGAATTACAAAACAATCAGATCCCAGGTAATCTTGTTGAATAGAGAACGTAGTCGCAATTTCTTTATAGTTAAAAATTTCCCCATTGCAGACCACAATCCATTTTCCTGAAGGTGAAGTCATTGGCTGGTTTCCAGCAGAAGTTAGACCATTTATTGCTAGACGTGTGAAACCTAAAAAACAATTTTGTATTTCTTTTGTTTCCATATATTCGGGCCCTCTTGGCAGCAATGTTTTAACTAGAGTAGTGAACTCCGCTAACCCTGCTGACCCTTCTAACTCTAATTGTTTGTATAATCCAAGAAAACCCCAAATACCACACATCTATGTTTTTTATCGCGAAATCATTAAGCGGTGGCTTCCGCAGCAGGTGGAGGAGCAACCAGATTCTCGTCTGTCGGCTCGTAAGGAAAAGAGGCCTGCTTGTTCACCTGCAGAAACTTGTAGTTGGCTAGGAAAAGCAGACGAGGCACATCCTGTGAATTGACCCACTGCACGCATGCAGCCCACGTCATCGTCAGCTGCGCCGGCCTCAGATGATTGAGATAGTGATCCTGCATGTCATAGAGAAGACGGCGCATATGCTTCGGCGCATCCTTACTAGGCAGAGACCGTGCCTTGAAAACCTGGCAATAAACCGTATACAGTTCACGGGTCTCATCCTTGAGTCGAGTCCAAAGAGCATTAAACGCCGGCTTGTCCTCAGGATAATGATGCAGATAGCTATTAAGATCACCCGAAGCACGGAGTGTCAGCCACTTATAATCAAGACGAGGCGTATTACCCCGCAGCTCATGAACTGCAAGATACACAGGAGTGCGCTGCCGCCACCGCTTACCTGTCAGACAATCCTTGATCACAAAGCCCTGACAGAAGATATTGTTATTTGCAACAACAAGATCATCAAGAGCCTTCAGTGTAAGAGCATCGCCTGTAAGAGGAAGGCGCCGGCTCACCAAGTTCATTAGATGAGCAGGAGCGGCAACCTCATCAGCACCATCAAGAATCTGGATAAGACGCAGGCAAGGAGCGGGCGTAGGCACAACAATTCGATTCGACGGATGCTGGAGAATCCACGTGTAAGTCAGCTTACTATCAAACTGCTGAATTGTTAGACCCATGAAACGGAATGTCTCCCAGAAAAGAGTATTGAATGTCTCGGGTCCGTAGAAACGACAGCTGGCGCCGACATTAGAGCGACTTGCAAGAAGCCAGTTGTTAACTGTTGTATCATAGAAGAGGGTGATCATGGTGCCATCCCAGAAATCCTCCACAACACAAGTCGTCTTCTGCTGATTATTGTAAGAACTAAAGGACTCAAGAGGCTCTGTCTTAAAAGGAGTAATAGCAACTGGCTTATTTGTGACGGTATTCCATACAACTGACCTAAAATAGGGCGTATTTACGTGGGTCATATCCGACACCGGAGCGTCGGTAGCACCCTTCACATAACGGATAATCGCAAGATGGGGATACTCCTTGTTGCTAATTACCTTGAGGGATCCGCCCTCCGGCGACTGAAGATACTTGAAGAGGTCCTCCGACTTCTCATATTGCTTGCACAGATTATCAAAGAAATTACTAGGCGCAGACATTTTTATTACTAAACTCTCCTGCCATTATTGAAGGGCAGGCCGCCTTCAAATTTTTTTTACAGGTAATGCAAGAGCGGTGCTTAGAAAGAGGTTCAAAGCGGAAAACTAAAACACAGCAATTAACAGGAGGATGGAACCGCAAGGCACAAATATAGAATTAGGAGATTGGATAACAGTTTACTCAACGGAAGATCCGGTGACGGGCGATGTTGTCTATCGTGATAATAAATTAATACGAGTCAAACCTAAATCATCAAGATCAACCGCAAAGGAATGGAAGTTAGATGAATATGGTGATTTTTTAGAAGAATACAACGTATATCTAGTTCAAATTCACATAAAATCCGACTATTATCATTTTTCTGCAATGCTAGGAGTTGAACCGGGTGAAAAAGTTGAATTTTATACTAAGGAAGGTGAACAATTATCCATTATTGATGGTGTTCCGGTCGTAGACCCTGATACGAATGAGAATCTAGCAGAAGTTCAAGGAATTATTGCAACAGACGAGGAAGATGCGCTTGTGTTAACAAGTGGTCTCAAAATTCAATTTCAGTGTGTCGGTCCACCAAATCCAATTGCAGTCATCGTGCCAGCCATCCCCCCGTCAGAAGATGAACAACCAAATGTATCCTTAGCAGAAGAAAACAAAGCAGCGGCCGAAGAGATCCAAAGGGAAGTTACACTCGAAGAACTTCTGCTTGAAATCCAACCATCCTCCGTCATTGAACAAATTCCGACATCTGAACGATACTTCCCGGATTCTGTCCAAAGGCAAGAAATGTATTCTAGTTTTGTTGATGATTTACCGCCTGAAAAGCAAAAAAACCTAAAAGCATTACGATCAGTTAGCCAAAGAATTGAATATATACTGGCCCTCAAACAGTCTACAGTAAAACTCAATATTGCAAATAAACCCATCGGCGCACAAAAATCCAGTTTTAATACATTAAAAGAAGTTACGGATGAAGTGAAAAATTCGTATATTCCGGCATGCGTTCCTATCTATGATGTGAAGAAGACACTCTACATGGATAAAAGACAGTTATCCACCGATGAATATTTAGATTTTCATTACATCATGGATGTTGAGCACATTTCTGCAAGAAGAAATGAATCATATACAAAGGGTGAATTTGTAACAGATGGCAACACATTTTATAATTATTTGGATACGCTGTTTGCAACGGATCAGCACCCCTATTCATCCAAGGCAGGTGAAAGAGAAAATATCTTATATGACCAAGAAGCATTTATTGCACCAAGTCCCGGTGAAGTTCGCAAGGGATTCAAAGCAGGTCTTCCTGTGGGTTACTTGCAGTATGGTCCGTTTAAGAAGACTAATTTTACCGCTTTAACAGATGATTACCTTTCCACCGTTGATATCCGATCAGCAGTTTTTTTAGCTGCAGAAAAAGCAGTAAAGAACAAGGGCATTCCTGCGGGAACTCTATCTATTCCAGCAGATCAAGTGTCTATCACTGGCTATGTGATGCTAGACACACCCACAATTTTAATGACACGAACCATTGCAAATATTCCTTCAATCATGACGCGTATTCAGATTGCGGATTATCAAAGTCTGAACAGAAGGTCAAATTTAGAAGATATTAAACCGATGAATGTGACAGAATCCACTTCGGATAATCACACAATCACAATTCCAAAAGAGCTAGTATCACAAGCAACAGACCAGTGGTGGACAACATGGGTTGAAAACAATATGCGTCGATTTATTGCCCCTATTCACGGATTTTCCTTAGCATCTCCTCTTTTATCAATTATGTTAGATTCCTTTGTTCCCAATCGCAGCGATTTCCCGGCAGCCCTGCAAACCGAAGTTTGGAAATTTATTCAACGAAACATGAATTTATGGCTTCAAGCAAATTCACTTTCAAGAGAGCGCATCATGAAGACGCTAGCAGAAGGGCCGCCGGGTGAAACAATGCCTTCAATGATTGAAGATCCTGCAACATTGAATGACACTGTTAGAAAAGATACGGTGCTGAGCGGTCTTTTCAAAAACATTGCAGAAAGAGAAACAACACTAGCTAAGAATACACAAGTTATTATGAATGACTTAGAAAAATCGTATGGCTGGGATGCTTTCATTCAATATGCTAATATTGTAACAATCCTTGAAGGAAGAGAAGCCGCTTTTGATCCCAAGTTTCAAAAAGATAAACTGCTAGAAATCATTCGTGCAGAGCAGAATCGGAATCAAATTGAGGCGATCCGCATTGAAGCCTTCATGTCAAAACCAGAAATCAATTCATGCCCCCACACAAAATATTTAACAGCAGTCAAGAAAACCAAGAGCCGTGATCAAGTCAGATATATTGAGCTTTTTCAACAATTCTTAAATAAGTTTCAAGGAGAGAAGAAAGGAAATTGGATTATCTGCAAGGAATGCAAGAAAGAGTGTGTGTGTGTGCATGAAGTAATGACACTTAATGAGGCCCTTCACCCCGGCCGTTCCTTGAGTCTCCACAAGAAACTCATCATTGAATTTGGCGGACCAGTCTTTGAAGGAAATTATACCTGCAGGAATTGCGGAGAGCCAATTCAATCCATTGAATATGATAACAGTTTGGAATATGATGATGATGGCCGGCCTTTATCTGGTAGAGCAGTTATTAATGACGCCGATTTAACAAAAGAAGTTGACTTAACAGAAATAATCTCAAAGAAGGAACAAACATTTGACAGAGAAGAAGATCAAAAGATTTTTAAAATTGCTAAAATAATTGCGGAAAGAGCGGGTGCTCTTCTTACGGATGAAATCTATGCAAGAATTGTAAATAGATCCCAGCAATACCTGCAAAAAGTTGTAATTTCAAAAGAACAATTTATGGCACTCCAACAAAGCCGTGGCACTAAAAAGCTAAAAGAAACATGGGAAGAATTATCAAGAAACCAGCAGGTCGGTATTGTGACAGGCCTCATCATGTTTGAACTTCAAACAGCAAAACCGGCCATTCAAGTCAAATATCCTTTTATGCAATGCCGATTTTCCCTGCAAGGATTCCCGACAGAAGGATTAAATCCCGAAGTGGCCGGCACAGGTCTCTTGGATTACATCTCATGCGCGGTGGCTTACATTTACAGAAAGGAGGATCCTTGGTTCTCAACATCATGGGCTCTAATCCCTTTTGAACAAATGGACAAACGTATCAAGAATGTGAAAGATATTGTTACACTCGTAACAAAGAATCTGCTGGAAAGAGTCCCACTTCCTATTGCAGCGGAGCTGAACCAAATAATTAAGGAAAGAAGAGAAAGTTTAAGGCTAGAAAGCACAAGAGAAAATCCCAGCAAAAACGATAAGTTGCCGGTTGGTTTCACACCGGAACCCATGATAACATTTCCACCCACAGTGCAAAATGTTCCAACGAAAGGTGATTCTTATGCCAAAGTATCAGCAATGAATGTGTCTACACTAGATGCACCGAAGAGATCATTGGATTATAGATTACGAGTAATTTATGGTCAGCTCAAAGGAGAATCTTACAAGAAAGCGGAAAAAGACGGTATTTTCTTTTCCACAAGTGAACGGAGTGAAAGCTATGCATCACCAGTTCTTCTCAAAGATATTAGCAAAGGATATCTTCAATCACTTGGAACCACCGAGGGTCTAGAAAATGAAGCGCGCGATATTTGCTATTCACTCCGCAATATAGATATCCGAGTTCCAACAAATACTCCCTGTGGCACGCATATTTGGACACCTTGGGCTCCAAGAGCCATTCCCAACATTCGCGTAGAGCTGCCCAAAAATATTCTTTACAAATTATTCTTGCGAAATTGTTATGATGGACCTGCACTAGGCGCACCCCACAAGATTGGATACGGAAATAGTTGCAAGAACTGTGGATTCCAATTTCCTTCTGAAGAGAAAGACGGTAAGGCGGCGTTGGATGCACAAAAGGTAGATTACACGGAAGAGAAGTTTGAATCCATTTTAGCCGCTAAAAGAGAAAAACAATCACTTGATCCATTTAATAAAACAGAAGATCCGGAACTTATAACAAATATTCAAACGTGGATGACTACAATGGCGGAGCCGGATCAACAGATTTGGGCACAGATTATAACGATCACAAAGGCTCTCTATGAATCAAGGCAAGGCGCGATTGAACCTGTAAGAGACGGTGCTTGGGCCAACTTTGTTACTCTTTATGACCAGAAGAAAGAGGCTTTGAGACTGAAGATTATTGGATCTGCAACCAAGCAGACAAGACAAGGAAGATCGGAGCTTGTTGCAAATACATTTTTACTATCGCTTGAGGTTCTAGCACAGCTTCCTTTTTCAAATGGTATTGATAATATAATGAATTCAATTGTTACGCCCTTAATCCAAAGATCTAAGAACTACAAGATCACAGATATAAAAGCAGACGTGCGTGACATAAAGGAAAAAAGAGGCATGAATGGATCTAAAAAAATGGATTCAGATACGCTGATGGGATCGAATGAAACAAAATGGCTAAAGATAAGTGCAGAGCATACAGAGTTACTAAATCGGATTATGGCAGAAAACTCTGAATTAATAAAAGATGTTTCGCCTCAAGAAAAGGAAGTTTCAAGAAGAACAGGTGAAGCGCTTGGCCGCTGGATGAAACAGTGGAAAGCTTTTATGTTTGAAGACATGAGCTTGGGCCTAGATGAGAAATATGGGGGCTATATTTTGAAATTCTATCTGCTAGAATTCCTCCTAAGCATATGTGATCCGAAGAGTGCCTTTTATAAATCTCTGCCAGAAACGGGACAAATCCCTGAAACCGAAACACTTATTCGCGAAACATTCGGATTCATCGCACTCAATGTAGAAAGAACTTCGCAGAAAACGAGAATACCAAATGAAAAGGAAATTGCTGATATTTTACTGCACAGAACGCAAATGGAAAATAATTTTGTAATTGATATTTTTGACAAGTTGGATAAAGAAGATAGAGAAATTGAAAAAATATTCAAGAAATTTGGAATGGGCAAGTGGTCTATGGGCAAGAATGTGAAAGATTACAGTCCTGAACTTTTCGAGCACGACAGAAATCAGAGAATTCAGATGGGAATGCTAGAATTACCTGCAAAGGCAGAAGGTCGGATGACGGGAGCTGATTTTGGATTTGCATCGTTTGCTCAAGAATCAAGAGCAGAAAGAGGCTATGATCATGTAGATTTAGAAGGTCGTGATTAATAAAAAGTTGCGGGCCTCAGCTCTTGCATATTTCTTATTCTAAAACAGGGATGCATGTATTATTTCTAGCATTAACAATTTATCTACTGGGTGTTACAATCGTTTTGTATTTGAGGCCCGCTTTAATGTTTCATCCTGGTGGAACATGGAAAGAGTTTTCACTAAATCAGGACCCAAATCACACATGGATGCCATTTTGGCTTTTCTCCATACTCTGGGCTTTTGTAAGCTATCTAGTTGCAGCAGCACTTCAACGACTACTGCTCAGATCAGGCGAAAAGATGGATAGTTCTGAGCAAGATCAGATGTATGGAAGAGAAGATGGAGGAGATGGAGAAATAGATATGGACGAAATTCCTGTTGTAAAGAGCAGACGATCTGTAAGACCGCAAGTTGTTGAAATGGATATTGAAGCCGAGCCTGTTTCTAAAACAATGGGATTGAACACTAACAAAAATGGATTTTATGTATTAAATACACAAAAATACAATACAAATCATGTTCCCACATATGTTTATTATGGCGACCAGCCACCTGAAGGGTTCAAGAAAGCTTAGGATCTGGAATGGAAGGAGGTGGACAGGCAGCAGCATACCAGCATAGAGATCCCATAGAATACATTCCCGCCCAGAACATATAGAATGCATGAGTGATGGATTCACTCATTTGTTCTCCAAATATTTCGGCTGGCACAAGATTACGAATTATGTTTCCTATGAAACCTACGTGCCAGGATAAACTGAAAAAAAGAACAGAAAATGTTATACCAAATCCTGCAAGACGTAAAAGGTGCTCTGTATTAAATACTTTACCACAGACGCTTGATTGTATGATTGCAAATGAAATAAAATTCATTAAAAAACTCATTAAGATGATAAAGGCTAAAAGAGCCAAGAAAGCATTCATCGAAAATATTGTATCCTCTGAAAATTTAGTAAATATGTATAAACCAAGCGGAGGAAGAACTGCATGAGTTAATCCATTCAGAATTGTGGTTAAAATAACTTTACCAGTTGCATCACTCATCTCTGAGTAATGTCTTTTTTTTATAAAAAATTGTGGCGCGGCTTTACCGGCGTATTGTTTAACAAAAACTAGGCCTACATCGTAGAGATGCCTCCTGCAAAGAAAGCAAAGGGAACATTCATAAATCCTAGCAAAGTGACAGATTTGGCCACATGGTCTGCATTTTATAAGAGCAAATATCAGAATTTACGAATTGATTATCCGTCAGGAAATCCGATTGTTCTTAATCCTGAAAATCTAGCCGAAGCAGTGAAAACAATACCATTGCCTAAAGCCTATGATTCATTTAGGGCATTAGATCTCTTTCGATCTACAGATAAAGAAAAATTTACAACCACACTTCAGCAGTATAATAAGCAAAGAGAAGATGCACAAGAAATGGAACAAACGAAGAATGAAGCTTTACAACAACTAAGTCTTGAGTTAGCTCAGGCCGTTGCCGCTTATAAACAGGGTCCTACAATGGAAGGAGCTAAACGAGTAAGTCAAATTCAAAAGAAGATGTATGTAAAAGAAAAAGAAGCTGCGCCTCTTCGTGTAGTCAAGCCCTTTGAATATCCGATTCCTCCTGCAGGAAATATTGCATCTCCTCCAGCAGTAACATATATTAAATATACTTCATTATCTGATATCAGAGAAATTGACTTTACAAAGGTTCAAGATGAGTCGGCTCAGCCGGCTACAGTAATTGAATTGGCTGAGTAATTACTGCAAAGGATATGCTTTGATCCGCTCCTCATTTTTATCACAATCCACTTTATTAACAATATATTTGAAACAAACATCATTACGATCAATATAAATGGATTTTCCCGCATTATCCAAGGAAGGATTTTTAAAGATGATCATTGGTGTAGGTTTGAGAATATACACAACAAAGAATCCCACAAAAAAACTTATCATTAATGGAAGAACTTGTATTTTATTAAAGAACTTCATTTCCCTACTAATAGCAGATAAAAGTTACGATAAGATAGGGGATGATTGATATCATGGAAATAATGGAACACCCGAAATTAGCATTTATCATAAGTTGTATGATAGGGTTTGGTCTTGCTGCAATGATGCGTCCTTTATGCAAGGGACCTGATTGTATTGTGATACGGGGCCCTGAAGTTGGACAGTTTCAAAATAGTGTTTATCAGATTGGCGATGGATGTTATGAATTCAAAATAAAGACGGAGAAATGTCCTGTAGATAGAAGTGGTCTAATTAAGACATTTTCCTTCATTGATATTGATTAAACCGAGGTCACTGAGTTAGATTAAAAACTTTGATATATTTATCCAATATAAATGTCTCAAAGCACACCCCTAGATAAGTTAGATAATCCTGGCGCTGCGAATGATGCTGGCCTCGTCAATAAGATTCTAGCAGATATGAATGGCGGATCTGCAAGTCCGAACGAGGCAATGTTTCAGCAGCAGCCTATGCGGATGGTTCTTTCCGAGCCGCCCATTAATTCTATGCAAGATAGAGTAATGGACCCTTCCCCGGCGACCGCACACATGATCGGAAATTCAAGCCCTTCAGCGCAAGACTTTTCCTCTATGATGGGTGCTTCTAGTTATGTCCAAGTTCCTCAGGCTCCGACAGCCCAGATCCAGATGCCTCTTCAGAAGAAGGGTGATATGTTTGGTAACCTCTTGGATAGACTAAAGGCGCCCCTCGTTGTTGCGGCCCTCTTTTTTCTCCTAAATCTACCTTTTTTCCACACCTCCATAATGGCCTATGCTCCCTGGGCCTTCCGCTCTGGTTCTGAACTTTCCATGGTTGGCCTTGTCATGATTTCTGTTCTTGCAGGATCACTCTTCGGTGGATATCAATTATTATCTGATATTATTGGATGATATTATAGCTTCATAGTAGGATGCGTGAATTCTTTGGATTCAAACTGAGTGAAGTAGCCATGCTTGCAATCCTTCTAATGGCCTCCATGCCTTTAATAAAGGAAACTGTAAATGGATCATTCTTACCTCTAGTCTTTGGCCTCATCACTGCTGGAACTTTGCAGGCTCTCCGAGTCTATGCTCATGTCCGTCTAACATTTGGTCTTCAAGTCTTAATTGTTCTGCTTGTAGCTCTTTTCTTTGTGCCAATGCCTTATAGAGGTAAGCGCTTATGGGAAGGATTCAAAGATAAGGACGAGGTGGAAGATACGGAATCAACACCTGAATCTGTAGATGATGAAAAGAAGGATGATGATGTGGCTGATATGAAAGATATTGTAGATGAGAAGGCAATTTCTGGATTAACTAAGGCTGTTGTGCAGCAAGTAAAAGACATGAAAAATAAGACAAAGGAGACAAAAGAAAAAAAAGAGAAGAACGGCACTGATGAATCACAGACAAAAGAGGAGTTTTCAGTGGATGATGAGAGTGGTCCGCAACCTCATGATTTGAAAGATTTAGGTGAACAGTATGCTAAGGCAAATAAGAAATATAGATTGCCTTCTGAAAAGGCGGATGGTGAGCATCACATGGATGCTGGAACAACTTTCATGAATGCGTATAAACAGCTAAAGCCTGATCAGATAAATGCCTTGACAAATGATACACAGAAGTTAATCTCAGTGCAGAAAGACTTGATGGCAAATTTAAATAACTTGAAGCCATTAATCAGCGATGGTAAAGAAATCATGAAGACATTTAAGGGATTCTTTGGATCAGAGCCGACATCAAATTAAGCACCATTAAAAATCTACAATAGTTCCTATATTTTGAATGTAAGAACTATTCCAAAGTCCAAAGTAGAGTATGCCTAGAGTAAAAGCACCGCGGTTCAAGCAACGAGGAGGTTCGCAGCCTACCTCCGGGCAACGAGGAGGTTCGCAGCCCACCTCCGGGCAACGAGGAGGTTCCATACCCGAAACAATCATTATCTCGACTCAAAGTCTTTTAATACTTCTTCTTGTTGCAGTAATTATCTGTGGAACTTTTGTTTATTTAGCAACAAGATCCGAAAAACCTCTTAACATAAAACTCGAAATGCCGCAGCAGAAGGAAAGAGAAAGAGAAGTTATACGTATGCCCCCAACAAATGATGGGCTTCCTCCTGAGCCTTCACGTGTCTGGCAAACAGGACCCGATTTTAATACTGCTGGATCTGTTTTCAATTTCCCAACACAAGGATATGCTGAGAAGTTTCAGCAGGTTGGTCTGCTAGTAGCACCTGGGGCCTCTGCCTTATCAGCCGGTAATCGCACACTTGTTCCACTTTATGGTCGCCGTGTTGCAGCGCGCCGAGATAAATGGAATTATTATTCCCGCACAGATGGCCTAAATCCCGTGCAAGTTCCCATCCGCTACAAGAATAGGGATTGTGATGATGATATTGGTTGCGATGAAGTCTATGACGGTGATGAAGTTGCGGTTCCTGCACAGGGACAAACCTTCAAAGTTCAACTCTACAAGCAGAAGAATATTGTTTATAATCCCTTCGCCTAATAGAAGAAATGGATGCAGCTACTAAACGATTGAAAGCAGACAATGCTTTTCCTTTCAATAGTCTTTCTTGCACACAGACTCCATTTCAATTTCCAAAAAATCTATCACAAGAAGATCTTCCCGAATACAAAACATCTGAGATACGTATTGTAGGCAGCTCAGCGGGACCAGGTCGTCTTCTTGATAGAGCAGCTAAAGATGGCCAAACAATTGAAGAGTCACCCCAACTATCACTCATTTTTGAAAGACAGACATTTAATGTAAGTGACACAATCCTCCATTTTCCTGGAATGCATCGAGCACCAGGTTCAGAAAAACCGCCCGCTGGTGAAATTCATATGTATTTCAGAAATAACAAACCCCATAAGCGCCTACAGGTTCCTGCAGATGATGTCTGTTTAATTATTCCTATTAAGATTGGATCAGGTAAGGGTGCCGATTATTTTGAATTCTTGAATCGCGATGCTGGCTTAAGAAGCGATTTTTTCCCTGCGATAACAACCATCTTAACAGACAAGACACCAGCTATTCTTTACAAAGGCAAAGACTTAAAGAACCGTGGTTGTGGTTTACCAAATTCGGAATCCATTTGCCTTCCTGAAGCCCACGCAATACAATATATCTTTCTGCAAGAAGCTATTAACTGTCGAATCAAAGATGCAGAGAGACTCAAGGATCCAGATGTAGCTGAACTTGAAGCACCGTCTGATCCGATTAGTATTACTGATTTACGTCGTTTCTGTGCCATATGCAAAGCAGGTCTACGGGTAGGATCTACAAAGAGCGCACCGAATGAATTGCCTGATGGTGTAAAAAGAATGGATGCTTTAAAATGCCGAGTAGTGGATACAAAGAAAGATATCAAGGGTGACAAGATTATTATAAATCCGAAAGCAAGAGATGTTTATCTTCCAAATGAATTGGGTAGCTCTAGATTAGAAGATCAAGAAGATGGAATAGGCGCGGGCGCCTCATCTGATTCGGCTTTCCAACCAGGAGATTTTGAAGACCTAATTGCTGTGCCAATAGGTGTAATTACAGCCTATTATACAACTGCTTTTCTTGTAAGGTTTATAGATGGAATCGTATGGAAAATATAAAACAAGTCTATGAATTTTAAAATTATCATAAACTAGGGATGAAGCTATTATATGTTTTGTTAGCTTTTTTTATAACTTTTTTACTAATAATTGTCTTTAATGGAAGCCCGCTTCCTTACATCATAAAAGAAACCTTTGCTACTCTAAGTTCTCAGTCAACTGTAACAGAATCGTCTGTTGCTCCCCTCTGTCCTCCCGGTTTTAGGTTTTTTACAGATAGAGACGGTAAATCAATGTGCTGCAGTGGAAAAATAGATTTTACAGAGGGCCGTTGCACACCTAAGCGTGATAAAAGTCGTCTTGCCCATATGTGCGCCCTTGGTGGTGATACGCTAGATGAGTATGGAACACCGATTCAATTCTGTGGCTCAATGATCCAATCATTACTAGCTGAATTAGCTGCAAGAGATTGCACTAATAATAAACCGTATAGAGCAACAGCGGATGGTATTAGTGGATTCTGTTGCTCGGCAGCACCTTCATCTGCTAGACCTGACCAATGTCCGAAAGATGCAAATATGTGCAATGTAATCTCGGAAGATATAAATCCCTTCACTCAGTCAGCATCTTGCTCTTTCCAAAAGATCGAACAACAGACACATTGCCCGAAAGACATGTATAAAACGAGCATGGTAAATAAAAGCAATGAAATGGATGGATTAACAGTCCCCCTTTGCATGACAACCACAATGCCGATTAGTAAAACAACACCAATGTGTATACCTTCAAATGTCTTGAATGAGCTACGAAAGCATGGAGTCTACAGAGACAAAGATTTGAGAAAATGGATAGGAGGATGTGAACTCTACAGAAAAGTTAATATTGATAAAACAGAGACAGCTGAGCGTGCTGATTTATCTGGGTTTTAGTGCAGCCAATAAAATAGAAATAAAGAGAAAAATAAAGAGAAAAAATAAAGAAAAAAAATAAAGAGAAAAAATAAAGAAAAAAAAATATAGAAAATTTCATACAGTTTTACTGCAAGAAATTTTTATTATAACAGTTCTAAAATCTATGCATTCGTCCACGGTTTAATGGATGCAGGAATCACACCCTTCTCATCAATAGACTGGCCAACCATGTAGAACTCATTCTTACCAGTGTCCTCCATCGGCGTATATTCAAATTCACGCACTTCCGCCGATGAAACAGGTCTCCGTTCGTCTACAGAATACTGTCCATCAGGCACTTCTTGCTCTGATGTCAAATTAAGATGCATCTCTTTTGCATCCACCTCTTCAACAAATTTAGTAGTTGCAACTTCTTGAGTCGGCACAGAGTAAGCTGACAAAGGTGTTGAAGATCTAGCTCCAATATTCTGGACGTGGCTATTATTGCGGAAAACAAATAGAAGAGCAAAGGATACAGCCGCTGCAATTCCAACAGTCGGTGATGAATAGGCTAGGCCAATAATTCCAAAAACAGCAATAAATTGGATAAAGAGGGAGTCGAGTAATTCAATCACAGTATTCGATAATCTTTCACTAGCTGAAACAGAAACAACAAGTAGAGCAAAAAAAACTAAAGAACCTACTTCCCACTTTTGCATCTTTCTCTACTGTAGCGCATAGTTTTTTACCGTCATTCAAAAACTTGAATACAGTAGAGCCCTATGTCTCGGATAAGAATTCCTGATATGATTAAGCAAATTCCTGCAGAAAAACTAAATGGTAAAAAAATTTTGTCGAACCGTGGATATTCAATTCCCAAAGATGGATTAACACATGGTGAAACAGCTCAACTCAAAAATGCATTAACTGTTATTCCTCAAGCAATGGCTGATTATGCGACACAAGAAAGTTTTCCAGTTTATTATGAATCGCCAAACCGATATTATATTCCACGCTGCTGGGGAATCAAAGCTTTTGGTGCACCCGACTCGGATATTCGTAGAGAAGGAGACTTACTAAACCCCAATTTAGTATTCCAGGGTTCATTAAGGCCAGAGCAACTTGAAATCACTGCAAATTTCCTAGAAAAGGGCAAGACAACAGGTGGAGGAATTATTTGTGTTCCCTGTGGTTGGGGCAAGACTTTCATGTCACTTTATATCATGGGAAAGCTGCGACGAAAGACAATAATAGTTGTGCATAAAGAATTCTTGGTGGGCCAGTGGACAAAAGAGCTTTTACGTGTTTATCCAGACATCCGAATTGGAAAGCTTCAAGGCGATAAAGAGGAGATTGGTCCCGATTTTGATATCACAATTGCAATGCTTCAAACGGTGGCCAAGCATGAATATTCTGAAGGCTATTTCAACGCTTTTGGTTTTGCAATCTTTGATGAGTGCCATCATTTGGGCGCGGCTTATTTTAGCAAAGCACTTATGAAAATTCAAACAAAGTGGATGCTAGGGCTCTCTGCCACTCCGGATAGAACAGATGGTCTTTCAAAAGTCTTTACATGGTATCTCGGAGATTTAACAACAAAGATTAAGAACAGAGAAGCTGATGCAGAAGTGGAAGTTCGAGCATATAATTATACATCAACAGATACAGAATATACTAAAACGAGTTACGATTATAAAGGAAATCCTATTAGAGCACGTCTTCTTAATACGGTTTCTGAATACGAGCCAAGAACAATTTATCTGCTAGGAGCCGTGAAGGATGCATGGAAGGAAGGAAGAAAAACGCTAATTTTAAGTGATCGCAGAGAACATTTGCTCTGCTGGGAACGGTTAATTAAGGAAGCGGGTATTGAAAGTGTTGCTTTCTATGTTGGAGGCATGAAGCAAAAAGCTCTTGAGAAGTCAGAAGATGCAGCTGTTCTTTTAGGAACGTATGCTATGGCTGCGGAGGGAATGAATATTCCTGCATTGAATACAATTGTGTTATCAACACCGAAATCAAATATTGAGCAATCTGTGGGCCGTATTCTGAGGCAGAAAAAAGATGAACGCTCTTTTGCACCAAGAGTGATTGATTGTTTAGATAAACCGCATGACATATTTATGAGTCAATGGAATAAGCGCAAAGATTACTATAAAAAGTGCGCTTATAAAATTGTGCATTGGTCTGCTCAAGGACCAATTGATTTGCATTTGGTTAAGGATGATAATCAAGAAGATCAAAATCAAGAATGTTTATTTACGGATTAACGGCGACTACGGTTACGGTTACGTCTGCGGGTCATGGGTGTAGAGCAGGTGCTACGAGCAGTAATTGAGTCAACTTGCGGGTAAGGAATTTTTTCAGGACCAAAGACGGATGTTAAACCCATCTTGAATTGAATTCCTGCAGGTGATGAATTATAGAGTGCAGGATTCACAAGTTGTGTTGTTCCTGCAATAGGCTGTGTCATAGAGGAGATATCAGAACCGACTAAGGCAGCTCCACCAGTCTGGACGGGGGGATAAAATCCGGGTAAAGGCTTGGGGCATGCTGTAGTTACTACAGCCGGCATCTTTCCTCCTAAAGACAGATCATCAAGCCCAAATGTGTAACCGGCTCCTCCCTTCTGCTGCCTCTGCTGCTGCTGCTGCTGCCTCTGCTGCTGCCTCTGCTGCTGCTGCTGATGCTGCCTCTGCTGCCGCCTCTGCTGCTGCCTCTGCTGCCTCTTCTTTATTGTCTTCTGTTTTTTAGGAACAACTTTGGCCCAAGACCCACCCCTTTGCTTACGAGTCTTTGCCATGCAACCACAGCCACCACGCTGCTTTCGTGAACGAGCGAGTGCTCCAGGTCTCATCGGAGTATTGCATGTATTTATTTTTTCAGGTCCGATATACATTCCCTTTAATAAATCACTTCCTCCAGTTATTGAAGCAAAATTAGGTCCGTATCCTGCCATCCTATTTAGTAAATAGAAAGGATTTCCCAGCTACCAGCAAATTCAGAAGCAGGTCCGATACGAACTTTGAATTGTGGATTGACTTTTGAAAGGATTCGCAATTGTTTGCTGACATCAGGATTTTGAATAATTGCCATTCCAAGATTAACTCCCTTTCCAGAAAGAAAATACTGATCGGGGAAAGCACCTTTTGTTGCGACTGCCACACCTTTCTCTTCTGCTTCTTTTGCAACCTTTTGCTCAACTTCCTTCATGATTGCCTTATCCATAGACTCCTTTACTCGCATCACATTTCCACTTCCAGCAGTAATCTTGGGATTCCCCCGAGGCATAAACCAAAGCAACCGCCGACGCCCCGCCTCATCAGGTAAAATCTCCCAGACACCAAATTGAGTAATTTCTGCTAGAGGCTGAATTTTCCGCAGATTAACAATTAGACCTCCAGCAAGATCTTCATCAACAAAGAGATCATTCTGCAAGGATTCTTGCAGTAAATTCCATCTTTCTGAAAATCTCTTCTTAAAAAACGTAGGAAATCCTTTACAGAATAAAAGATCTTCCATGATCAGTCGCTTTTCACTTCCAACCAAAGTTGCTGAATAAATAATTCCACCTGCCGAGAAGACCGCTGGATCAACCCGGAGTTGGAGCAGAAAAACTCGGGGCCCAAACTTTCCTCCAGCACTCTGTTTATCCGCTTCCGCATATAAAACACATCTCCAAGGCGGATAGACACATAAAAATCCACTTCTGCTAGAATCTCCGGGTCTCAGGGAAGCCCACGCCTTGCCTTTTGTAAGATTTTGTGCATCAGTATCTTGCAAAGGGTTAAATGTTCTCCATGTAGTATCAAATGGACCAATACTCCATGTAGCTAGAAAATCATACACTTGTTTTATGTCTACTTCTTCTGTTAGAACAGGTAGACGAAATCCAGTGCTTATAGGAATTAATCGTGTAGGGGGAAGGCTCATCTACTATATTTATGTCGATTTCTTAAAATAGTGAACTAAATCCACTGGGTTCCTGTGAATCAAAAGCAAATAGACCGTTCATTAATTCCCCTCCATTTTGGGCAAGTTCTGATGCAAATCCTTGCTGATTTACAGCACCAGGTGATGAAATAGGTGCTGCCCGTCCCGAATTAACTTCGGGAACCATGGAACCAAATTCACCAGGATACTTTTGGAAACTCGCCTCAGGATGACGGAGTTTCTCAGTAAAACCCGCCTCTTCCTGTCTATTTTGACCTCCATCAGCCGGCTCAGGTTCATCTGCCTTTTGTCTATTAACTGGTCTCTGCAAAGGCTCAGGTGCTTTGACTTCCTCTTCCGTTTGACCAGGAATATCAGGAAGGGAGTTGCCCTTCTGGTGATGTATTATAGGTGCAGGTTGCTCAAACTGCTGCGAAGGAGCAACTGGTTGTGCTTTCCGTAGATCATCTACGTAAGTTGCACCTGATAAATGTTCACGTAGCTGGTAGGGATTATTAAAACGCTGCCATAATACGATTCCTATTTGCACCAGGAAGAAGACAACTAGACTCCCAACAATCAAAAGAATGCCCGATCGTAAATCCATTTTCACTCTATTTAAGATTAACGAAACCTAATATAAGAAAACGCAATGGCTGAGGTGCAGTTGACAATTCTTGCAGAACTACAACTTGGAACAAATCCCACACCAGCGCAGCTAATGCGCACAGCTCTTTCCCTTGTGAAAGAAATGGCAGTCTTCAATGGTCTTTCAGTTGAACAGAAAGAAGCCGTTGCTGTGCATGTTTTAGAAAAGTCCATCCAGAAGACACTCATTCCTGACTCAGAGAAGAGCCTTCTTATTCAACTATGTAAGACAGTAATTCCGGAAACTTTAAAGATTGCTCTTGAAATCTCAAATGGTGATTTTTCCTTAAAACATATACCGACTACCAAAGCGGGTTGCTGGACAATGTGCTCAAAAGGTGTCGCTATCCTAAAGAGTGATCCACACCTTCTTGCAATTGCTCAGAAGAAGCTGGCCCCTGTTGTTGCCACAGTAGAGGCCGTTGAAGTTAAAGTTGAAACTGTATCAGAAGCTGTCAAAATTACTGATCTATCAGGATCTATCAAAGAGGTGATACTGCAAGAATTAGCTAAGACCCCCGTCACAGATGTATCAGGTATCCAGGTTAGTCAAGAAGCTGCCCCTCAGACCACTGTTCTAGAGGAAGCTGCCCCTCAGACCACTGTTCTAGAGGAAGCTGCCCCTCAGACCACTCAAGAAAAAGCGGTTACAGCACCTCTGACACCAGAGCAAGCTGCATCACCTGGTCTTTTTTTAGACTGGGCTACTTCTTCACAGAATAATCCGAGTGTCCAAACAACGTAATACTTCCCATCTCAGGATGGCTCATCCGTAAACATAATCCATCATTTTCTATGCTATAAATTGCGTCTTCGAAGCGTAATTTAACACATAGTTCAGAAAATGGCGGTGCGCCCAGTAGTTGAACACCATTTTCCTTAAGTCCATCAGCAGTAACTTCAAAACTTCTTGCATGAAATCCGTAAATGATTTCAAAATCCTGTATCCAAAACCACTTTTGTCTGCCATAAATATATTGAATAATTGTTGTAGGTTTGCCATCAAGTTGTTTGGAGAAAACAGAAGAAATACATTGCATATTTTAGTTCCTTATACTTAAATTTGAAGCTTGGTTTATATCCAGCAAAGAATCAAATGCAGTGCCAAGTTGTAGTTCTTCAATCCAAAGGTGATACTAAGCAAAGCAAAATTGCTGCGACCGATGATGAACAGGAGATTCCTGCAGGAGTTGCAAAGATTTTAAGGAAGACCAAGTTGCCGACAAAGATTGGCGCATGGGAGTTTCAAAAACTCCGACTAGAACTGTGGGGCTATAAGGATGGTCGTGCTGGAACAGAGAATAAGCATGAGTTGCCGCCTCCTGCAGATTCAATTCTTCTCTTTGGTGATGCTGTAATGGTTGCCCTTATGGAAGGCGGTGATCTTACAAATTTCACAACAGCTCAGTATACCAAGTTTTATACACAAATCTTCCAAGGATTTGAAAGCCTCGATGAAGAAGATGAAGAGGAGGAGGAAGATGAAGAGGAAGATGAAGAAGTGCTAGAAGAAGAAGAAGCAGTTGAAGAAGTTCTTCCAGAAATTGAAGAAGAAGAAGAGGAAGTCGTAGTAAAGCCGGTAACAAAGACATATGCATCTGCAAGAAATAAGAAAATTCCGAAGTGGGCAACAGCTTCGGAGCTAGAAGAGGAAGACTATTGTTAAACGTATATTAAATATATTTTATTAGGTATACTTATTTCCAAGGACATAACATCCATTAGAACGTGGTAGCAGTCCCATGCTTTTTAAAGAAGCGCGCCTCGTGAATCCGATAGATTTTCCTTTTTTGAAGTGTTTCAGTGCTTTTAAGGTGGTTGCCATGTTTTTGAAAGGCGATTTTCTTAGATGTTCTTCAGAAGACGGATAAGGAGTTTTCTTGCATTTCATTCCTTTGTTTCCTTTGTTTCCTTTGTTTCTTTTGGTTCCTTTGATTCCTTCCATTCTAGTTTATTCCCCTAAAATTTGAATCCTTCTTATTAATAGTTAAAAGTAATGAACTCCACAAGAGAAAAAACCATTCAATGGATTGCGAATGATTTGGAAGAGCATTTGGATGAGTTGCAGCGCATTAATTTGGAGAAGGGAATTTACAATGCCTCCATCCAAGAAGCAAATAAGAGAAATGTGCTGAAGAATTGGGAAAATCCTATTTTCACACATATCTACAAGGCCACTGCTAGAAGGACGATGAATAACATGAGCCCAAAGACTTATGTAAAAGGATTGCGTCTTCTTGATCGTTTGAAGGAGGGTGAATTTGAAGTGCAGCGAATTCCTTTTATGACATATGATGAATTGAATCCTGATCACTGGCTTTCCCGCATTGATGCACGCATGAAGCGTGAAACAAGACTGCTAGAGGGCAATAAGGAAATGGCAACAGATGCTTACAAGTGTTCCAACTGTTCTAAGCGCCAGTGTGTTTATTATGAACTACAGACCAGGTCAGCGGATGAACCGATGACATTGTTCGTATTGTGTGTAAATTGTGGTAAGCAATGGAGGCAAGGCTAATGTCTACGAGCTCCTCCATGTCCACCCTTAAACTGCTCCATCTGCATCTTGGCAACCGTAAAATTCCACACAGCCTTGTGCGTCAAGTGGTAAACGAGGGCAAATACAACACCATGGAAAAGCGCGACAGTCATCTTAGAACCACCCGGAGGGAGGGTTACAAGGATACCAGGTGTTAACAGAACAAATAACAACGTTGTAAAGAGGGTCATCCACCAGTTCATTTTCTATAAGGGGTATACTTTTTTTTATGGAGGATAGGCTCTTAAGGTTAATATGCAATTAAAGATAAGAGAATGACATTAATACTTTATCTTCTGAGGCATGCACAAGGAACGCATAATGTTAATTTTTATAAAGTCAAAGGTAACCACTGGAATGACCCCCTTTACATAGATGCGGAGCTAACTGCAGAGGGATTCAAACAAACGCAAAAAGTTCAGGGTGAATTTAAGGAAATTAAATTCAGTGCAATCTTTTGTTCACCTTTAAGACGCTGTCGTAATACACTTCTAGCAGTCTTACCTGAATCTGAGAGCTTTCCAGTAACTCTAGATGACCGACTGCTAGAACTTCCACTCGGTCTTAACTTATGTGATCGGAGGCTAGAACGCGAAGAAATATTGAAGACATGCCCAGAGAGCTGGATCACAAAACAAGTAGGAGAAAAGAATCCCTGCGAACCCCAAACATCAAACTATGAGCTGTCGCTTATCCAAGATTTCATCGTAGATGTTCGAAGAAAAAATATAGTAGGGAACATCCTGCTAGTGTCCCACGGAAACTGGATTGAACGCTTCTTGCATGTCTATAAATTGAAACCGCAATTCCTTGAAAACTGTCAGTATATTAAAGTAACATTGTGATGACTACAGTAGAGAATATAGAATGCCTAAAAAAGAATACAAACAAAATGAATATCTTGGAACAAAATTTAAGAGGGAGGCTAGAGAACCACTCAAGTTTGAGAATTGCATTTTGAAGCCTAAGTATTCTGCACCAACAGGAAATACAAATCATAATTTTACTGAATCACTTGTAAATCTCAATCAAATATCGGCGCTAATAGGAACAAATAGAAAATAAGAGCAAAAGTAGGGAATGTTAGAATGGTTATTAGCACTAGTTATACTATTTTTAGTAATAATTATAATCGTATTTTTCCAAAATCTTGAAACATCCTCAATTAATGAGCAAGTTAGAAAGAGCAATTCATGTGAACCAAAAAACGTAATTAAACTGAATGATTCCAAAACTGGCATACAATATAAAATTGTGATAACAGCAGATTCCTGTGAAGACGGAATGCCACATACAATCAATGAAGATACAATCATGATGCCTGAATCCTATCCGGAACATAGAGTGGCTGTTACAATTGAACATGAGAAGATACATTTATTGCAGCGTAGATATCCTATTATATGGGAATCCTGGTATGAAAAGCTTTGGCGATACACAATTTACGCGGATCCTCCTGCAGAGTTCCCCCATGATTTGATAAAGAGACGACGAATCAACCCTGATATTGAAAATAAACCCTATGCTCGATGGATAGACAAAGAAGGAACAGGTTGGTGGAGCCTGGCTGTATTTCGATCTGAATTTCCGAGTTCACTCAAAGATGCCGAGACAGTCTGGTGGAATGAAAAGACGGGTGAGCAACGCCAAACTCCACCCCCTGAATGGATTACATTTTTCGGAGGCGCATCGGGTGCACCAGCCCAAGATGAACATCCTCATGAAATGGCGGCGCAGATGATTGCGAATAGCACTGGAAATAAAAATCGTATCCTAGAATTGGTGAAGGTCTATGAATACCATTTTGTTAAAAATAGGACATCAGAATAGGTATGAATATCTGCGGCCTTGATGGAGGAATCGCTCCTGTCGCTCCAGGTCCCTTATGCTCTTGTCGAATTACAACTGTAAGCGGAGCAGGAGGTGGATTTGGATCTTTAAAACAGTATGATATTTATACCAGTCAAACTAAATCAGTAAATCATAAGAAGAAAAAATCATTGCCTCGGACTATAATGATAGTAACAATGCAATTATCTAACGAACGACAAGAATTAGTTAATACTTCTGAGTAAAAAAATTATACTAGATAAGAATGTCAAGTCCTAGGCATGACTTTTATAAGTTTGTGAATGAAACTTGGTTAGAAGAAACTAAGATACCGCAAGATGCGGCATCCACAAACATTAGCCGTCAAATTGCAGAAAAAATAGAAGAGCAGCTTATTGAAATTGTAAGGGACTCTTTAATTGAAGAACCTGATTGCAAACTTTCCAAATTTGTTAAGAGCATTTATAATACATGGGACAATCCTAAACAGACAGAATTTGTTGTCGTTGAATTAATGGGTGCCCTCAATTTACTAACAAGTGCAAATAATATTGCATTTATGATCGGTCATTTGAATAAGATTCAAGCACGATCACCTTTAACAATTAAAATAACATCAGATTCTTACAATACAAAATATATTCGCATTCAGCTGAGTGAATATGTTCCCTGCCTTCCTAACAGAAATCTATTAATCGAGAAGACACATGGTAAGGATAGAGAAGCATATCGTAAATTTCTAGAAAAACTGGGCCTCTACTTTGGATTTCAAGGATTGGAGAAATTCGTAGAGCTTGAAATGAAAGTGGCCGAGCACCTACCAACTCCGATGGAGGAAGATGATACGCCTAATCGTTACAATAAAATATCCTATGCTACTTTAAAAAAAGACTTTAGCAAAATTCCATGGGATATACTTTTCAAAGGCATGGGTGTCCCTTCTACTAAACTAGAGGCTCATGAACTTGTCGCAACAAATTTAAAATACTTGCATTTTCTGAATGGAATGTTTGATTCTATGGAGGAAATGAAATTATGGTTAATGGGATGTGCAATTATTACGATGGGTAGATTCGTATCAGGTGATGTTTACAAGCATTATTTTGATTTTTATGGAACAGTCTTGAAGGGAGTCGAGAAGCCGAGCAGTGTGGATCGTATTATGATGTCAATCGTCACAACCCACTTACCGCAGATGCTTTCCCAACCCTTCGTCGCAAAGTATGTTAGAAAGGAGATTAAAGATAAGGCAATAGAATTGATTCATATTTTGAAAAGAGCAGGTGCGAAACGAATCCGAGAAGCGAAATGGTTATCCTTAGAAACACAAGTGAAGGCCACACATAAGTTAAATAAAATGGGATTTAAGGTGGGGTTTCCCACTGTTTGGAGAGATGAAAGCAAAGGGGAAGAGATTTCGGATAAACAGATGTTGCGCAATTTATTTAAAATTAATGAAAAAGATACGGAATATGGTATTGAGGAGATTGGTATCCGAGGAGATTCTGCAAGAACTCCGTATTGGGATTCAGCTTGTTTTGAAGTGAATGCATTTTATTATCCGGACTACAATGAAATGATTATTCCTGCTGGAATCCTTCAACCGCCTTTTTATGATCCGAAGAAATCTCTTGCATGGAATTTGGGGGGAATTGGAAATGTGATTACGCACGAAATTACGCATGGCTTTGATTCAGATGGACGTAATCATGATGGAGATGGAAACTATGCTCCTTGGTGGACTGAAGAAGAGAATACAGAATATGAGAAGAAGTCTAAGCAGATTGAAGAGTTGTTTTCAGTTGAATATATGGGAGCTACAATTAATGGAAAGCTGACATTAATGGAGAATATTGCTGATTTGGGGGGAGTATCAATTTCTCTGCAGGCGCTCCGTGATGAAATGGCAGGCAAAACAAGTGTAGAAAGACAGCGAATGTTGAAAGATTTTTTTGTTTCCTATGCAGTCTCGTGGCGAAATAAAGATAGAAAGAAGAAGGCGGATCTAGCTTCTAAAACGGATAAGCATGCACCGCCGGAGCTTCGTGTAAATAAGATTTTATCGCAGTTTCCGGAATTCTATGAGACATATGGTTTAAAACCTGGTGACTCATTGTGGGTTTTACCGGAAGATCGTGTTACAATTTGGTAACATTGTTTATTGCTTTTGCTTACGAGAACTTGCTCTTTTATTTTGCTTACGCTTATATGTTTTTCTGTTTCTTGATTTACTCCGCCAAAATGGAGAAAGACCAGAACCAGTTGTATGTCCCTTCTGTTTAAAATTAAGTCTACCATTTGCACCTTTTACTGTTACAAATGCAGCTGGTGATTTTTTTCCTACTTGTCCTTTTTTATTACCTTCTTGAATAATCGGCATCTGTGGTCCACTATGACGAAGGGTGGGAGCAGCCTCGGGAGAATAATCAAAGCCTCCATCTCCACCACCTCCACCTCCACCACCTCCACCTCCACCTCCTCCACCCCAGCCAGCACTAGCTGCAGCAGCACTAGCTCCACCACCTCCTCGCCTTCTTTTATCACGTATTGGACCTTCATATTTTTCTAAATCTTCCCCTTTCCAGTTACCACCGCACAATGGTATCTCTAATTCATCTTTATGACAAGCAAAATTATAATGGTCTGCTGATTTTATTAAAAAATGTGGAAAAAGTGACTTATCATGTTGACTATTCAGTTTCCACATTCCATTTTCAATATTTAATAGTTTAATACCAAATAATTCTTTCAAATCTGTAGTTGCTAAATCAGGATGTTGATATAATGGTAGGCCTTTAAGATAATTATATTCTAGCAGTGATAAACCTGTATCCAGCTGTCCTTTACTTAATGAGCCGATGGCTTCAAAAAAGGCTATAGCAGCGTTTAATTCTACATCACCACCCCAAGTTTTAGGCTTTCTCATTTTTTGAATATATGTTACAATGTCTCCTGTTATAAAATTTTTATACTCTTCATGGTTAGCACTTATATAGCCACAAACAAAATCTCGAATATTTATATGATCAAATCTTTGTTGAATTCCAGGATATCTGCAAAATAAAATAAGATTAAAATGTCTAGCTAAAGCTGCAAATAAACAATTACCATCATTCTCTATAAGAATACCTTGCATATCATCATTATTAATTATGCCATTATCAGGGAACTCAATAGGTAAACCCCAGCATTCTTCTTTGTTTTGAAGCGCAGCAACTGCTGCTAAAGCGCCTGCATTACTCAATCCTACTCCCAAAGCTGCAGCATCATTACTACTCAATCCTGCTCCCAAAGCTCTAGCACGATTAGGCTCATTCTCAAATCCAAATTCTTTTTTTTTTTTAGGAAGAGCAGGAGACGGACGAGGAGGAGCAGGAGGAGCAGCACGTAATATTTTTTTTAGATTAGTAGTAAATTGTTCAATTTCTATTAGCGTTTTTTTTGTAGCAATTTTTATAAAACTTGCCTCTATAACATTAGGGCTTATTTGCAGAAGAGTATACAATGCCATTAATTTATCCTTGTCTACTGCTTTTAATTGTGTTTCTGCTTCCGATGTAAATTTCATTCCATCAGCTCTTAGCTTTTGCATGTCATCAAAATTTACCGCAGAACTCATTTTCTACTAGAGTAAAATAATTTATTCTACTATAGTAAAATTATTTACTATACCATCAGTTTATTGCTTTTGTATTCATCTTACGATACGCCGAAAGAAGTATTTAGACCGACGGGCATTTCAAACTGGCACTAAAAGTAAGAGAGAATGGGAAAGCATCATACTGAAGACTATAAAGTATCTGCTGTCTCTTCCATCCAGAAGCGGTTCCAATCACGCTCATCAATAGGGCGTGATATATTCGCTTGTGTTGGAATCTTGAATGCCACCTTTGAACCGTCGAGCAAGAACTCTTTTGTTATTGAATTTCCATCGCCGCTTGTTGTATTAGATATTCCACGAAGTTCTATATGTCTTCCACTGGCTCTTCCTAATTTAATCTGCCGCCCATTTACATATTTAGTAAATCGTTGAATCTTTTCTGCAAATACATATATTATATAGGTAATAAAATACCATGTAGAACAAGCAGATTCCACGTCTAAATGTAATATAATTTTTCCACTGTATTGAGTGGTATATGTTGGTGCATCAATATCTAAATCTTTGTATTGTTTGAAATAGCCAGAATTAGTATCCCACGGAACCCATGGATCCCATTTTCTAATACCATTATCATTCTCTATAACTTCATAATCAGTCATCCATGGCTGTCTACCTCCGCAAAGGCATAACATAATAAGATGAACTGGAACAAGATCTCCTCCCGTATTTCCTTCTAAGTGAAAATGAAGAGTTGAATAATCATCGCGATATTTCCAAAGTTGTTTTAAAACACTTGACAACTGAGCCTTATTTGAAGCTATGTCAAACGACGATATTCGGAAGTGATTTCGACCTTTGGGGGTTGATATACTCTTAGGAAGAGTTATATTGATAAACTTGGGCTCTTCCACTTTTCCAGATTTACAGATATGATACTTTTTATGAGAAAGAGTAGGGAGAATAGATGGATATACTATAAAGTATACATAATCTATATATCTCGTTAAACTCACTATTTTTTTCTTATATTCATCTATTGACATCCATTTGGAATCAACTTCTATATGTGTTACTGAGCTTATATTAATACATCGAGTATAATCCAGAATATTTGTCTTGACATGCGATAACTTTAAATTCATGAGATCAGAATATGTTGTTATCTCATTAACCGGGGGTAGTTTAGCAAGATATTGTTTTTTTAAATAAGAATATACTGCTTGTATCTGTTTTATAGTCATTCTCTCTATTTATATAAATAAATTATATTTCTTAATGGAAAAGGTTCAGTATGACCATGTTGGCGTATGATTCGTCTATGGTGTAAAACTGACTCCAAATCTTTTTGACCTCTGTGACGATCTTCTTCAGGATAAGGATCTTCTTAAAGACGTGCTAAATTGAAATTATGTAGTTCTCTACATTTTGATAGTGGAAACCGAAACAACTTGCTCTTGAAAGTATGATAATACGAAGATACGTTCGGTGATGAAAATAGCTTTATGCTTACTGATGTTTGAACAGAATCGTGCATACTTTGAAGATATTCCATTCTACTTAGCGCTCATCTAAAATGTCCATGGGTCTAAACAATCTGATCCATTCCAGACGCACGTTTAGCCAAATCAATCACATACGGATTCGCTATCAATGACTGCACGGATGCAGGATTAAAACGATCCGCTGACATATCAAGAACAAGAGGTGCTCTGTATTTCTGCGTGCCCGTAACTTCCGCACCCGAAGGCGGTCCATTTACGCGGTAGATCGGAGGCTGTCTTTCATTAATGTAATCAGAATCTAATTTCTTCATCTGAATATTTGTCTGATCTTCGCCCGAAAAGAGGGACAGTAAGCCATTTCCAGCAATAGGCTTGCGTCCTTGTGCCACAGTTTCCATCTGCGCATAATGGCGCATGCCATATTCAGCATCATATGTTCTAGCGCGCTTAGCCTCCGCTGACTGCGCAATACCCGTGTATTCCGATTTCGCAGAAATGGATGCCTTCTGCGTCTGGCGCACACCATCTGGAAAGTTGAGCAACGGTTTATTCGGAACTCCCTGCAAGGATACGTTCATCATCTTATCCGGCTCATCCAAAGTATTACGGCCCGTCACACGTGCAATATCTTCCGGATCATAAACAATCAACTTTGTAGGACCATCTGCCGGACCCGCAATACCTAGCCAATCATTATCCACAGTTGTTTCCTTGATTGTGGTGCGCGCAATATCATTTGGATCATATACAGTCATCGCGCCCGGCACACCTGCACCCAAAGCAGAGAAATTGCCCGCAGCGCGCGGGTTACCCAACGTCTCTTCATTACGCGTCGGCTTGGCTGAATCTTGGTATCTTACAGTGGTCTCCTTCTGATCAGGTTTCACGTTGAGTCCATGTGTTCGTTCACCCGTAAAGAAGCGCTCATTCGGACGAATATCAATACCAGACTTACCATAATCGTTCTCCTTAGAATCCGTATCCTTATTGAAATAATTGGTTGCATCAGCATTACGCCAACCGAATTCTCCGAACTGGCTTGTATTTGGTGTTCTAAATGCGGGAATATTGTATTCTTTCTTGTAATCAGCTGAACCCGCTGTTCCGATATATTCTTGAGTTGTATCAATACGAGCCTGCGCTTTCATGACCTCCATGGAGCGCATGCGTTCACGTTTATCCACACCACCACCAGCAAAATTACGTTCACCTTTCTGATTGATAAAAAACTTATCGGGTAAATACTTACGAACTTCGCCCGCTTGGCCTCTATTCTTGACCACTGATGTGGCCGGTAGTGTTACACCTGCAAATGTTGTCTTAGGATTATCCGCTGTTCTCAACTCATCTGTGGTTCTTACTCGTGCATAATCGAGGGACTCCGCCTGCTGGAAACCTCCAGACGGTATAGATGTGTATCCTTGAGCTAAACCCTTTCCTACACGTATCTGCTCGAATGGTTTTTCATTGGCTCTGTTTTGCGGACCCACCATGCGATCCTGCATAAAATCAGAATGAGACTCAATACCATACGGGTTACCTGTCGGCTCTCTTTGCAGATCAAACATAGGACCTTGCTCAATCTTATTATACTGTTGGGATGCAGAGCCAGTGTAAGAATCTAAAATACCTTGATTCACAATATCACTCATATTTTGTTTAATAGATCCAGCAAAAAACGGCACCATGTTATTATGCACGAATTCACTTGTCTCAAGCTCAACACCGCTTAATGGACTTACAATCTTTCGACCAGCTGAATAATTAGGTGTTACTTCAATTCCGTCATCGCGCTGTAAAACCATAGGTGAAATGCTGGAAATCGGATTCTGAGGCGCAGGAGAAGTGGAGGAGCCAAACGCTTGACCTACCCCAGAATCATATTGTGTCGCATAATTTGTAGGGAATCCTTGCACATCAGAAGGATGCGGTTCCATCGCAATAGAACCGCCCGTAGGTAATGAATACTGAATATCTAATTCACCAGAGGATGTATTCGTCGGTGCCACAGGGGCTCTTCTAACTTGATACGGCTGCGTTGAGCCTCTTAAAGATCCATTTTCAAATCCTTCTTGAACTTCTTCGTCTTTCTTGGCGTTTGGTTTAGTTTGAGCAGGTGCCATATATTGGGAAGCAGCAGCTCCGACTGCTAATAAACTTAAAAAAGCAAGAGCCTCCATTCTCTAACTGTAGACTATTAATAATTTTAAACAAATAGATTGCCTAAAATTAGTATATTCAAAAAAATTTAATTCTGCAAGATCGGCAAATCTTTATCCAACTTGCGTCTCCATGAAACTGAAGGAGGTGATACAGGTGCCGGGCACTCAATTGTTGTTTTAGGAAGAGTCCAATTTGTCTGGGTTTCACCTGTAACATCCGCCACTTTCTGTCTAGCAATCGCTGAATCTGACTTGCTGTAAAAGGGATCTGACCATGACTGTATAGGTGTAGGTAAAGAAGGAGCCGTATTTGTCGGAGTCGGGATGCAGGCACGATGAGAATCCTTAGATAGAAGCCTTCCAGGGACAAACCAATCAAAAGGCATCATAACATTTTCTTGAGGATTCTGGCAGAGCCATTCAAAACGATTCCACCCAGAGTCACGGAGGGTGCACGGTGGATCATTCAGGCGCATGAAGTTTTGCGGGAAACTAGCTTCGGGCATGGCTGTCAAAGGCATCTTGTTAAACTTGTTCTTTTCAGGATTATAAGAACCACAGACAGCCTTTGTTGTAGGACGATTAATATTAAATAGATCAGATTCAACATCTGTCTTTTGCTGGGAGACAATTTGCGATGCACCCCATGTTTGCAGACGTGTTGTGGGTTCAGGAACAAAAACTCCTTGTGTGCCATTTGCAGGATTTCCTAGTTGGTAGCGCCCTGCACCTGTTGTTATTCTGAGATCATCTTCATAATGGCAAGGATCGGATCTTAAGTGGGTCCAATTGTAATCATTTACAGAAGCCATGCTCTATTGATCGCCGACAATTCTTTTAGACAATTCTTGTATTTTCTCAATCAAGTTCGTTTGCAAACTTATAAAAATAATAGACAAGGCGATCTCGCCTTCGAAAACCCCAATCATAGAAGGAACAAAGTTAGAAGAAGATTCATTAAATTTAAAAACTGGAATTATTTTAATAAAAAGATCAATATAATAAACTAAAATAGATAGAATAACAGTTTCACCCAGGATTTCTAGCAGAATTTCCAATGTTGATCTGGACTTATCAAATTTAGGAAATATGTAATTGGTTAATGTGCCACAAAAAAACCCGATTAAACCGTAAAGAAGTGCAACTTGCGTAATTTCAAATAATTCATTTGCACGAAAACTATTCAACTGAAATAATTTTCGTAGCCTTTCTACAAATTTGCTTTGCGATGTTCTAGATAATTTTAACATCCTCTACTTCTTGGCACTTAAAACCTGTAAGAAGTTCCAGTCAATTGACTAAATCCTTTCGGATAAGGCACAGGCTGGTAACTATTCATTTGGCATGTGGGTAAGTGCGTCGGCTGTGCAGATAGAACAACTTTTTTATCCGTATCCTTTGTCCAGTAAGTGATTGAAGTGGGATTACTAGGACAGCCGGCACCTCCGAGAGCGCACTCAGGATTATACTGTCTAAAGTTGCACTTTGTGTTAGGACGCGTGATACCATATAGATCAGACTCTACATCAACCATGGGTGCATTTACTACGGATACTTCGTTACCGCCAACTAGACCGAGTGCATTGCGACAGGGCTTATTAAGGTAGAACTTATCGGGAATCATAGTATATCCTGCAAGAGCCTTGCTTTGACCTTCTGACTGGAATCCGAGCATGTTTTTGTGACCATGAACTGATACGGCTGCATCACTAAAGTTTGCCGGAGCGTGTGCGTCCATTCTATTTAGCACATTCTTTTTTTATTTTATTTGGTCCAGTCGGAGGTCCAGTCGGAGGTCCAGTCGGAGTCCATAATTTAGTATCTTGCAACTCCCTTTCCTTTCGCATTTCATCCAGTTTCTTCTCTAGTTCAGAGGCACAATCAGGTTGAATTTTCTTACATCCCTCATTGGCAAAACGGTTTTTCATGCAGCAGCTAGGACCACTAGGCATTTTATAAAGGCCCTGGTTTTTTTCTAACGCTACTTCAGGTATTCACAATGAAAATAAGCATTAAAAAGCCGGGGATTCAAATTATTGTTGCATATTCTCCTAGCAAAACATATTCTCCAATTGGCAAGCCTATTACGGTCGCTGAGATTGATAAGAATACAAGTTTTACCAAACCTGTTAGAAAAACGCGGAAGGCTTCCGTAGTCCCTCTAACGTCTTCTTAACACGTCTTGTCTGCATTTTTCTGCTTGTATCGTCAAATCCACCAAGAAGCTTACCCTTCAGAAAGATTTGTGGGAATGTATTCATTCCACTAATTTTCTTGAGAGCTCTCCTTATTCCCTCAGGGTTTGAATCTGTATCGATATCCTTAACAAACGGTTTATAAGGGGCTAGCAGTTGTTTTGCTTTATGGCAGTATGGGCAATAAGATAAACCAAATATTATTAGCGAATGCATTTTAATTGTTTTACCAATATCGCTTGTGTTCTTCATTGTGTTCTTCCGCATCATGTTTCTCATTCTATTATTGATTGCCATAATTATAATAATCAGTTAAGCAAGTTGTTGAGGGTAAACCTGCAATAATAGTTGAACGTGTAGCAAGCGTGCCATTAAACTCTGTTTGACAGACTTGAGTAAAAGATGAATTGGCATCCACAACATATCCAGTCTGCGAAGGATTCAGATACCAAGCAGTTGATACACCCATGATAATTGGCTTTGAGGATGCATTGCAGCAAGTGGCCCATCCAGCATTTCTGAACATAATATCATCATAAGAAAGCGATAAAACGGGACTGCCTTGTGTCATGGGTGCCGGATGAGGAACTGCATTGCTTCCATTGCCGAAAGGGACGTAGCAAATAGTAGGGTTCGCATTAATGTTGCAGTTGAAGAACTGACTGGCTTGTAACTTGCGCTTACGAGTTGTCTCAGACGCATCTACCGTATCTGTTGTATGTATCCAGTTGTTAGCCGCTTCTCTTCTTAGCCTTGTTAATTTAGATGCGTCCATTTCCTATCTTTAATTTGGGTTTTAATTCTAATATGGAACTCGTAATTGATTATCGGGAGACAACCTTATGCGAAGCTCTTAAAGAAATTGGCGTGCAGTTCAAACAGGAAAATTTGTTACTTGGTGATATTCTCTTTAGACTCGAAGGCAAAGCAATTGCAATCCTTGAACGAAAAACATTGGCGGATTATGCTGCATCACATTTAACAAACCGATACAGAGAACAGAGGGCGCGTCTACAAACAGCTAGAAGTGAAGGAACTGCTATAGGATATCTGCTAGAAGGTGGATGGCGTTATGCTGCTTCAGAAAGAACTTGGGGCCCTCCTGCAGGTAGAAACTGCACTGAAAAAATGTTACGGCTACTAGCCTATCGTTTACAATTCAAATATAAGATTCCCGTTATTCAGACTTTGAATGTAATGGAATCTGCTAGAAATGTGGAGCAACTTTACGGAATTCTAGCAGAAGATTCCACGTATTTTAAAGAGACACCGGAGACTGATTTAACAGCAGCCAGGGCTGCAACTGCGACCACAGGGAATTTTTCTGCTCGTCGTAAAGATAATGTTCCTCCAGCAGCCTCTATGTTGATGGGTCTGCACGGAATGAGTTTAGCAAAAGCAGAAGCTATTTTATCTTCGGTTGGAACAATTGAAGCTCTTTGTGGGAAGACAAAAGAGGAGATTGCCGATGTTCTTGTTGGAGGTCGGCGGCTGGGTCCAAAACTGGGTTTAGATTTATGGACTGCTCTTCATTAGCACTTCATGATAAGACGGCCGCAATTAGGAAGTTGAATACCGGTTAGTGCAAGAATAGAATTATAATGACTTACAAGTAGAATGTTTTCATCTGCTTGATGTGTCTTCTTAATAGTATTTATGAGGACAGACATACGATTGTGAACTGAATCAGTGGATTCAGGATAGGGCCATACTTTAGGATCACTTGAATTCGTGATAATCTCATACTGCGGATATAGTTCAACGAGCTCATCCCGCGTCTTTCGCTTATTACAAATATGCTTTGCACTTTGCTTCTCTAGCAGATTATCATGAAGAGTTACTGGAATTGAGTTTCTCTTCTCTAATGGAAGAATGCACTCCATGGTCTGAATACAACGTGTAAGAGGACTGCAAAAGACAGCATCAAATGATGTCATTTCAAGATTTTTTCCTACTTCTTGTGCTTGTTGAATTCCTTTCTCTGTTATACTTGCATCTTGGTGTTTCGGATCTTGGAAGACAATATCATTGTTTAGAAGATCAAATGCGGCATTATGAGCGGCTTCTGCGTGACGGATGATGGTAATTACTGGCATTTTAAGGGTTTCTTTTTTGATGGGGTTTTCAATTTTTACGCGACTTATTTTTTCTGTTCTTATGCTTTCTCTTTCTGGTTTGCGGATTTCCGTGGTTAGACTCTAACTTGTTTATTGCTGTTTGAGAATCATTATACATAACTTTTTTGGGATATCCGGTTGGTAAAGGACGTGTCCAAACAGTTATTTCCTCTTCTCTTTCATCTGCAACCTTATCTTGTATATATGAATTTGCTATGCCATGTCCTTGTAATCCATAACTACCTTGCGATCCCCGAACAAGTCTCTTTTCATACTTAGCAGGAATAATTACCGTTTTTTTTTCTTTTTTCCATCCAGCATCATTCGGATTTTCCCTTGTTTCAGTAATATATTCAAAAAAATCAGTGTTTGGAACTTGGACTTCAACAGGTTCGCAATGGCTCCATTCACGAGCTTGAGTGCTTAGTCCATCACATGAATTTACTTCTTTTGTGGTTTCAGGAACATATATATATCCTAACTTTGTGTATCTAGAAATTAAATCTGTTTTTTCTTGTTTTTTCTTTTGTATCGTAGAAGCAGTTTCCTTGCTTTGTTTATTTTCTATTATTTGTTGTTCAAGTTGTTTTATCAACCTTTCGATTTGATCTTTGTTTATACGATTATTACTAACTATATTATTTGCTTGATTATGAATATCCTGCATTTTATATCCATATTGCCTTGAAATATCATTTATTAATGTTTGTTGAGCTTCTTGTAGTCTTCTAGCAGTATTTAATTTGTTCGCTCCAAAAAAACCTAACACTTTTTGACCTAATGCTTTCTTTTCTTTTACACTTTGTATTCTTGCATTTTTAATATTTTGTATTGCTTGTATTTCCGCAATTTTTGTTTGTTTTTCGTGGTTTAATGCAGTGAGTTGCAGATTGAATTCTTGAATCTTTTGTTCTACTTCTTGATCGAATACTTCAAGTTGCGCGCGTAATTCTACTATTCTTTTTTCAGGAGGTTGGTTCATTCTATTTAAGATTGTCTTTTTTAAGCACGATAATTGTTGACAGTAAAAATTGAACCGCATTTACCTGCAGGATAGGTCACCACGTAAAACAAAATGCCCACATTTAAGAGTGTTGAAGATCTTAGGCAATATATTCCTCCGGATAATGGCCTAGATCTAACAAAGACAAATCGTCATATTGCAATTCTTACGAAGGGAAACAAGATTCTAGCAGCAGCAATGAATCAGTTTGGTTCGCGCTCTTTTGGATCGGGTTATACGTATAATACGATCCATGCAGAGATTAATGTGATTAAGAAGTTGGGAAACAATAAGAAGTTGAAGGGGGCCACAATGTATGTCTTCCGCACGGGAAAGGGCTGCAACGAAAGTAGTGTTTGCCACTCTATGCCGTGTCCGATTTGCCAGAGAATTCTTGAGAAGTGCATTGATGAGTATGGTCTTAGGCGTGTTTTCTACTCTGTTAATCCTGATGGGTCGTGTCCTAGACCTTCCAGATTTCACTGAAAGACGAGGAACGAGTCTACAGATGAAAATGCAACCCGTTCCAGATTTCACTGATCGTATGAAAAAAGAAAATTTAGGAAAAAGGAAAAAGAAAAAAAGATTTTTTACTTTTATTCATTGATAAGATAGACTAACCAGCATCCAAGTAATCCATTACCTGTATGAAGAACTGCATGCCATCGTGTTCCAATTACTGGATCTGGATGCCAACAGAATTGCTGATAGCACTGACCATAATAATATAATATACATGCTCCACCAACAAAACATGATGCTGGAAGAGCAGAAAGATATGAACCGCGTACACATGTATGAATTGCAAGAAGAGCGGTTGAATTAGCAAAGAACATATCTGCTAGAAGGATCCAGTTGTAACGCGGTTTAGTTGAATGCCAAAGAATGGAAAAGAATGAACATAAAAGGGATATAGATGCTTGAATATAATCTGCTCTTTGAATAAACATGATGCCGGGTAAAGCCAAAAATACACTAGAAGCCACTAATGTAGGATTAGGCTCCATTTAGGTTATATAAAAATTGAAACTTTATATTCTTTTTTAAAATAAACTAAAATGGATGAATTTGATTGCATCAAGGAATGCTTGCAGGCGGTATTGGTGGAGGAGTAATTTTTGGAATACTATATTATGTTTTATTTCAGTAAGGTTAAATTTTCTTAGGCAAAAAATTGTCTTATTTTTACAAAGTAAAAATTGAAAGCGGCTGCTTAAGACAAAAGGCATAAAGAATCTTTAAAAGAAATGTCCGGCAAGGCTGTTCAGCGTGTGATGCGGAAGGATCTTCCTTCTGTGCAAAATGATGATATGAAGAGTAATGGAATCTATTATTTCCCTGATGAGGCAAGTGTAATGAAGGGTCTGGCTCTCATCATAGGCCCGGAAGGCACGCCTTATCACGGTGGCTATTGGTTCTTCTCCGTAGAGTTTGCAGAGGATCATCCTTTCTCTCCACCCAAGGTTCTGACTCTGACGCAGGATGGTAAGACACGTTTCAATCCTAATATGTATCGCGAAGGAAAGGTGTGTCTTTCATTGCTAGGAACATGGCATCAAGGTGACAAGTGGTCTTCCGTCCAAACGCTCGGCTCTGTTCTGCTCTCCATTCTCGGCATGGTTCTAACAGATCAGCCGCTGCGTAATGAACCCTGTTACTCCACATTTGTAACGCATCCGCAGTTTGAGCCTTATAATCGGATCATCTTTCAAGCATCTACAGAGACATTGATGCGTAATCTGCAGCACATGCCTCTATTCGTAAAGGAGACAGATAAGGAAGAAATCCAGCAGATCATGAAGGAGTCTTTTGCCAAGAACAAGGATAAACTTATCGAACGTTGCCTCAAACTTGGACCGGAGTTTGACGGAAAGACAGAGGAAAATTCACTTTTCAAGCTGACGACCACATATTCTTTTGGAAAGCTGGCGGAGCAGCTACTGAAGCTTTGATTCTTCAATCAAAATATGATAAGATCCTGCGTTTAAAATTTGAAACGTTTTTTAATGGTGGGAATAGTTAAGATGGAAGTTCCGCCTCAACAACCATTTATTGCATATTTAAACGAAAAACGTTCCACAGGTGAACGAAATCCTACAATGACGGGTATGGGTAATAATGCAGGCTCTTTTCTTGTTAAGCCAGCAGAATATGATACTTTTCTTGATTTGATGTATGATCACGTCTTCATTAAAAGGAAGCAAGTAAATTTAATTGAGCAACATTATGATCATGGAGGTCCAATTCTTATTGATTTAGATCTCCGTTATGAAGGTGGAAGTGATGTAATTGTAGAGCGTCGTATTACAGCAGAACAGATTTATGCATTTGTTCTTGCATATGTGAAAATTCTTTGCCGTTATTTTGAGGTTGAAAACTTTGAGAAGAAGCTACGCTTCATTGTTCAGATGAAGCGGGAACCTGAAATGGATGCAAAGAAAGATCTTCTCAAGGATGGCATCCATATCAATTGTCCCGATATCACACTAAGTCCGGAAATCCAGCATGGTCTTCGGGGTGCATTAATTCAGGAAAAAATTCTTGAAAATATCTTCGATGAATCTGGTGTGATTAATCCTGCATTAGATATCTTTGATCGTGCTCCCATTCATAAGAATGGCTGGTTCTTTCACGGTTGTTCAAAACCAAATAAGCCAACGTATAAAACTCAGATTATCTATCAACTAGAAACAACAGGGTCTGATGATATTACTCTAGTTGAAGTTCCAATCGAGAATCTTACAGATCGGGAGTATTTAGATCTTCTTTCTATTCGCAAAAATCATACAGAAGAAGATACTCTTATTGTTCGTTCTGAGATGAAAGATGAATTTGCAGCCTTGGAAAAGCAGTGGACAAAGGGTGATCCAAAGCAAGCACCTCCACCTTCGGTATCGGAGGGAGGGATAAATGGACCAAGTCCCGATGATATTTCTGCTAGTGATACAATCAGTGTTCGGTCAGCTTACACAGATGATGATGTTAAAATGGCATTTCGTCTTGCTCGGGAGTGTCTAAATCCTATTCTAAGGGCTAAATCCTATGCTAAGTGGGTAGAATTAGCACTACTTCTCAGAAACATTGGCGGCTCCACTTTTGAGAAGGAAGCAATTGAGACTTGGGTTTTCATTAGTCGCAAAGTCCTCGAATATGAGAGCGAACCTGAAGAAACTTTTGTTCAAAAGTGGATTGCTCTAAGGGCGTCACATGCAGAAGTTACAAAGCAGATCAAGATGGGAACTCTTTATCATTGGGTCAAACAGGATAATCCAAAGAGATATGAAGATATTCGGGATGAGGATATTGTTGATTATGCCTATAATCACGATGCTGGAACCCACGTTGAGATTGCTAACTTGGTCTGCAGAGAAGTTCGTCATGAATATCGGTGTGCTCCCAATCAGAAGAGCGTGGACTGGTATCATTTTGAGGGTCATTCATGGAGGCATATTAAGCAGCCCATGGAACTTCGTGCTATGATTAGCAATCGCATTCGTGATTTGTATACTAAGGCTGAACGAAAAATATGTAACATTGAACTAGATCCGAATACTTCGGAAGATATGAAGAAGAGTTTGATGGAAAAGAAGAAGCGACTGATGAAAGTGAAAATGTCTCTTGAAAATTCTGGTTTCAAGGATTCTATTATGAAGGAACTTGCAGAAAAGTTCTATGTTGAAGATTTCAAGGAAATTCTTGATACAAATGTTCATCTTGTTGGATGTGCGAATGGAGTGCTTGATCTTAACGGCGTTGATCCTATAACAAAGAAGCAATTTGTAATCTTTCGTGATGGCATTCCCGATGATAATATCAGTTTGCAAATGGGAAAACACAAGCAGTATCAAGCACTTTCCTATGTGACCTATGATCCGGAAAATCCCAATATTAAGGAAATTCTTGCATTCTTTGCCCAGCTATTTCCGAATGATATTCTCAGAAAGTATGTTCTCTGTCTGCTTGCAGCCTGTCTTTATGGGCGCAATAAGGAACAGAAGTTCTATGTCTTTACAGGCGAAGGTTCCAACGGAAAATCAGCTATTCTCCGATTTATTGAGATGGTGTTCGGTGAATATCAGACAAGCACACAAGCAACTCTAGTAACTCGTAAGCAGTCTGATTCGGGAGCGGCTGCACCCCAGATTGTTCAGATGCGGAACAAGCGCTTTGTTGGCCTGCAGGAGCCGGAAGAAGGAGAAAAGATCAACACTTCACTCATGAAGCAGCTTTCGGGTGAAGATATGATTTCTGCTCGTGCACTTTATTGTGATCCAGAAACATTTGCCATTACTGCTCGTATCTTTCTCTGTTGCAACAATCTTCCGCCGGTTTCTAGCATAGATAATGGAACTTGGCGGCGTCTGCGTGTCATTAAGTTTATTTCAGAATTCTTGGATTCTGAGAAATATAACGGCAAAGAGGGATCAGCTGAATGGCTAGCTGATGTCGAGGAGAAGAAGAAGTTGAATAAGTATCCCAAAGATGAAAGCATTGAGAAAGTGGGATTTCCTGCTTGGAGGGAAGCAATGTTATCTCTGCTCGTTTACTTGTATGAAACTGAGATTCTAACAGGTAAGTTTAAGGAGCCAGATTGTGTTATGGATGAGTCTAATATTTATAAGTCTAATAATGACAGTTTTGCGAAGTTCATGCAGGAACGTTTGATCAAGGATGTGGGTGCTCAGACAAAAGAGAAGGACATCTTGAAGGAGTATAAGACTTGGTTGTCACAGGAGCCGGATATGAAGGCATTGACACCCATTGATGTTCGTCGCAAGATGATTGAAAAGTATGGCAAGCCGATAACAGATAAGAAGGATGGTAAAGATTATTATCGTGGCGTCCGGATTGCAATTGACGGGGAAGATGTCAGTGGAAACTTTATTGATCTGCCCACTTCAACAGAAGAACCCAGTGTGGATATTATTCCTCCGGCAGATACAGTTGCTCCAGTCATAGAAACGGATGAAGCTCCAGTTGAAACGATTACTATTAAGAAGCAACCAAAGAAGAAGAAGATTTAGAGGTAAGTTTATCCAAAGTTTTGAACTATATATAGAACAACAAGTGGAATAAAAATGAAAGTTATAACTGCTAGCAATGTTCTATGTGTTTCTGTAAAATGTTCAGTTACATTCAAGGATGCAATAATAATCATTAAAGAAATCATAAATAATAAAATACCAAACCAAAAAACAGTTAAAATCTGATTATCCCGATTGCTCCAAAAAGGACTAGGCTGCGCGGTTAAAGGCTTTCCTTCAATAAAATCTCTTCTGTATAATTTATCACTATTTTTAAGATCTTTAATTTTAAGTTTACTTTTTTTAATTTCTTCTTGCAGATGCTCCTTGTATTTTGCCTGTGTTGATTCTTTTTTGTTAGTTGATGAAACAATAGAATTCAGGGTTTCTAGATTTAATGCAAGAACATCAAATGTTCCTTTTTCATCATTGAACTCATCATCTTTTTTTTCAATTTTTCGTATTTTATCCTGCAATACAGCAGCAGAATTATCTGATGCAGGAGCAGCCGCTGATTGAGTGGCAGCTTTTATATCATCTCTCCAACCCATTCCCTATCGTGGTTCTATATTTTGTAAAAACATAGAATCATTTATTGGAAAATCAGATCTATTTTACACTTAATAAAATCCATAACCTAAATCCTTCAATGCATCTTGCACCTGTGTTGGAGTAACATTTGAACCGCTTCCACTTCCACTTGCACTTGCACCGCCTCCGGGTGGTCCAGCAGCGAAGGTATTTACCATAGCCGTCTGTGAAGGAGTAGACAATTGGTAACCTGTCGCCACTCCGAGACCTGTATTTGCAGCTGCACCGACATCAGCAGCAACCTTTGTTGCAGTTTCGCACAAATTATTTGCCTTCATTGTAAGAGGACTATCGCCGAATTTACGCTTATTCCAGTATTGCACATCACGCGTGTATTTCGTATAGTTGAAACGATACATGCCCGTTATAGCAGCAGCAGCAGCGATAATAAAGATCAAGTATTTGCCAAACAAGAAAGGAACAAGATTGAGTTTACCTAACATGATGACCAGAAGGGCGCCAACCATCGCCAGGAAGGCAACCTGCAAGAAAAAAAGAGACTCCAATTTATTCTGCGCATACCATTCATTAATTAAGAACTGTCTGCGTGTATTATCCGTGTCGAAACGCATGGAAGTTGTATTTGCAGACGCCAACTGGATAATATTGTTCTGGGCATTTGCTAAATCCGCATTACGTGTGTCATAATAACGAGCATGGTGATCCATATCCATATAACGACCCATGTCATAATACGCCTTTTGAAAGTTGCCTCTTTTTACCTGAATTGTTTCATTCGTTAATTTATCCTGCCTGTCCTGCGCATATTGCTGAGCCTTACCAGGATCCCTTAGAAGTTCAGACTTGAATTCTATTTTTTCAATATCGTCTACTATTATAGCAGCATTTACAAGCATGCTCTGATAATCTGACATCTCTCTATCAAAGACGATGAATTTTCGTTGGCTTTAGACTTCTACGAAGTTAAAAATCAAAGAATTGAGATCAAAATAAAAACTTAACGCATCTGGCTATACGCTGTGTAGACAACACCAAGAGCAACAACATTCAAAACTGCAAAAACAGTGATTTGCACACGGAGGGCTCTGTTTTTCTCTTCTGTGAATTTCTGCATCTCTTTTTGACTTGTAAGGCGGAGATTGCCAGAACCCAACTGTGTTTTGAGAGCAGTTAATTTGTCCAAATTTGAGTTTACTAGTGTGTTTCCTGCAACCAAATGTGTTCTGTAACCATCAACCCGCGTGGATCTTTCATTCGAAATATAATTCATAATTTCCAGGAGACTCTGCATCTTCTTGTTCAAATCGACAACCTTGCCGTTTACACTTTGTGATAATTGAACATCAGAACCAATGTCAGACATTAATAATTTCAAATACTTTTTGAGCAGATAAGCATAACGATTTTCATAGTAGCAATATTCCTGCGCTACAGCATTATAGAACTGGCTATCCGCTTTAACTTGTTCATCCGCTAACTTCTTGTTATCAGGAATCACACCAGCTGAAATTAAACTTTGAATCTGAGAAGCCAGGATGCTTGTCGGGATTCTTTGATTTTCCAACTCAAATCCTGAAAATGCAATACCATTCGGATAAGGAATATTTGCACTTGTATCATCAATTGTAGTATCTACAGTGCAACCTGGTGTCATTGCCGAAAGCTTAGGAACATCTGTTCTAAATGAAAAATCTTGACCTCGGGACATCCTAATAGGATAAAAGATTACTTTTTCATTCTGAATCTCAATGGTGTAATAATTCTTCCTTGAATTTCCTGTCTTGAGAAGGACGGCATTGTGAATCCAAGATTAACCAAATATGTAGAACCTAGATATGCAAGAGATCCAATACCTCCGATAAGTGTAACGCAGCAGACTAGAATCATCCACTCAGGATTTGCTAAACTATGCATCATTAGAAATCCAACTGTATGATTATTTGGTTTACCTCGAGACTCAAGCGATGATATTTGGTCTTCCCTTGTTTTTTGTTTGTGATTTAGATTTCCTTCTTCTTTACGTAGCACTTCTAGCTCCTTTTCTAACTCCCGAATGGGATCGTCTACACTGCCCACTTTTTCTCTTACATCTTCCAATGTTTCTTTAATCGCAATAATCAAATTTGATAGGCGTTCCCTCATTTGCACCATTTGATTATCCCAAAAATTTAATTGGTTTGTATCATTCGGTGTTGCTGTTGCCACATTTAGATAACTTGCCTTCACACTATCAAATCCAGCAGAAATATTATCTCTTTCTTCCTTCCATTTTCTTAATTTTTCTTCTACATTCCAGGACATCTCTATTTAGACGGTACAAAGTCGCCATAAGTTATACTCTCCTGCATTTGGTGATGCTCTTATAACCTTAACAATATCACCCGGAACTAAACCTAGCCATCGTGCTTGCATATCTACATGATACTTAATCTGCGGGAGCTTTGTGAATGACACTAGATTCAAATCCTTTTTAAGCGTTTGAAATTCATCAGCAGGAACTTTCGTATGCAAGGGAACTAACATATGCTTTGTAGGGTTCATAATCAATGACTTAATATGGAAGAAACTCAACTTTACCTTTTTCTGCCATGCTTGCATTGCGATTAAATCAAAGATTTCATGATAGGGTTCACTCAGAATAAAGACATATTCTGTTGTTTCGGGGCTTTCAATATAAGACCAGCGGTTTTCACCCTCAAATGACTTCTTGTTGATTGTGGGCTTCAAGCGTTCAAAGATTAAATATACAATTTCGCAGAACTCATAGTTTGCAGAAGTTTCAGAGCGGCGCTTAACACGAATTTTTAAAGGAGCCGCCCCAGGCTGATTTAATGAAGCCATTGCTAGTTGGTAGACAGCTGAAGGTGCTTGATCTGTGTAGGGAGTTGTGTCATATCCGCGGGCCTCTAGCAGTTCCAATACTACAGGTCGGCTACGAAGAACTAAATCTTTGATTTCGGGATCCATTACCTATTCTTTAGGAATATTAGCCTTTCAACTTTATGCTTGGTTATAAAATTTATTCTTCTCTTGAATCATCATCTTTTTGAACTCGGATTGTAACAGGACCGCTACCGCCCTTTTGCTCATGTTTTATGGAAGCACCATCGGCGCTTTCATCTCCACCACCCTGTTGTTCCCTAAACATTTCATTTATTCGAACACCTTTTCTCTTAGGAATATATCCATGCACTCCTGTTGCCGGGCGGCCTCCACCTTTCATTGCAGATTGTAAATTAATTACTATATTTTGGCCTCCACCTCTTTGTGCCGGAGGGCCTCCACCACCTCCACCACCTCCACCACCTCCACCACCTCCACCACCTCCACCACCACCTCCACCACCTCCACCTCCACCCTCCGCTAGACCAGGAGGTAGTTCAATCTTAAATGTTTCAGGTTTTGGTTCAGATGCTTCTAATTCTTCCAAAGCCGCTTCTGCCTCATCAGCTCTCTTTCGTTCTGCTTCAACTAATGGATTCGGCGGCAGAGGTTCAACTTCCTCCTCTTTCTCAACACGAACTTCAATTTCTTCAATAGCAGGTCCCCCAACATCACCTTGAGATGATGATGCAAGAACTGGCGGATTAAATTCAGGTAGAGGCTTGAGTTCAATCTTACTTTCCTGCTGGGAAATGGAGCCCCAATCCCAAGTTTCATCCTTGAGTCGTGCAGCATTTCCTTGATTCACATAACGCATACCAATATTCATATAGGTTCCTAATTCCTGATTCAAGAGTTTGAAAGCATACGGCATTTTAATTTTGCTAAAGGTGGAACGACTTCTAGTAACAGGTTTGATCATTTCAATCGTCTCTTCTGTGCTTCCAACAAATCGAACAGGACCATCACAGCTCGGGCACACAAAGAGGCGCTCCTGCTCATTGAAAATAGGCATCTGTCCGCATGCATTGCATACCCAGAATTCAGATTCGTCAGAGCATTTCATCATACGTTCATCTAAGAAATCAGCAATACCGTGTCCAATCAGAACATCACGTTCCATTTCACCAATACGTAAACCACCTTCATTACCACGTCCACCCGTCGGCTGGTGCGTCCTCTGTTCTTTTCTTCCCGCACCACGAGCATTAATTTTATCTTGTGTTAAATGTCTCAAGCGCATGAAATAAAGCGGGCAAGAGAAAATTGTGCTCGTATATTGCTTTCCCGTAAAAGGTGAATACATGATTTCTTCACCATTCTTATCAAATCCCTCAGCCTCAAGAGCGGCTCCCATGATATCGTGATGCCGTTCATCATTCGTAAAACTAGTTGCATTCATCTTCGCACCGCATTGCGCCCCAACCTTACTCGTAATCATCTCCATGATTTGCGCTACAGTCATACGAGAAGGAATGCAATGGGGATTCACTACAATATCCGGAACAATGCCATTGCGGCAGCGGGGCAAATCATAGGAAGGTCGTAACATTCCAATTGTTCCCTTCTGTCCGTGACGCGAACTGAACTTGTCGCCTAATTCAGGAACACGCATTTCAAATACGCGAATATGCACGAGACGCTGTCCATTCTGCTGATGCAATATAACTACTTTTTCTACCCGCCCCTGTGTAAAAACAGTCGGTGTAATACTTGCATCCTTAATCTGGCCTGTTTCTGGAAATACAGTGTAGCGTCCAATTAATACAGTGCTTGAATCAACAAATGATCCCTCCTTGATAATTCCTTCTTCATCTAGCATGGAATAATCAACACCCGGTTTCAAAGAAGTCCAATTAGTGATTCTGTTAGGATTTCCTATTTTTGTGGAAGAACCGGATATAGGGTCTTTCTCTTCAACTCCGTCATATGTCTTGAAAGATAAATGGCGGAAGAGGCCGCGTTCAATAGAAGATGAATTGAACAAAATACCGTCATCCATATTGTATCCATCAAATGAAGCTAATGCAACAATGCAATTTACACCATACGGCATATTTCCATCCGCAATTAGATCATAATATAGAGTGCGGGCAATAGGAGCCTCTCCGTAGCACATCTGTGTTCCATAAGTGTCAAACCGATTCATGAACTGCGATGAATAAAAACCAATACCCTGCTTACTTTGACTGCAAGATAGCTGATTACGAGGTGACTGATTGTGATTGGCAAAAGGAATCATGGAACCTACAAATCCGAACATTGTGGAAGGATGAATTTCACAATGTGTATGTAAAGCTTCTAAGTCATTTGCTCCAGACCATGAAATATAGGCTTCATTCTGCTCGTAAGGATCAATATACTCTAAGGCAGATGAATAAGGTTGTAGGCGAGCCACATATCGATCCAACACCATCTCTTCGGGAAATGGATCTACAAATCCTGTATCATAGAAATCACGATCACGAGTTTCTGCTAGAATTCCTTTAAGCAACCCCTTCCATCCTAACTCATCCATTCTCTTTGCCAACGGTGACATGCGGCTTCCGTCGTTCCCTCCTTCTTTCTCCTCCACTCCTTTCAGAATCCACAGAGGACGGCAAGGACGACCTTCATCCATAAAAATCTTTACAGTTCTTGACGGACGATTAAAAGAAATAGATGTTGTTGGTCCCGTGCAGCCCGTCTGCTTGCACAGTTTGAGCACAGTCACAGCTAACTCGGGATCCTTAATAAATCCAACAGTTCCTCCATTTAACTGGACACGGCACCAATGCTCCCGTTTGAAAGCGTTGCCCTTATCAACAGCAATTACACCACATTTTTTGTATAAAAAGCTCAACATACTATCGCTAGATTCAGCCAAAGAAAAGATCGTGAAGATAGAAGCATTTTTTGTTATTCCAATGCTAAAACCGGAAGGCACTTCGGAGATGCAGAAAAAGCCGCACTGGGACGGATGAAGACGACGCGGACCCGGTGATTTTAAAGTAAAATCAAGAGAAACACGACGCACTTGTGACATAGCGTCCATATAACTGATGCGTGCAAGAGGCTGAATGACACCCTTGCGTTCATTATTCGCATCTGTCCCCCATTTTCCTCTGAATCCCCGCAAAATGGCTCCATTTAATGTTTCTCCGTTTAACATCTTAGGAAAGTTTCCTTCTGAAAAAATATTTACGAAATTCATGCCCTCATAAATGGAACGATTGTAGTTATATTCTCCGTCAATTGTTAAGGTCATTTGCTTAACCCATTGTTTCCAGCAGGAAGTAAAAAGTTCACGAACTAAGGTGCCAGCTGTTAAATATCTCTTATTGCGAATATCATCGCGGTCAGTATTGGGATCTAAATCTGCACCCACACGTAGAAGTTGGCGGGTCATTTCACCTAAGAATAATGCCTTTGCTTGAAATGTTTTGGGCACATGCGTAAATACATTGTTATACAGAATATCTAGCACAGTCTCATTCAAGAATCCCTTTGTTAGAGTCCGTAAGAATTGAATGGCCAAAAAAGAATCCGTAATGGGATAGGCATCATGGATGCAAGCTGTTAGCCAAGGTTCAAGCACTTTCATTTCATCAGAATTCATGTTAGGAATGATCATACTTACAATGTCTTTATCAGTTTGCACTCCAAGAGCCCTAAAAACAATAAATAAAGGCACTGTTCCTCTTACAAAAGGTAAGCTTACACGAATTGCTCCACTTTCTCTTTCCAAGAAAAGAGCAGTGCGTCTGATTTGTTTATTTTTAGGATTCAAAGAGGAACATGTTGCCCATGCCGCTATTTTCTGATCTGCTTGGGGTTTCTTTCCTGCATAGATACTATTAAATGCTTGATCTTCGCTTGTAATCAACACTTTCTCGGCACCGTCTACGATGAAATATCCGCCTTGGTCAAACTGGCATTCACCTAGGGTGGATAGACGAGGTCCTTCAAAAGTGTTTGTCACGCACAGGGAAGAGCGCAACATGATTGGAAGTTTGAATAGCTCAAAGGACTTTCTTTCGATGTTTAGAATTTCGGTGTGCGTATAGGTTGGCGCGACAGCACCTACACCTGTTCCTGCAAGAATAGTGGTCATGGTGATCTTGATCCGAATATCTACGAGAACAGTAGCTGAATAGGAAAGATTTCTTAGCCGAGCTTCTTGAGGAAACATGCGGCGAATTGTTTTTCCACCATCCAAAACAATAATTGGATATCCGAATTGGATTCCTAAATTAGCAGGGGTATCAGTCGATCCGCCAATGAAAATTTCTGTTTTATAAACATATTGACCATCTGCAGGAGGCCCCAGGGGTTCTTTCAAAATTGTGATCGGATTTTGATTAAAAAGTAGTTCTGGTAATTCTTTATTAACAAAGTAATTATAACTATCTAATGCATAACGTGATAGACTTGTTGTCGAATTTGTAAAATAAAGAGTGATCAAACTTGAAGCTAAATCATTAAATGAATCTTTTGTTTCTGACATAGTATCTGTTTCCTAATGGAAACCTCTATTAATTTTACACAGTCTAACTGCAAAAAATTAATATTAAAGTATTTAAAAGAATCTAGAGTTTACTATGTCGTTTTCCAAACCAAAGGAAGCGCACTAGTAATTCTTTCCGCAGAGTCATCTAAATTTCCCGCTAAAGGCGTATACATCATCTTAAAGCCAGGGACAACAGGATTACCTGTTGAGTAGATCGGATTCATTTGACCTGTCATGGTGCGAATGGATTCCTGCGGGATAACACTCATGGGCTGGGATGCGGGAATGGTGAACGCAGCACCACCGCGCTGGCGTCTGCGGCTTCTAGTGTGTCCTCCGCTAGATGAAGGCACCTCATTCGAACCCATTCCAGCAGTGGGTCCGAAGGCAGCAAATTCACCTGCGCCGCATCCACGGCTTTGTGCAGCTGAGAAATAAGAAACAGGTGATGCAGCTCCAAAAGCAGCCTCTGTTGTGATATCAGTCGGCATGCGGTTAAGAACAGGCATAGCCGGATTTCCAGGTCCTAAGGAAGCACCAACAAGAGGGGCGCCCATTAGGGCGTAACTAGAACCACCGCACTGCTTGCGTGTCTTACCCATCTTGAAATGCTTGGCTACCACTAAATGATTCATACGCTGAGCAATTTTCTTCGCTGTCTTAGCAGGTAAAACAGACTTCGTTTTGCGCAGCCACTCATCTTGAATAAAACGAACCAATTTGTCTTCAGAGGGCTTGGACCTTTTAACAAAACGCAAGACAGCAGCATCAAACTTTTCAACCTTTGCATTCACAGAGGATGATTTTAGTGATCTGCTTCTCTGTTTCTTACGTTGTGATTGTGTAGACATCTCTCTGTTATATGAAACGAAATACTTCAGATTTTAAATTGTTAAAATCATATTAAAAGATCTAACGGCGGGCAGTAGGTCCTGCACTTACAAAATTAGTGAATCCTCTTGTTGAAGATGTTACAGTTGACGTGGCACGATCGACCATACTATCCGCCGCCGCCCGAACACCAGGATCTGTCTGATAATAATAGAACCCAAGAGACAAAAAGATTACAAGCATGAGCAAGATGAGACCCGCATAGAACTGCAAGTTATTTTGCCAGGTGCTTAATCTGTATTCAGAACCGAATTGATTTGCATGTAGATAAATGCCAAGAATTAGAGAAATAGTGCAGATAACAATAATTAGATTGGCAGGCGCCTTGGGCACTAAGGGAATTAAAATAAAAACAGTTACAATTCCTGTTAATGCAACAACCCAAAGAGTAAAGTTGTTCAGGATACTTGCAAACCCAGTGGATGTTGCCTTAGCCGTTTGGATGCTCGGCGTTATAACTAAATTATCTAAAACAGATAACGGATCCATCTTATCTCTGATATATGTCGTGTTAAAATTTAGAAAGAAGATCCACCGTTGTCAAAAGCGTTTTTCTGCAGCAATACCGAACGAGCTGAAGCTCTTCATAAATCTTCTTCTCTGGCGTATCCAAACTATTCGTGCCATCAAAATACTTGGGCTTGCCAAATGCATCACCCTTCTCTTCCTTGAGTCGTTTTTGATAATAGACCCACTTATTCGCTAGTAACTTATTACAATGAAAACACCTGACAGGAATAAGCATTTACCTTTTACTTCTTTTTAATTTGTTTCAAATTTTGCCTTTCACGCAAAATTAAGACAAATTTTGCCTTTCACGCAAAATTAAGACAAATTTTGCCTTTCACGCAAAATTAAGACAAATATTGTCTTTCACGCAAAATTAAGACAAATTTTGTCTTTCACGCAAAATTAAGACAAATATTGCCTTTCACGCAGAATCATGCGGTAAATTCATCAAACATGATTGTTGGACACATGCAGAAACTATGAGCAGTATCGGAGGAAAGGGAAATCGTGTAAGTGGAGTTGCAAATGCAATCCGCACTCTTCAAACAGTAAATACCGGAACGCAAGATCAACTCAAGACATTTATTGCTGATTATGCTAACCAGCAGAGGGCTCTTCTAAGTCGCCTAGAAACGCTAGAGTCAACTAATAACTCCCTTCGCACCGATGTTCAGTCCCTCCGCACAGAACTTCAGGCGATCCGTGGCTCCGCCTCCGCCTCTGTCCCTCCATCTCTTGCAGTAGAGCCACCTTCAACTTCAACTTCAACTTCAACTTCAACTTCAACTTCAACATCAAGATAAATTATACAATAGTATACGATAGTATACGACCCGATGATGTATCTTTCCAGCCTTCTATGTTTAAAACGCCTTTGTGATGATTTGTATGACATTTTTCACAAAGCACAACCAAATTACTTTTCTGATTCATAGACACACCAGGAGCAATCTTTCCCCGATTCTTCTTTGCAACTTTTTGAGGAACTAAATGATGAACTTCTAATTCAAATGATCCTTGTGTCTTACAGATTTCACAGGCATTTCTGATAACAGATGAATTATAACGACTGATAGGAGAACCTAACGCACCTTCCGCTTTTAATCCACTAATTCTCCGTCTAAATTCCGTTGCTTTCTCGAGAAAATTAGAGGGCATACGTAGCGCTCTGCACACTTCTAATCCATACATCATAGATCCAGAACCTTCTTGCATCTGTCTGTTATAAATTAAAGACCCTGTTTCTTGATTATATTCTACATGAAGATGAAGCCATTTTAGACCACGACGTGTCTCCAACTCAGGAAAACGATGGAGTTCATGCAAGTGGGTGGCAAAAAAGAAACAGGCATCTTTTTCAATTAAACATTCAAGACCTGCCGCAACCAAAGCCGCCGCGGAGGCAGTCTCTGTTCCAGCGCATAGCTCGTCGCCTAAGACAAGGCTATGAGAATCCGCATACTGCAATATGCTCCGAAACTCAGTCATTTCAACAACAAATGAACTCATTCCCGCCCACAAATTATCATTTCCTAAAATCCGAGTAAAAATGGAAGAAAAAGGAACTATGCTGAAAGAAGTTGCAGGAACAGGACATCCTGCTTGAGCCATTAATGTTGCTAAGCCGATCGCTTTCATTAAACTACTTTTTCCGCTGCTGTTTACTCCAAAAAGCAGAACACCGTTTTCTGAAGAAGCAATCACAGATTCATCAGTTAGGCCAAGTGCAATATCATGAGGTATATAGGAAACTTCTTTTCTTATACGTTCAAGGATGCCGTGTCTCAAGCCTCTAGCAGAAAATCCTGATGTATTGCCTTCCAAATAGACTGGCAGGCAGTAACCATATTCTTCACCCTTTATTGCTAGTGTTAGATCCACATCAATGGTTGAAATAATTTCTAAGAGGATAGGAAATTGCATTTCCAAAATCTGAATTAAATGCGCAATTTCTTGATTCCACGCCTGTGTGTAGTCTAGCATCCACGATCGTTGAATGACCAGCGCTTTCTTATTAAGCTCATCGATAATAGGTCCGCGCACATAGAATGTTCCATGATTGTCTTCAACACGAAAAGTAAATGCTTTTGCAGCTTTATCACATCGTGTCTTAGTCGCAGTAAAAGAAAAAGGCGCATCGGGAAGTGCCACAATCTGCAAACCATCCGGAACAATCGTTTTAAATGAGTCTAGCAGAGAATCAGCTTCCTTCTTAACAGAATTCCATTGTTGTTCATAAGTATCTTGCTCCAACAAATAACCAAGCTTCCAAGGATGAGTTGAGCCAAAACCATTTCCTAGGCTACCGCATGCTTCAAGTCGCTCTAAAGACCACCGCGACTCAATCTCTTTGATATTTAATGCAGAATTGGCAGAATAACTGCAAGCAGCTGCTCCCTCGACAATTTCATGGATTGAAAAAATAGAACTTAGGAGTTTCCACACATCTCCCACAGAAATGGATTTTAAATTTAATTTCCGATAAAGTCTTTCAATATCATACACTTTCTTGAGTCCATGGATAACTTTTTGTTTTGCTTCAAGAGGTCCTTTCTGCCATCCTTCAATCACTTTTACGCGTTGCCTTAGAATAGCCACATCCTTGATTGGTTGAAGAAGACGAAGACGAAGAGCGCGTCGACCGCATGCAGTCTTAATTCCGTTATTGAAAAAATGAAAATAGCATTCTTGGGGCACAGATGAGATCATTCCAATTTGTTCTAGCATATGATTCCCAAGACGAACATGATTAGATGCTTGAAAGTCAGTGGGCATCTGTAGACTCATAATCAATGCAGGATTGTGTTCTTCTACAAAGGCTAGAAGATGCGCTAGAACGCTACGTAACTCCGGCTTTCTAGCAAGATCAAGTTGGTTAAACAAAAGAGCTCTTTCTTTTGCAAAAGCACGGATTAGAATATCTTCTTCTCTTTTAGCTGCGCCTTTTAAAGCAATATGTTTGCGAATATGGAGGCTGACTGCTGGACTTAGATGAAATGATTCACGAATAAATTGTTCACTTATATCGGCATCAAAACCTTGTGAATCAAACCAAATAATTACTTCCGAGGGCTCGTAGGTTGATAGGGCCAGATAAATTTCATCTGCTTGAAAATGCTCGTTTCTTGCAGAGACTGTTGTGTTTCCCAAAATAATTTGACCAGTTGAACAATTAATTGCTGCTGAATGAAATAAATAATCTGTTTCCGACACTTCGCAGAAGAATGACCAAAGCCAACGATCTTTTACATCCTCTTCTACATCAGTAAAGGTTCCAGCAGAGACAATGTTTGAGACTTCTCTTTTTGTCACTTTTGTTCCTTGCTTTTCTTGGGTAATAAAAACACCTCGAAATCCCTGTTTAATAATGATCCGCTCATATTTCTTGACTGACTGTTCGGGGAATCCTGCAAAGAGTTTGACTTTCTTATCTTGAAGCGGCGTTTCACTTACAGTAATTTCTAGCATGGATGCTGCTTCTCTTAAATTCGTTGGAGATGTATTCGTGTCTGAATCCAAAATATCATACATCTCAAAGAATTTGCCAACTTGCATCAAAACAATTATTTTTTCCCCGTAGGCTTCTTTTGCTTCTTTATAAAAATTCTGGTATAATTGGATCATTGTCCTCTTTTCATCCTTTTCTTGCATATCCCTACTATATAAAGCCATTTGGCCTTAGGTCTTTTTTTGCCAATACCAAAGATTATTAACATGATTAAAGTCCGGTAAATTTTCTCTTACAGCTCTTTCCACTCCACCATGCAAATCAGATCGTTCAGCATTTGCATTTATAAAATCATCTCCGCATAAAATCCCGCCTTTTACCATTAATGGAAGAAGTAATTTAATTGTTTCATTTACAGATTCATATTCATGAGAAGCATCAATGTGACAAAACTTTACTGGAGTTTTTAAGGTCGGCAACCATTTCAAACAATCCTCTTTTACTACCAAAAAATTATTTTGTGTTTCTTTCTGCATATTTTCTAGAAAACGCGCATAGACATCTCTTTCCTTTACAATTTTCTCAGTTATATGTTCTTGACCTGTTACTTGACTTTCAGCCACATTACCTAGCCATGTATCATTGCAAATAACTATTTCGGGATAAGCGGCCTTTGTCATAAAGATAGTTGATTTACCTTCCCAGCATCCAATTTCAATAATTCCACCAGAAAGATTGCGTGTTGCTTGCAATAAATTTACCAAATTATTTGCTTGATCGACCGGATACCAGTCTTCCGTAAACATCTGATTAATATACTCTTTATATTCTTTATATTCTTAATATAACTAAAGATCAATACGCAACTTCCTTTCCTTATAAGTCTTTTTTTTGGTTTTAGGAAATGAAATTTTAACAAGCGATTTTTCTGTTGGAAGGGCCTTGGGTGCAATCTTGTTTACGGGGACAGGTGCGATTGCAGGCACAGATTTAGTATTCTTTGCAAGAATCTTTATTTTTGTTTTGGCAGTCTTAGGCAAAATTTTCACTTTTGTTAGCTTTTCAAGTTTGGCTTCTTGAGGAGGACCTATCGGTTCAATGATCTTTGTATCTTTGATAACAACAGGCTTCTTATAAGGAATTATTTTAACAATTGTCTCTGTTGCTTTTCTAATTCCTTTGGGTTCTTCACCTGCATTTTTAGTCATAACAATTTGTTCAGTTTTAATAATCTCTTCACCTTTTATACCTGTTTTCTCAATGCTACGAGTCTGTCTCTTTCCCCTTCTTCTCTTTCGAGTGACAGAGGAAGATGAAGATGAACTGACTGAAAAAGAGACAGGTTTCGTGTCTGACAAATTTTCCATATTCCAGTAATCTATTAAATATACATATTTAAAGTTTTCGGATAAAATTGACCTAGATATTCGCCTGCAAAAAAACGTAGGATGTTCCATTCGGTATTAGATCTTTATTTTGGACAGCATGATAAAAGGCAAATCATTTATCACCAGATGAATAGTTTCAACTATTTCTTGGAATATGATCTGCCGGAAGCAATTACCCGTTGTTCGCCAATTCGGATTGTGGGATCACCCGATCTGACTCTGACGGGAACAACGAGGGCAGCAGCAGGCACAGCGGGAACGGCTATTCGTGTCACTGTTGAAGGAAATGAGGAAGCAATTGCTGCAGCGGCGGCAGCACCAACCATTGTTCCGAGAGAAGTTGAAGTTATTGTTCAATTCCAGAATGTTTCCATTCGGAAGCCAACAATCTTTGAAAATAACGGCGCAGTTACGCCGATGTATCCCAATGACGCACGTCTACGGAATTTAACCTATGCAGCACCCATTTATGTTGACTTGAATATCACGACAACACTCAAGGATAGAGTTAAGGGAATCGAGGAGACTAAGGTCAGGCTTCTTCCGAATATTCACATCGGCAAGATTCCTGTTATGGTTGGTTCGAAGTTCTGTCAGCTAACAGAAAATCCAGAGAAATCGCCTAAGGAGCAGGGTGAATGTTCTGCCGATATGGGTGGCTATTTCATTGTGCAGGGATCCGAGAAGGTGATTATCACGCAGGAGCGAATGGCAGAAAATCGTCTCTTTGTTTTCCGCAATAACAAAGTCAAGAATCGTGAAGCTGAAGTGATTGAATGCAAGAGTATCGGGCCAGATAACGAGGGTGCGCCTAAGACGATTGGTGTCAAGATTTTGCTAAATCCGAAGAATCCAACAGCACCGGAGACAATCCGTGTTACTCTTCCCCGCATTAAGGCGGAAGTGCCGCTCTTTGTGATGATGCGTGCCCTAGGCGTGGAAACGGACAGGGAAATTGTTCAAATGATCACTGGCTCAGTGGAATCCCCATATGACATGATTCTGCAAGAATGCATTGTGGATGCCGATGAGATCAGGACCAAGGATCAAGCACTTGAATGGCTAAGCCGTCATATTGGTTCAGGTTCTAGCATTCGTGAAAGTTTAGCTGCATGTTCACTAGCCTACGTGAAGCCCAATAAGGCACTGACAGTGCAAGAGATTCTAGCAGAGGAACTCTTTCCTCATATTGGTGGTATCCAAGTTCTGCGGGAAAAGTCTTTCTTCTTAGCTGCAATGACCCTCAAGGTTCTGCAAGTGTATTACGAGCAGATTGGTTCAGATGATCGTGATGGATATCCCAATAAGAAGGTTGAATCACCGGGCAATTTGCTAGGAAATCTCTTTCGCTATTACTTTGCGACACGCGCCGTCAAGGAGATGAAGTCAGCAATTACAACTGAGATCCATAATGGTGCGTGGAAGACGACGGGGCGTATTGAGGAGATTATAAATCCCAACAATGTATACAAGATCTTGAAGTCCACAACAGTAGATATTGGTCTGAAGTCATCGTTAGCGACTGGTAACTTTAACTGCGGAAAGATGGGAATCAAGACGGGTATTTCTCAGGTTCTGAACAGATTGACCTACTTGTCGGGTATTTCACATTTGCGTCGGTGCTCTACGCCGATTGAGAAGACAGGTAAGCTTATTCCTCCGCGCAAGTGCCACAATTCGCAGTGGGGATATGTTTGCCCTTCTGAGACACCGGAAGGTCATTCTGTTGGTGTAGTTAAAAACTTTGCCTCTACTGCTCAGCCTACGCTACCCATGTCTGCAGAGCCGGTTCTTCAGTATCTTTATGATATCTTGGATATGAAGCCTCTTGCAACCTGCGATTATCATGATATCTTTCGTGGTGCACGTATCTTTGTAAATGGAGCATGGACTGGAATGCTGCATGATGCTGTCTTGAAGAAGTTTATTATGCTACGCAATGCTAAGAGGTCTGGTCGTATCAATATCTTTACTAGCATTGTAATTAATAATCCTCGAGGTGGAGTAAACTTTGCTGAAGTGTGGATTAATACGGAAGGCGGTCGTTTAACTCGGCCGGTTTTCATTGCAGCTGGTTTCAAGGAGGCATTGGCTCTTTCTGAAGAAAAAATGCCTTGGCGCACATGCAAAGAGTGGAATGAATTCCTCAAGTGGCAGTCATCTACAGGAAATAACCTAATTGAATACATTGATCCTTCTGAGTCGGAGAACTTCTACATTGCCATGACGCCCGATGATTTGAAGAAGGATGAGCCCTATACGCATTGTGAAATCCATCCTTCAATTCTGTATGGCACGATGGCATCTAATATTCCATTTCCCGATCATAATCAGTCACCCAGAAATGCATATCAAGCAGCCATGGGCAAGCAGGCAATGGGTATTTATGCCCTCAATTTCCGTGATCGCATGGATACAATGGCTAATTTGCTGTGCTATCTGAATGTTCCCCTTGTTTCACCGTATATGTCACGATATTATAAGGCACAAGATATGCCTTCTGGCTACAACATTGTGGTTGCGATTGCAACCTATGGCGGATATAATCAGGAAGATTCGATCATGATCAACAAGGCGGCGCTAGATCGTGGTCTATTTCGGTCTATCTTTTACCGCACATACAAAGATGAGGAGAAGAAGAATCAGGCTTCGGGTGAAGAGGAGCGTTTCTGCAACCCGGATCCCACACTTACAAAGCATATGAAGCTGGCGAATTACGGAAAATTGAGCGAAGATGGATTTGTTGCAGAGAATATTTATGTAAATTCAGACGACGTGTTGATTGGAAAGGTTGCACCGATTAGGCTGCGTGCTCCCGATGGCGCGGCTCTAGCAGGTGTTGGTCATGCGACTCTGCAGGCTATGTCGGGTGCAGCGGCAGCAGCGGCAGTAGAAGCAGCAGGCGGCAAACGCTACAAGGATGTTTCAAAGCTACTACGAAACAATGAGACAGGATTTGTAGATAAGATTTACAGGGGACGAAACGGTGAAGGATATTCGTTCGTGAAGATTCGTGTTCGTAGTGAACGAGTGCCAACAATTGGAGATAAGTTTAGCTCTCGTCACGGACAGAAGGGAACGGTGGGTCTCATCTTGAATCCATGGGATATGCCCCGCACCAAGGATGGTCTTGTTCCAGATATTATCATTAATCCGCATTGCATTCCTTCACGCATGACAATTGCTCAGCTCATGGAGATGTTGCTAGGAAAGGTATGTTCAAAGAATGGTATCTTGGGTGATGGAACACCATTTAATCAGTTGTCACCGGAAATGATTGCAGAGAAGCTGCTGGATTCTGGCATGGAACCGTATGGAAATGAATTGTTGTATTCAGGCTATACAGGTAAACAAATGTCATGCAACATCTTTATGGCGCCTTGTTTCTATCAGCGTCTCAAGCACATGGTTGATGATAAGATCCACAGTCGTGCTTCTGGTCCTCTTGTTATGCTTACAAGACAGCCGGCAGAAGGACGTGCTCGTGATGGAGGATTGCGTTTTGGCGAAATGGAACGTGATTGCATGATTGCTCATGGTGCTTCTGAGTTCTTGAAAGAGCGTATGCTAGAAGTGTCTGATAACTTCGAAGCCCATCTGTGCCGCAAGTGTGGTCTGCTAGGAACTGTAAATGAAGAGCAAAATATTTATATCTGCCATGCATGCCAAGAGCCAACTGGATTTGCTAAGCTCCGTATTCCGTATGCATATAAGCTATTCTTGCAGGAATTGGAGTCAATGAATATTAGTTCTCGTCTAATCCCGGATCGTCTTCTCAATTCATTTACGGAGACGGAGGAAGAACTATTGAAGAATAATTTCCAGATGAAAGTGTAGGGATGGCAACTAGGAAAGTTCGAGTAAGAAAAGGGCCGCAAGAATCTGCAACAACGCAGAAAGAAGGAGTTATTGCATGGGGTAACAGTGATCAAAAATGGGTTATTAATAAGACATCAAAAGGAATCAAACGATGGGTTCCATATCATTCAACAAAACTGTTTGGTTATGCACCGTTAACTGCCAAGATTCTAGCAGAAAATATTGGAAAAAAAGTCAAGGTAGTTGAAAGAGAAGTTAGAGATTTTTGGCCTACAAGTTCTCGTGATTTTGATGTAAAGTATACATTTACTCCGAATGGTGATGGAGAGCTTGTTAAGAAGGGAAAGAAAAAGTTATTTACAGGATGGCTCCGCAAGCATAATTATACAGTAAAGAAGAATGATCTTTTTTTAATCAAAGGTGACATAAAATCAAAAGATTTTGATGGAGAAATTCAAGTTGCGCCTAAACCTGGTGAGCTCGTTTCCAGCAATTTAATGAATACTGAGGCTTTTGTAAAAATTTAAAAATATGAAATATTAGACCAACGAACATTTCAAAGCGGCACTAAACTTAAAGATTTGACACAAAATAAAAATAGATAAGTAGAAAGTATGGATTCAAAAGACACTTCGGTTGAAAAAAATGGCTGTATTTATCTAGTTACCTGTCTTGAGAATGGAAAGACTTATATAGGTCAATATGCATATGAGAATCCTACTGGTAGATACACACGGCACTGGGCTCCTAATCAAAAAGACACCTGTATTTTTCATCGCGCCCTATGGAAATATGGTAAAGATGCATTCAAACTTGAAACACTTGGGATTTTTCCTAGATCCTCTCTGAATAATATGGAAGCATATTATGCGGAGCAGTTCCAATCCTATATGTGGGATACAAATGAAGAAGCCAGTATTCCTGGTGGATATAATATGATGCTGTGTGGTCAGATGAATAGACAAGGAATGAAACATACACCTGAAGCACTTGCTAAAATGTCTGCTTGTGTAAAGGGAAGGAAACATTCTGAAGAAACAAAACGAAAGATTTCTGAAGGCAATAAAGGAAAGAAAATGTCTCCAGAGGCAATAGATAAGCACAGACTAGCAATTATTGGAAAGAAAGCATCAGAAGAAACAAGGGCAAAACAATCAGCGGCAAGAAAAGGGCGAAAGTGGAGTGATGAATCACGAGCAAAATTGTCTGCTGCAAAAAAGGGTGTATCATTTTCAGATGAAGCTAGGGCAAATATGTCAAAAGCCAAAACAGGAACAAAACTATCAGCAGAAGCCCTTGCTGCTCGTAAAGCAAGACCACCTACAGAAAAGCAAATTGCTCAAAGAAAAAAAGCAGCAGAAGCAATGCAGAAAAGGCTAGTTGAGATGAAAGAAAATGGTGAATCAAAAAACAAAGAGTTAAAAAGCCTCCTACTGAAAAACAAATTGCTTGGCGTTTAAAAGCAGCGGAAATTATGCGGGAAAGAAGAAAAGAAAAACTGCAAGCAGAAAAAGAACTATGCGGCGAGTAACCACTCAATAAATTTCTCTCTTTCTGTAACATTATTCTTTTTTATTTCATTTGTCATTATATCATATGCCTTTTGATATGCTTCCTTCTTTTTATTATTATATAAACGAAGCAAAAATAGTTTTTCATATTCGCTATGATTTTTACATTCAAGAATAAATGTCTGATAATAACTTTCAAATAAGGCATTATTATCAGACTTTACAAGAAGAACTTCAGATATCATAATAAAGAAGTTATATTTTATTTCTTTAAACACTAAGTGCCGCTTTGAAATGTTCGTTGGTCTAAATAGATGTGTGAAAGATTAATAGAAGAAATTTCATCTAAATATGATATCTCCGATTTAGATGAAATTCAACCGCCTTCTCCAAATACATTGAATGAGTATAATATAAATTTGTATAATCGTGTTACAAAAGAAATAGCACTTGCATGTTTCATTAAAATTATCGGTGGAAAACAACATATTATGATAATAGAAACTATTAAAAGATATGCTAGCGCAGAAAAGGGGTTAGGTAAAAAAATATTGTATATACTAGCATGTAAGGCGAAAGAGCATAACATTTCTAAGATTTGGTTCATAGCTTCAGCCTTATGGAATAAAAAAAATAGTGTAACTGAACCCAATCAAACACGGTTAGAAAAGTATTATAATAATTTAGGTTTTACAAAAAAAGGAGAAAAAATGAATCCATTTGAACAAGAGTATTATACTTCTCCAGCTGATTTGATTGCAAGAATAGAATCAGTAAATGTAAAAGCAGAAGCAAGAACAAGAAAACGCAATAATAGAAATAGACAAAAGACCCGTAAAAACTAATCTGTATAAAATAGAATGGACGGTCAAATCACTCTGCCGATGAAGCTAGGCGTTGAATTTGTTGGAACAATTTTTTTCCTATCTGTGATTGTATCCACAGGTAACTGGGCTGCAATCGGTGCAGCGCTAGCCTTGTGCGCTTTTCTCGGCGGCGGCATTTCAGGCGGTCATTTCAATCCTGCAGTGACTTTTATGTTTTACATGAAGGACGCCATACCTGCAACAGATGCCGGCCTTTATGTTGTTGCTCAATTAGCGGGAGCGGCCACAGCCCTCTTCGCATATCAGAATTTGGTTGTAAAGCCCATCACAAATTCTCGTGGTCTATAAAGTCTGAAATGCAGCGATCAAAGCCATTAAGATGGCCAACGCAGCTAATTTATTATTTGTGCTAGAAACCACACTAAATCCTTCTTTCACTGAAAGAGAGGCTTTAGGAGTCCCATCAAAATTCAAGCTTTTCGGCACAGCATTGAAATCAGCTTCAGATATCCATACAGGATAGTCATCTTTATCCAATCGTTGCACCCATTTTGTCTGGCGCGGCGGCCAAACACCTGCATCCACTTTACCTTCTATCCAGGTTTTACCCGTATCTGGCCCTGTGCTTCCATTTAAGTCACCAACAGGTAAGCTTTTTAATTCACAATCGGGATATCCCGTTCCCATTGCCGCTGAGAACAAAGGAAATGGATTAAGTGCATCACGCGCATCCTCCAGAATTCCTGGTGCGACTCCTGCAGGAGCCGGTAAGCCCGCTGATTGAATTCCTCTTTTGATTTTTTCACCCAACAGATTACCTTTTGTGACAGAATCCTGATAGATTGTCATTTCTGCGCCATTCGGGCACATGATTCCTGTGCCCACGAACTGACGAAGACCGGGTTTGGCCACATCACGTGTGTTTAAAAGTGATTTTTCACCAAACGCAATAAAATCCACATAATAGTTAATTCCTTGCACGTTTGATACGAGCTGATCGATCGAATCACCATCGCGAACTCCAATTGAACCAGGATCTGGAACCGCATCAGAGAAGCTATATGATACTAAATTTGGTGGTTGAGGCTTATTGGCCATCCCTGTAATTTACTGTGGAATTAAATCAGCCAATTCTATCTAGCAATTCAAGTGCATTTAAGATTGCCTGATCCATGTTGAAATATTTATAGTTGGCTAAGCGTCCAACAAAGTAAATATCTTTTTCCTTCTCTTCTTTTTCTGCAAGAACCCGATATTGTTCATATAATGCCTGATTTTTCGGATTGACAACTGGATAATAAGGTTCACCCACATCTGACGGATATTCTTTCACAATTGTTGTTCTATTTATTGACTGATCCATACCGTAAAAATGCTTATATTCAGTAATTCTGGTAAAAGGCACATTTAATGAACAGTAATTGACTTGTGCCGCGGCCTGAAACTGATGGAGAGGCAGAGTCTCTGTTTCAAAGCGAAGCGATCTATATTCCAAAGGCGGCAACCCAGAATTCTTAAAATATGCATCAATAGGTCCTGTATAGAAAACACGCCCATAACGAGCAAAATCAGTCGTAAATTCGGTCGAAAGCCGAACTTCAATGTTGGGATGAGACAAAATTGCTTGAGCAAATGCTGTATATCCATTTTCAGGAAGAGCTTGAAATGTATCAGTAAAATATTGATCTTCGGATCCATACCGTATTGGAATGCGTGCAACAATTGCAGGATCTAAATCACAAGGATCTCGATTCCATTGTTTCATTGTGTATTCCTTGATAACAGAATTATAAATTTCAGGTCCAAAACGAGATAAAGCTAGTTCCTCTGAATTCGCAGGATTTTGACAAGGAACAATTTTATCTGCTAGAAAGTCGCGCATCTCGTCACCTGTCTTCAAGCAAGTTCCATAGATCGTATTCACCGTTTCTAAATTAATCGGAACAGGAAATGTCTTGTTTCCATCTGTGCCAACTACACGATGAGTGTAAGGAATCCATCTTGAGAATTTCTGCACATATTTCCACACTCTTTCTGATTGAGTATGAAAAATATGAGGACCATATTTTGAAACAAGTATCCCTGCCTCATTTCGAAAATCATAGCAGTTTCCAGCAATATGATCTCGTTTCTCAACGACAACAACCTTTTCATCCCAATTGGCATAATGTCGCGCAACAACACATCCTGATAATCCAGCACCCACAACAAGAACAGTCATTAGTGTTTTTAATAGCCACAAGTTTAAGTTTAAATAAGAAAATTTGAACTTAAACTCAAAGTCAAAGATTTTCAATGGAATTTGACGAATCACTTTGGTTAAGTATCAAAGACTTTACAATAACAGATATCCAAGAACCTGAAGAAAATAGGGAAGCAGTAGAAGACACAAACTGGATATGTCCTTCTTGCAAAAACGAAGGTCAGGTTGAAGAAATTAATGAGGAGATGATCTGTAGAAAATGCGGAACCGTGCTAGAAACTTTAATCCTACAGGGTCCCGAATTTCGTTGGTTTGGCAGCGAAGATCGCAATCCTGATCCTTCCCGATGCTCATGCCCAATTAATCCTCTACTTCCCGAATCAAGTTTAGGAACAACTGTGCTTGTAAAGGCAAATCATAGCCGGGAAATGCAAAAGATTAAACGCTATCATTTGTGGAATCAAACTCATCACAGAGAACGAACCCTTTGGAATATCTTTGACAGCCTTCAAATACGGGGATCCAATGCTGGAGTTACGCCAGCTGTTGTAGAAGAAGCTAAACGTCTTTATCATGAAGTGTCAAGACAAGTCGTTGTAAGAGGCACACAGAGGGAAGCGCTTCTGGCTGCTTGTTTATATGAATCATTAAAGACATGCCGTGCAAGCAGACGTCCTTGTGATATTGCAAAAATATTCAAGATTCAAACAAGCCAAATGACACAGGGAATCAAGCATTTTCAATTCTTGTTTGAGCAAGCGCAAAGAAGAGAAGGCCATTCATCCAATCATATTCGTGATCAACTTCTGAAGAGCTGCACATATAAGGATTTTATTGAACCATTCTTGCAGAATCTCCATCTAACGCGGGAGAAGCATCTAGAAACGACTGAGCTAGTTCACCTGATTTGCGCGCGTATTGAAGAGTGGGGTTTGGTTCCCGAGAACACACCTCCATCCTTAACCGCTACAGCAATTACAATGTCCTTGAAGCATTTATATGAAGTAACTAAGGAAAAAGGATATAATAAAATACCAAAGGAAATTGCCGCTGCATGCGATATTAGTGTTGTAACGATACAAAAATGTTTAAAAAGACTTCAACCCTGGCAAGAATCTATTCTTACAGGGAAACTATAACTCAATCTTACACAAAAATTACTCTACGATAAGATTAGGGATGGGTGCTTCAGTAAGTTCCTTAGGATCATCCGGTTTAACTTCTTTTTCAACTGCAGCAGCAGATCAAAAAAGAGATATGCTAAATAAGATTTTCAGAGGTCTTTACCAAAATGCCAATGAAATAGATATGGATGCTTTAACTAAACCAACTTTATGTTCCTCATATGTGTTTAGATTGCAGAGCGCAATTAAAGATGCAAGAGAAGCTGAAAAAAAAGGTGAATTAAAATTTTTAATGGTTGATGTGGGTGGTCAATTAGATCGTGTTGCATTTCATCCGACTAAAAGGAAGATGCAAACAGAAGCAGAACTTTGCAGAGAAATGGCTATTTTTTATTTGCAATTAATTTTTTGCCTTTATGTTAGTTCATTCACAAGTAATAGAGATAACAGAGATTATTTTGCTCGTCCTTATTCACGCAGCCATACAAGAAAACATAGGCAGCGGGGTGGTGCACAACCCATTGTTGGCATTGAAGCATTTGTCTCCGCAAAATATCAACATCCGAATGCTCGATCTTTAGAGGAACCTGAGAATGCACAATACTTTTATCAACTTTACCCTATAGGAATTAGTGAAGGTAATCCAGAAGTTTTATTCCAAAAACAAGTATCTGGAAATAGAAAGGTATATTTTTGGGTGCTTCTAACAAATCCTAAGAGGGCAGTTAAGTTTTCTGTCCAGTTCTCGGAAGGATCTCATGAGTCATTCGAAATGGTTATATACAGATGCCGTGTTTCAAGAGATTGTAATATTCCTGTTCTAAAAGGTATTGCATCAATCCGCGGATCTTCTTCTGATTTAAAATTCAGTTTTAATACTGGTGGCAACGTTCTAAAAGAAATTTATAGAATTACAGATTTAAATGATTCTTTATCTATGGATGATCTTGTAAAAGTTTTACGAGTTGCTGCAAAAGCAGATCCTGATCAATTAGAGGGAAATAGCCGATACATTTTGAGTATGGGACAACAGACACAACGAATCATACCTCTACGAGGCATTGAAACAATTGCCGCCGGTCTTGAAGAAACCAAAGGTGCTGGATTTGCAAAGATGGCCTCTGAATTTAAACAGTTAATGGTAAAAAATAATCCTAATTTATATCAAATTCGCAGAAATATGTTAACTGAAGCGGGAAATCATATTCAATCATGGAGTTCATCATTTTCAACGGATACGATACGCCGCGTTATACAAACATTCAGTAAAGGTTCGAGCAATTTTACACCTGGAGGTGGTGCAATACTAGAAAGATTATCTCAATCATATAGCCAATGGGATAATTTAAGAGAAGCAACAGAAAGAAGATACAAGTCTTTTGATCGTAATCGTCGCGAAGTTCTTGTTCCCAGCCGCATAGGCCAATTGAAAGTATTTCGTGATCGCCTAGACAATGTCCACAACAAGTATACGATGGATATTGCTAGAATTATTGAACGAAGCGTAATTAAAAGCGCTGGTCCTAATTTTATCATAAATCCAGATTTCTTTAATCCTGATCGTGTTCCTCTTACATCATTAAAAAAGCTAAATTTAATTATTGAAGAAACAGGAGAAGTTGTTTTGAAATATTTCATTGAACTAGAAAATATCACGCAAGAGGCATTCAATACGGTATTCAGCATGATCCGCATGTAAATATTTTATGCGTAAAATGCAAATCAAATATAAATTTATCATCAATAATGAGCTATAAGATCATTATTGCTAGATACAATGAGTCGCTTGATTGGACACGCAAGCTAATAAAAGAAAATTTAATTATTTACAACAAGGGAAGCCCTCTTGATCCAATTGAGTTTCCTCCATCTATAATGGAAACGCGACAGAATTTAGGAAGAGAATCTGAATCTTTCTTTCATTATATTATTAATCATTATGATAATTTACCTGATTATGTGATTTTCTTGCAGGGAAATCCATTTGATCATATGGATGGAATTACTCCCGAAAATTTCAAAGAAAATATTGATATTTTACTACAGTCAAAGCCGGATGATGTCATGCCATTCATGCATGGAGCAATCTATGAAGAACATTATCGTTTTCCTTCAATTAAATCGAAAGAATATGCCCAATTGTTTTTTAATGTGGATTTTCCTCAAGGAACTATTTTTTCTGCTGGATGTCAGTATTTAATTCCCAAGCAGAATATTCTTGCTAGACCTATTCAATTCTTTATGAGAATTCACGGAATGTTATTAAATCAAAAAGAATTTACAAATCATGTGGCATCTTTAGAGCCCTATGATTTTGACCTATATTCAATAAATGCATGGTGTTTAGAAAGACTCGTATTATTTATTTTTTCGAGCAAAATTCCTTTGCAAGAAAACATGAAGCAGAAAAAATATTTAGTGATTGGCGGAGCAGGATTAAATGGAAGCAATCTGGTAAATATTTTATCAAAAGATAATACAGTTATTGTCTTAGATAATTTGACTGCAGGTGACCTCAATACTATTAAGATGAATGATAATATCCATTTTATTCATGGATCTATTCTTGATAGCCAGATCTTAGATACTGTGGGTTATGTTGATGAAATATTTCATTTTGCAGGAATGAGTAAAGTTCCATCCTCTGTAGAAAATACGGATATTCATTTTTGCGCGGATAAAAATATTCTTGGAACACTTAATGTTTTGAAATTTGCATCCTCTTACAGAAAACCAATGAAAGTTGTTTATTGTGCATAGAGAAGATCATTAAAAGTGCATGTATGGAATCAGATCAAGAGAAGGTGGTTGACCCCAGCATTCAAAAATAGAATAATACGATGAAGCAGTCCATCCTTCTTCACCGTTATATGGAATTTGATTACTAGAACACCATACTTGAATATTGCTCGGTAGCACTTTCCGTAATTCATCTAACGTAACTTGACCTTTGCACCAACAGACATCCCACTGTTCTTCATTGGAAGGAAATGTTACTCTCCATGTATTATAGATAACGACACCTCCTGCAGGAAATCTAAAGTTTAGATTTTTCTTTTTCTTGGGAACAGGTGTATTCAAACCGTTTGTCCATGCATATGTGGATGTCAGCATTGGAGGAACTATTCCAGATAAGAATGATTTTGTTGAAGATTCACGAACACCAATAATAGTAAATGGTTTTTGATCCACTAACCATTCCATATTAAATGCTTGTTTGAGTAAATGCTCGATTAGAATTGACACATATCCTTTACCTCGTGCTCCACGTTTTACACAAATGCAATCAACTGATAAAATGATTTGTGGAACTTCAGATATCTTACGCAGCATAAGAGTTGCAACTAATTCATCATTTTCGGAGAACCCCCAAATTCTGCAATTAGAATCTGTGATCCAATCATGAATCTGTTGATCGGGTGGCATAAAAATCCAATCCTCTTCACAATAATGGGTGCCCCAGAAATATTTCAAGAGTGGTAAATGATTGGGCATAAATCGCCGAATTTGACTTCCTGCAGGAAGTTGTAGAGTCCGAATAATTGATTTATCAAAGATAGCATTTGGATTATTACATAGATGAATTCCCCGCGACCAAACCATTAATAAATTTGAATACTTAAGTTACAGTTGGTTAACGCAGATAAATGGACTCTACCGAAATTAAAAAGAAACCGAGATGCCCGTTTGATGGCTGCAGCCGTAAACTAACATTGGTTGACTCGACAACTCTTTGCAAATGTAATCTAGCATTTTGTCCAAAACATCGGCATTCGGAGGATCATAAATGCACCTTTGACTATCAGAAAAAGGCGCAACGTGATCTTAGTAATTCATTGGTCAAGACAATTGGACAAAAGATTGAGGTGATTTAACCTGAAGCAGGAATGCTCCAATGCTTCATAGAAGGATATTTTTCATTTAGGGATTTTATCCATGACATACATGTTTCATACGAAATCGGTTGTCCATGACCTTCAAAACCATTCTCTGTCCTCCAATACAGAATATACAGTGTTTCCAGCATTTTAATTTTAAATAATCGTAGGATGTATTTCAAATTTTTTTGGGCCTTCTACTTAACCAAGAAGATGAGATACTGATATTCATAACCAATTGTTTTCAAATCCACATAATCCCGATGCCGGAAACCTGAAGCCTCTGCATCTTTTACAATCTGTTCCATGCTTGGCATATATACATCATGGCGTTGTTTTCTTATTGTGCCATCCTTGAATTTAAATTCCTCTGTAAATGATCCAGTTTCTTTATCCAGATCAAAATCCGCCTCATATTCAAACTTCTCAAAGACGACCGATGATTTTGTAATTCTCTTCTTAGAATATCGCTGAAGAGAAAAAGCAGGAAAAGGCGACGCCGAATCCAAGATAGGATCAAACTTTTCTCTATTCACAACATGCAATGCAAGAATAGAACCAGGTTTCATCCATTGGAAACAATTACGAAACACATCCCGACGATTAGGAAAATAGTATAAACTAAAATAAAAGAAACAAACAATATTAAATTGATCGGGTGCAAAAAGATCGGTTGTAAGAGCATCACCAATCTTCCAATCTACATGTTTCAAAGAAGGAAACTTAGATTTACATTTATTAATCATGGCTTGGCTCCGATCAACACCAGTTGCAGCACCACATCCCAACTTCATGAATTCAGATATATGATCTCCTGTTCCACAACCAACATCAAGTAGATTCCATGTTTCTTTTTCTGTAATTAGTCTCTTACAATATTTATCAATAATTTCCACTTCATAAGGAATTCTTTCTTTTTGGCCTTGAACAAGTTGGTCGTAGATTCCTGCATAGAAACCATCATATAATTTATCAGTCGGGATTATGATTTCTTTTTCCGATGCATGATGCCCCGTAAATCCTTCTTCTGTTGAAGAGGTCCATTCAAATGACAGTCGCTGAATTATGTAAACAGTCAAGCAGAATAGAAAAAAGAAAAGTGGAATCGTAATATATAACATCCCTCTTTTCTTTGACGAAGAAAAGAACTAGTTCTTTTTAAACATATTAAATCCGCCATATCTGTATGGCTGAGACAATTACCGGATTTGCTTCGGCGGAAGTTGTCCGAACACTGCTAGGATGCATTATTCAAGGTGATAGAACCAGTGCCCAACGATGGACAGCCGAACTTCTCTGCTCGGAAAAAGGATATCCCAAATTACTAACAGTCTATATTTTTCTAGGATTCCGATATTTTTTATCCTCTAGCAATGCATGGGTTTTGTATACCCGGACTAAAATTCGTCTGCTAGAAGAAAGATGGCGCGCATCAGGAGCTAATTTGAGATCATTTCGTAATTCAGTTGAAGTAAGAAGTCAAGTAGCTGAATGGACAGAAATTTGGTTGCAGCAACAACAAAAAACACCAACAAAACTTCCCACTAAAAAAGAAGTCTTTATAGCAGCCGCCTCTTTAAAAATTAGTCTTAAGAAATCACCAACGCCATCCTTGCATCCCTGTGTATCTAGTGTTTGGAAACCGCATTATGATTCAGATGATCTGCGAATTCTTAGCAATGAAATGATGTGGGCTATTCAGTATAATCAAATTACGAGAGCAACAATATATTTTTCCTGGCTTTGGGAACTTGATGATGAACGAGCAAAAAACAAGGCTGTGCATCTTCTGAAAAGAGGGCCTAAACATCTTAGTGACTCTGTTAGAGAACATATTGGTTGGTTTATATTTTCACTGCTGGAATACTATGCAACTATGCTGCAACTTAAGAAAGATATGATTTTAGAAGTGCTAGAACTATGGAAAGAGTCATGGCTCATCTTGGGTAAACAGCAACGGAAACAAACAATGGGTGCAATTATTATTTGGTTAACAGAAGGTCATCTTCTTTCATCACAGCTTATTAAGATTCCCGATCAAGTTCGTATTACAATTAGTGAAACTGAACCTATTTATAGCATTATTAAGAATGAAATGGAATCACATCAAGAAAAAAAACAAGAGGCTGCAGCTGCAGCTGAGAAAAAGGCTGAATTGATTCAAGATAAATTTTCAATGACACCTGCACAAAAGGAAAAAGCAGCCATGAAAAAGATGGAAGAAGCAAATAAACATATTGCGGCGGCGCTCGGAATAGATTTTGAAGAATTTGATGACTAGATGTAGGGATGGAAGCATTAGGTGCAAATATACAAACAACATTGAGTAACAATTATTCAACTCAATACCGAGAAATAATGGATAACTTTCCTGGTTGGATTATTGCAGGAATCTTTCTGATCACAATCATTATCGTAGTTTCTGTTCACAGTTTTGATTATTACACTCCGGCAAATTTAAACACACACTCGAATGCATTTATTAAGAAGTGGGAACCTGTGTATGGAGCAGCATCAGCCAACCGTAAATCTCTAGCAGACTATCTCTATTCTTTGGAGCAAAAGAAGCAGTTAGAGCCTTCACAAAAATGTTTAGCTAATTTTTATATTATGACTGCAAATGGAGCTGGACTATTCTTACCCGGTGAAGGAGGTTCTCTTCCAATCTGTTCAAATGAAGCACTTTCCTATACATTAAGAGCAGGATGTCGTGGATTTGTCTTTGATGTGATTGAGCGTCTTCAAGATAAAGGAGTGCCTGTCATTATGACAGTAGATGCCAATCCTGATAAGAAATGGAGACAAATTAGCATGAATTATGTTCCCTTTCGTGATCCGATAAATCGTTTGAGGGCGGAAGCATTTGGCGAAGGATCAATGGGTGCACAAAAAGTTGTCCAACTTAAAAATACATCAGATCCTATTTTCATATATTTACGATTCTTAAAACTACATACACCGGGTTTCTATAATGCAGTAGCGGATGCAATTGATAATGCCTTCAAAGATTATAAATTGGATTACACATGGTCTGCTGGCCGCCGAGAAACTGATTTTTATGCAACTAATATTGAAGAATTCATGGGCAAAGTAATTATAATTAGCAATCAAATGCCTTCTGGAACCCGGTTGCAAGATATGATTAATATTGTTCCACCTTCATCAGTAAAACCTTTTTTTATCGGCAAAGATATTTCCAATATAACCACAGACCAAATGCAGCAGACACAGGCTATTATACAACAGCATGTTTGTTTAGCAATGGATCCTTCCGAAACACCTGAAGCGCAAAATAATACAATTGATTGGCAAAGGGCCCAGCAACTAGGAATACAAATGGTTGCAATGAATTTTTTCAAAACAGGAGCAAGTGATAATTACAAAAATTCATTTGGTGAATATTCTTTTGCTCTAAAACCCGCCGAGATCAGATATACAGTTAAGTTAATGCAGAAGGCGAAAAAACCGGGTCCAGAAACCGACATGAAAGGAGGAAAAATAGATAATCCTAGTTTAATTTTACGTATGTAGATTTATGTTTTATAATTATAGTTTTTACACATTTACGAGCAGGTTCTCCCATTCAATCTTGCCATTGCTCTGAAGGAACCGGAGGATGGTTGAGTTCTTCGTCTTAGCCACATTCTTTTCCTCCTTTGAATACGTGATTGTAATTGTGATATCAAGCGCCGAATCCCAATCATCCTTGTAATAGCGCTTTGTATGAATCTTAGGATCTGAGTTCTGAAACCAGTTATCATCTGCAAGACCTAGCAGAGAATCGCGATTATGAGTCGCAATCCTCTTGTTATCTGCGGAAAGCCAATCATCATTCTGCTCCTTTGTCATGAAGCGCTGACGAATCATCTGAATAAAGAGGGAGCCCTCGGGAAACTCGGGTGTGCCTACCCATTTTGCGGTGCCATTCCAAGCCTGATAGACATTCTTCTGAATCTGAGTCCACTCGAGATCAGCCCGAGAAACAAACTTATTTGCCTCAAGAGCGGTCGAGATCATTCGACTAACATCTGAAACACTTAGCATTTCTACCGGAGGAAGAGCCTCAAGACTCTTCTGCAGAGAAAGCTCTAGATTATGAATCTTCTTCTCAACTTCGGCCGTCTTCGACTTTGATACAATCTCAGCAGCAAGCTTCTGCTCTAGGGCCGAAACAGCAGCCGTAATCTTAGCAAGTTCCGTATTCACCTTTGACTCAACTAGAGTTGCATTCTTCTCTACAATCTGGCTAAGATCATTCAATCTGGTGTCATGCATATCATCGGACATCTTAACATGATCATGAATGAGTGCAGAAATTCGAGAATTTACTTCCTGAAGATCAGCTGACTGGTGCTCGAGACGCTCATGGAGGGCATCAATATCTAGCCTAAGACTAGTATGCATATTCTCCGAATTTTCCAAGACTTCATCTTCCTCAACTGACTTTTCATCTTCCTCAACTGACTTTTCATCTTCCTCAACTGACTTTTCATCATCCATGTCATGATCCGAATCATTATCAATAATCATATCATCGGGATTAGCGGGAGTAAGATCAAGATGAGCAGGAAGTTGTGCATCTACTGAAGGAGGATGATCGCAACAAGAATCGGAGACAACATCTTCAATCGAATCCATCGTAAGAGCATCCTGTGAATTCATACGATTACGACGCACAAAATCCTTAAAAGTTAGTGCCATATAATATGACAGAATACCGATACAGCCAATTACACAAGCAAAAGCTACCATTACAATTTCGTTAGAAGTAGTATTCATTTCCATTTCTTAAGACTCTAGTTCTGTGCTATGCTTTTACAAAAAATATGGGTCAAATTTTTTTACTAGTATAGAATTATCAGATAATTTGCTCTTATAGGGTAGGGATGGATAAGATATCCGATGCTGCAATAATTGTGCAAAAATATGCAGATGAAGCTGATAAATTTAGAAAATCAGTCACTTCAATGGATAAACAAGCAAGTCGAATTATTACAATTATTGAAACATTTTTGAAAGAGAAAAAAAGAATAATTTATGGAGGAGCGGCGATTAATGCTCTCCTTCCAAATTCTCTTAAATTCTATGATCCAGTCTATGATCTTCCAGATTATGATTTTTTAACACCCGATGCTCTTACAGATTGTGCTCTTCTTATGGAAAAATATAAGATAGCTGGTTACATAGATGTGGAAACAAGGCTGGGAATCCATGAAGGAACATACAAGATTTTTGTTAATTATAGAGCGGCTGCAGATATTACAGAAATTCCTAAAGACATTTACGAACGCATCCATAAAAAATCACGGAAACGAGATGGGCTTTTTTGCGCGCCGCCCGATTGGTTACGCATGGCGGCCTATCTGGAGCTAAGCCGGCCTTTAGGAGATGTTACCCAGCGTTGGAAAAAAGTATTTACCCGTCTGCAAATATTGAATAAAGTGTATCCATTAAAAGTTGCCAACTGTAAAGATCCGGATGAGAAAACCCGTTTTCCTCCAAAGAAAAGAAAACAGCTTCACGCAATAATTTTAAAAACTCTTACAGATACACGATCCTTATTTGCTGGAGCAATGCTAGAAGGAATCTATAAAGCACTCCAAGAACAGAGTGCAACTACAGAAAAAATACTTGGCACTTCGTTAATTAAATATGATCCCAGATATGTGATTATAACAGAAACTTTGGATGAGACAACTAATTATTTAGCTGCAGAAACAAAGGCTCAATTTCCAGCAAATGAAGTAAAAATTCTAACTTTCAAAGAACTTGGCGAACTTCTGCCAGAAAGACGGGAAGTCATGTTTGCTGGTCGACGAATTGCAACTATTTTTCCCACAGTTGCATGTCATGCTTTTTACACAATGAGTATTTCTCTACCAGATAACAAAAAAAAACAGAGTTCGGAAGAAGAAAAGAAGTCAGAAGAAGAAAAGACAGAATCCTACTTAGTTCGCGTAGCATCAATGGATACAAGCATTACTTTATTGTATGCAATGTGGTTCGGTAAGCTGCAAAAAACAGTAGGTCTTCGTATTTTATGTGTATTGCAATCGCTTATTGAAGTTGAAGCACATATGCGCCTAGATAATCCTAAAGAGTCTAAGATAACTCTTTTCCCTTACACATGTTTAGGACATCAACCGTCATTACCTGAGCTCAAGAAGGCCCATAGAGAAAGAGTTCTAGAAAAGAAAGAATCTGTTAAAAAATATCTAGAAAGTATATTACACAAAATGGAAGATACCGTGGTTTAAAAAAATAAAAAAAAAAGAAGAAATGATTTAATATGACAAATTTATCGTATTGTGTTATGGTTCTTGCAGTAGGTGATATTTCTTATAAAAAACACGCAAAAGAAGTATTGCAACATTATTTCAAGGCGCATTCTATCCCTCATGTTTTTATTGAAGAGGTGCCAAAAAATATAGATTTGAAAGACTCCCATCCATCATGGTGGAAACTTCTAGCACATTCAATCTTACCTAACATAGATTTTATTATCTGCTGGGACTTGGATCTTCTTCCTTCGACCGCGACTGTAAATGTAATTAGTGATTTTAATATGAATAGGCTGTGCATGGCTGTAGATTCAACAAAGAGGAATTTTCCTGAAGAAGAAATATGCAAGATGATGCCCAATTTCAGATATAATGGTGGACTTATTGGTATTCCTAAATCTATGCAAGGCTTTACCAAATTTGTCTTTGAATCAAATGCGCCTGGTGAATTGCCAAGTTATGAACAATATTATTTGAATGAATGTATTGCTGTAAATAAAATTCCTTTATATGAACTTCCTTCTGATTTTAATGTTTTTTATGGTCACCCACATTTTAATGAAGCTAGATTACAGCATTATACTGGTTCTGAAGAGGCCAAATCATTTATTACATCACATTACGAAAGATATTTTGGTATTCAGACTTCAACAGAGAGTGTAGCAGAGCCTTCTTATAAGAAATATGATACACGGATAAATATGATAAGTGATTTAGTTCCCGAGGGTGCAGCAATCTGTGAAATGGGTGTTTTTAAGGGTGATATGGCTAAATTTGTGGATAGACTTATTAATCCTTCACTCTTTGTATTAATTGATTTTTTTACAGGAATAACAGGATCGGGTGATCAAGATGGTAACAATTTTGAATATGTAGATTTAGAACAAAGTTATATTCAATTAAGAAAATATTTTGAAAAGAATCCAAATATTAAAATCTTAAAAAATGATACAGTTTCAGGTTTAGCTCAGTTTCCAGATGAATCATTTGATATGATCTATATTGATGCAGATCACTCCTATGAAGGATGTAAGAGGGATTTAGAAGCATCTTACAAGAAACTTAAGAAAGGTGGATATCTGATGGGTCACGACTATGAAATGAATATGAAAAAGGCAAAGACAACATATTCTTTTGGAGTTAAGAAAGCAGTAGATGAATTCTGCAAGAATTACAATGAAACAATTTGTGCGAAAGGATATGATGGATGTGTATCCTATGCTATTCGGAAAACATAATGTTTTTTAAAATACTTACCTGTAAAGCATGCCAACATATTACTGTATTTTTCCCCATGATAATAATGTTAAAGTTATTATACCTGAACATCAATATTCAGATATGTTTTCTACAAGAGGATATCATGAACCGGAGTTTAGAAAAATTCACACATATATGATTAATAATAAAATAATAGATACGGAAAAAAATTTCATTGATTTGGGAGCTTGGATAGGTGATAATACACTTCCATGGGCTAAAAATATAAAAGGAACAATCTATGCAATTGATCCATCCGTCGCTAATTGCGAATTTATTTATTTCATGAAGGAATTAAATGAATTAAAAAATATTGAAATTATTCCTTTAGCAATTAGTGAAACAGAACGAATTGTATCAACAAATGATGAACTTTTTCATTGCTCTTTTGCCGGCAAAGATGAAGGTAAGTATAAATTAAATAGTTACAGTCTTGATTTTTTAATGGGTCAAGGAATTCTTAAAAATATTGGATATATTCATCTTGATGTTGAAGGATACGAATACAATGTCATAAAAGGAGCAAAACAGCTTATTGATTTATATAGACCAATTATAACATTCGAGCAGCATTTGGAAACAGATGATATTGCTGGAATTTGTCAGTTAGTTAAGGAGAAAATGTATACCATTTATCTCATTAATGAAATTTTGCCAGGATGCAGACCGGATTGTCGTAATTATTTAGCTTTTCCTAGTGAAATGAATTTGGATTTTATTCAACGAGATTTGGATGCTTACCCTAGTCTTAAACTGCTAGAAATTGTTAATCCACTTCCTCAATCTTAGGTCCTGCTCCCCCTTCTCCCCCTGCTCCCCCCGCTCCCCCCGCTCCCCCCGCTCCCCCCGCTCCCCCTGCTCCCTCATACATCTTAGTAATGATAGGCCGGCACACCGCTTCAACTTCCTTATACTTATCCTCAAAATCCAACGTATTTGCTGAATCCGAAGTTTCTAGCCACTGGAATCCTGCAGTTACTGTGTCTTCCAGCGTCTTTACTCCATCCTGACCTAGCTTCTCCTTCACCTTTTCATCCTGCGAAGTGGAGCGAACCTGGTAAAGATATGCCTCCAGCTTATTCTTTGCCTCCACGCGCTCCATCACCTTCTTATCATCATCAGCAGCTAGTTCAGCTTCACGGATCATGCGCTCAATCTCCTCCTTCGGCCTTGATGATGAATTCTGGATCGTGATTGACTGGCTCTTGCCTGTCGACTTCTCCGCCGCTGCAACGCTCAAAATACCATTTGCATCCAGATCATAGGTGATTTCAATCTGTGGAACACCCCTTGCCATCGGTGGAATGCCATTTAGATCAAGATCTCCAAGATGCTGGCAGTCCCGCGTCATAGCACGTTCACCCTGAAAGACTCGAATCTTGACCTGCGTCTGATTATCAGAATACGTTGAGAATGTTTGGGACTTCTTGGTGGGAATAGTAGTGTTGCGCTTGATAAGCGGTGTCATTATACCACCTGCCGTCTCCACTCCCAGCGTTAAAGGCGTAACATCTAGCAGAATCATCTGATCCAGTTTGGATGAATTACTTCCAATTAGGATTGCACCCTGCACCGCTGCACCATAGGCTACCGCTTCATCCGGATTGATTGACTGACATAGTTCCTTGCCACCAAAATAATCCCGCAAAAGCTGCTGAATCTTAGGAATGCGGGTAGAGCCGCCAACTAGAACAATATCATGAATATCATTCTTACTCATCTTGGCATCCTTCATGGCCTGATCCACCGGTTCCATCGCCTTCCGGAAGATAGATTCACAGAGGGACTCAAACTTAGCACGGCTTAGCACAATGCTCAAATCCTGTCCATCCAAGATTGAATCCACCTCAATTGTAGCCTGCGTAGATGTAGATAGAACGCGCTTAGCCCTCTCCACCGAAGTGCGAAGACGGCGCATGGCCTTAGGATTTGTCTTAAGATCCAACTTAGTCTTCTTGCGGAACTCATCGCAAACCCAATCGGAAATAATATTATCAAAATCTTCGCCACCCAAATGCGTGTTTCCTGCAGTAGACTTAACTTCAAAGATTCCATCCTCAATTGTCAGAATTGAGATATCGTGCGTGCCACCACCACAATCAAAGATCAGAATGTTCTTTTCACCCTTTGTCTTATCAAGACCATATGCAATCGCTGCAGCCGTTGGTTCATTGATGATTCGCAGCACATTAAGACCCGCAATGACTCCAGCATCCTTCGTAGCCTGGCGCTGCGCATCGTTGAAATATGCAGGAACAGTGATTACTGCATCGCGAACTTCTTCACCAACATGCGCCTCAACCATCGCCTTCATCTTCTGCAAGAGCATCGCTGAAATCTCCTCGGGATAATACTTCTTCTCACCATCCTTGGTTGTGACCACAATCTGAGGCCGGTCTGAAGAATCGGCAATAACCTTAAACGGATAGCGCTTGATGTCATCTTGAACTGTCGGGTCACTAAATTTGCGTCCAATTAGACGCTTAGCATCATATACTGTATTAGAGGTGTTTCCAGCAGCCTGTGACTTGGCCGCATCACCGATAAGACGGTCTGAATCCGTAAAGGCAACATAGGAGGGAATACTGCGTGCTCCGGATTCAGAGGCAAGAATTTCAACGCGATCATTCTGCCAGAGACCGACACAGCAATATGTAGTCGCCAAATCCATTCCCGCGCACCACTTTGATCCTGACTTTTTTGCAGACATCCTATTGATTTGTAATGTATAGGATCTCTTTAGATTCTTTTCTCAGATTTTATTACATAGTTAAGGTGCAACAGGTGAATTTGTTGCACCCATTGCAATATCACTATCATCTATTTGACCGTTTTTTAACCTATCACTCTTCTCCTTCAGTTTTTGTTGAATTTTTTCACACACCTTTAGTTCTGCTATAACAGGTGGAAGAAGAGCAGTGAGTTTGGTTAAATCTGCGTAGATTTGTTTTTTCAAATCATCCGATACTGCTGGAAGATTCTGGGTAGGCGCTGGACAAGAATTCATAAATTCTTGGAGTGCTGTTAAGTTGGCAAATCCTTCAATGCCGCCTTTTGTTCCATATCCATGCACATTGGGAGACACCCATTTGAATAAAATAATAGAAGCTGTTTTAAGAATCTTAGCATTTTCTTTTTCTGATTTTTGAATTGCTAACCAATCTTCCAAATTTCCTGGCATATTATCAAAACATTCTAGTGTTGGAGTCCCGTCGCATGAGTTCCCTAGCGTATCATTTCGTTTAGCCATCATCTGAGAATTAGCTTTTGCTTCTCTGTCAGGTTTTCCAGCATCATAGACTGCTTGAATTTCAGCGGGACCCTTATCTGAAGGAATATCAACTTGAGTATTTAGGACAGTTTCAAATTCAGTCGCAACACCAGTATTTGTAAATTTATCTAGAGTGCAAACACGGCCTTTGATATTTGTTATTGCTGTTGTAAGTTTAGTGGATAATTCAAGGCAGACTGAATATCCGGGTAAATCTTCAAAGTTTTCTTGTCTCTTGCATCCACTAAACATGACATATAAGATAACTCCAAACAGAATTGCTACAAATAATCCTGCTAGAGGTATCGCATTCTTAAATATATCTGTTATTGATTGATTAGCTCTAGCTGCCGCCGATGCAGCTGCTCTAGAAGCCAAAGCATCAGCCATCCCTAAAAGAAGAAAATATATTTAGTATAGGAATGCCTTCTCCGAGAAATTGTTGTAGTCCATTAAATATTATAAAACCACAGAGATTTACTGATTGTTGTCTTCCTCCACTTCCTGATTTTGAAACAATACCTGTAAATATTTCATGGATAAACAATGATTATGGTGTATTTCCTGTTCCTACTTTAATCGAAGGTGGCTCGGTTGACTCTACTCCTGCCATTTATTCAATAACGTTCAGTGATAATAATCCAATATTTTTTAATAATAGTTATTACTATGAAGCTGATTCGACTGATATTGTCGCACCCACTTTAGACATCTCTGTCGAACTACCTACAGATAACGGTTTTAATACAGGCACTGTGCTATTTGAGGCTTATTCTACTCTTCCCTTGTTCTATGGATGTGGCTTATCTTCACCCGGTATCTATCAAGGATATAATTTTATACAGCCTGATGGAATTTATCCAGTTGTATTTACATATTTACCAGGCCAAGTTCTAAGATATGTAATTACTGCAACAGATCAAACAGTTTATTTAGATAATCAGATACTAAGTTATTATGTTTCAGATAACTTTGATTATAGTGCGTGGAAATTACAATTGGTAAATTTCGGTTCAGATGGTGCTTCAGAAAATTATCTCTATACACCATCAACCTGGAAAATCAAAGTAACAATTCCACCAATTATTAATCGGATACTTTATCCTCCAAAAATTATTGGTTTAATTGGAAACTGTTATGTTAGAAGGCCTGACCGCAATAATGTGCCAGAATCCCTACGAATGTTAAAGGAACAGTGCACTACAGTTACAATTAACAAGGAGACAAAGACAGTTGTATCAGGTATGGCCCTAGATTTATTAGCCATTCCAACAGCAGGTGCCGCATCTGCATCCGTTACAACTTCGGTAGCAAGAGATGCAACCTTGTTTGCATTTTTAAATAACCCAGCAATGCGTTTCAATGAATTCCTAGGACCTTTACCACCGGCTCCACCTTGTCCGACCACTCCCATCAATGCAGGAGTTCCGAAACCATCTATTATTGGATGCGGTCCGGGATCTATACGACCTTATTATCCTTGAAAAAATCTTTTCTCTAGATAGAAAATGGGTCTCCAGAACTTAGATGCAAGTGTCACGACAATGAAGTTAAGAGCGGCAACTCTTTACAACTATAGATTGGCTTCTTTGAATGCATCTCTAAGCCAGAATCCTGTCCTAGTTGTTCTACCGGAACAGACTTCTCAGATGTCTGAGGAAGTTGTTCCTAATAGACAGTATGGATCTCTTGTTTCCCAGCAGTATTCCACACTCAGAACAACGGGTCTTTACCCGACCAACGAGAGAAATCCGGGCGGCCAGTAAGCTAAAAGTTCCCCCATCGATTAGGATGCATCGCTGTAGCTAGAAGCTCTTCCCGAAATCGCTGTGTTCTTGCAATGCAACGACAGAACTTAATCCACATATTTGTTTGAAATCTGCGTGCTACGAGCACCTGATTCCATTCAACAGCCTCATTTAACCAATTTCGATTTACATTTATAATAAATCGTCGGCGAATATCCCTCTGAAGAATAATTGGTTCCTTCGTTAGCCAATTGTGTGAAAGATTTATTGAACAGAGTTGGGAGTTCATGTTAAGAGTAATTAAGACATCATTAATTTGATTATATGATGCATTAACAACTGTTAGACTAGATTGAATTATTGTCTTCAGGCTTCGAAGCTTGTTTCTTGCAATATCAATATGATGAACTTTGGGAGGCAAGGCTGGGAATTCCGTTAACTGATTATGATTGAGATAGAGTTCTAGCAGATTAGGTGGTAGCGGAGGAACTTCTGTAAGATTATTATATCCTAAATCCAGCTTTGTTAGTCTTTCAAATTGGTTTAGAGGCGGCATGCTCTTAATTCCACATGCAGAACAAAAGAATATTTCAATCTGCTTGGGTATTTGATCTGCTGGAATTTCAAGAATTTGATTATTTTCAATGGATAAGAATTCTAAGTAGGATGGAAGATTTGCAGGAAAGTGGAAAAGTAAATTACTATTTAGCCATAGTTCTTTCAAGGTGGGTGGAAAGACCATATCTAAGAAAGCACTTTCATGGATATAATTAAATCCGAGGTCAAGAGTTTCAATGGTTGGAGGCCATGCATCAGGTAGCACAGTTATCATATTCTTACGAGCATCAATCTTAAGAACATGACAATCTAAATGGGGTAATTGAGTTAGCTTATTTCCACGAACATTTATTTTATAAAATGTCTTGCCTGTAACATCTGGCAAGTCCACTAAGGACGAATCATTGAGAACAAGATTTTGCATCTTGGCTTTTAATTTCTGCTAGAATATTTCAATTTTATACACACTGACCGTTCACCATCCTCTTGGGGGCAGAGCATCCCATAACATTTGTAGTAAAATACTCCCGGCGAAGAGATCCACGGCACATCCAGAAAAGCATCAGAGTTGTCAAGCAGTTAATGACAATGCTCAGGGCCAAGATAGCCGCAACTGTGGGGTTCTTAACAATAATCTTAGAAATCGCGTATGCACCAGCAAAGAACTGGATGGCTGCAAGAAAATAGAAAAAGTAGCAGTAATCATAGGCCCAAGACGGCGGTGTTGTTAGCGGAAGATTCATTTTAAATTAAACGCAGAAAAAAATTATTGGTTTATTGGTTGTGTAGTTATTAGTGTCTAGTATCTGCAAGAGTATTTACTTTGCAACAGACGGCTTCTTAGTCGGACCCTTCTTAGGACCTGCAGGAGCAGATGGCTGCTTCTTAGGCGGCGGCACAACAGCCTCTACAACCTCATCCTCATCCTCATCCTCTGCGGATCCCTTCTGCTGGGCTGCCGTCTCCTCATCATCATCCTCAACCAGATTGCTGAACCGGTTAGAACCGCCGCCAGCTCCACCCGTGTTAGCCCGGTTAGAAACCGGAGCAACAGGCGCTGAGTCATCCTCATCATCACGGAAGCCATAGCCACGGATGCGCTCAGGTAGAGACTCAACACAGATCTGCTCGGCCTTCCAGCTAGGACCAAACTTGGACCCAGCAATCCAGATACCCGTGCACTGGATGATGCAGCGCATCTTAGTGCCGCGGACAAGGAGCTCCTCTACAGGGACACCCTCATAGCGCTTCTTGGCCTTGTCATAGAAGTGGGTCGTGAAGACACCATCCTTCTGCTTGAGCGACACCTTGGCCGTCGGCGGATACGGCTTAACACGTCCCTCCTTATCAAGAGGAACCTTGACCATCGGCGTGTAGAACGCCTTGATGACCTCAATGCTCGGAGTCGCCAGCTTGAACCAAGCCTGAGAGTTCTCCATGGCAAGCTTGATCATGCGCTGATCAAATGCCAGCGCAAACTCATAGAAGGCCTTCATCTTAGGATCAGTCTCCGCATCACGGAATGACAGATCTACACTATACTTGGGATTCTTCCCGTCCTTATCAAAGGTATTCATGCCGTAAGGGAGCGTTACAATAGGAGTCTGAACCTGAACGCCATAGCGTCCACTATAGTCCAGATTCACCATCTTTGCACCATTATCGAGCGACTTAAGCTGCTTTACAGTCAGATTTCCACTTACAAATTCCTCAGGCTTCATTGCTACAGAACTCATTTCAACAAACCGGTAATGCTTTTTAGCTGGGCAAAAACTCCGGTCAAATTTTTTTGATTAAGTAAAAAAGACTACTGGATACTATTTAAAATATTGCTTATCCACGAATGGACAATATGGTGCTCGGATGCAGATTCGAACAACCACGGGAATGCTTCTGCTGCAGAACTACTTACTTGTGTTAGAGCCGTTAAAATATACATTGCTCCTAACACTCTATCGGACTGTTGGATAGCTGAAGAAACAAGTCTTTTCATAATATGAGTGTTAGAAGTTCGTATTGTTGATAATTGCTGAATTGCAGTGATTCGTGTTATTCCCCAGTGAAAAAGATTAGGTGTAGTGGGCACAATTCTTTCTTTATCTTCCTGTGATAAACCTGCTCGATGTGTCCAAATATCTAGCAGATGTAAATAGAATAATTTTTGCTGACTGAGGCTTAAAGATATAAACCATTCGGGGTCTGCACCATATTCGAGCTGTTCCATTGCAACAAATATTTCAACAACTTTCATCTTCCAGGATTGATCTGCTGTAATGGGAACTGTTGGAGTCCATATTGTAGGAAGTTTTCTTCGAGTTAACCATGATATAAGTCGTTGAGCTTTGGCTGCTATACTTGGATAAATGATTGATCTGCTGTAAGGATTCTTAGGCGCTTCGTCTCCTGTGGCTGCTTGTGACAACATATTAAAACTTCGAATATCAAATCCATAGATCTGATTTTCTGACAAATCACGATAGGAGAAAAAATAATTGTTTGAAATATCTTTCATGGAGTCCGTGCTAAAAAAATCTTCTGAATTTACGCAGAGACTTCTATCATAATATGCAATGCCATGCAGATGAATGCGGTGATACCATTTCTTTTTTTGATACCATGCTTGTATCTTTTGAAGAGCTGGAAGCTTTGATTCATATGAGGATAAAAGGACTGTAACTTGCTCTCCTTCTGTTAAAGGAGCAGACCATCGGATTGCTGTCTTTAGATGAAATCCGCAAAACTCCCGATCCGTCTTTGCAGAATTAGGGCATCTGGCCTCTGGATTTTTTTTACTTCGTATAGAACAACATTGGGTATCGGAAGGCATTCCAATTCTATTTTATCTCTGCTAGATTTATTTAAGAGGCAATAGATCCCTGACCTATCCCACCAAAAAAGTTGCAAAAAGAGACTTTTTGGGTCCAGTTTTTTTTTGATCAAATAAAAATTTGAGGCCTGTTTTGGCCTAGGGTGGAAATCATTCCGCGTTTAGAGATGCCTGCTTCTTCCTCTGTCACTAGTAATAACATGAGCTCAGCCACCCCTGCAAAGAAGAGTAATGCGAAGAGTAATCCGAAGGCTGCCGCCGCCGCGGCCGTTGCGTCCCCGTCTGCCCCTGTCGTTGTCCCGCCGCCGGCCCCTGTCGTTGCCCACACGGCCGCGGCTCATGGCAAGCAGGCGGCCGCTGCCCCTGTAGTCCCTGCCCCGGTTGTCGTAGCTGTAGCGCCTGTAGCTGGCGCTGAGGTTGCGGCGGTTGAGGAGGAGAGCGTAGTTGCCAACTTCGCTGGTCTCCTAACCAAGTTCAATGCCCTCCGCACAGCGCTCAATGAGCTCGCGCCGGAGATGAAGAAGATGGAGAAGCAGGTTGCTCGCCTCGAGAAGAAGGCCGAGCGCCGCCGCCGCCGCAAGACGGGTGCCGATGGTGAGAAGAAGGCCAACCCGACGACGGTCTTCACCAAGCCGGTGCAGATCACGGATGAGCTCTGCGTCTTCCTCGGCCTCGCCAAGGGCACGCAGATCAGCCGCTCTGATGTCACGCGTGGCCTCATGAAGTATGCCAAGGAGCACAGTCTAACGGACAAGCAGACGATCAAGCCGGATGCCACGCTCCGCAAGCTCCTCGGGCTCACGGAGAAGGACAACCTTACGATCCTCAACCTCCAGAAGTATCTCAAGGGCCACTACGTCAAGGCGGTCGTCCCTGTTGCGTAAAGACATACGCTTATTCATAAAATAAAAATAAATTAAATATTCCTATATTTTTTGTCCAATTATCAAATAATATGACAAAAAAGAAAAATGCATTATGGAGCTCAAAAAATTGAAAAGCATAAATTTGATATAAAAAAGCGGAAATAGAATAAATCAAGCAAACAGAATGTCTGCAGCCAGCAATCCTAGTAATATTATCGAAATCGAGATGCCTGTAATGAAGGTGGGAGTCAAGGGCTCCGATGTCTACGACTCCACCGGATCTGCCCTTCTAGATCTATCCGTAATGCTTGTTCGTGGTCTATCTGAGGAGAAGATCAATGCTGGAGTGGAATCAGTGCTCAAGCAGCCCAATACGTTGGAGGATCTCTGTGTTCTTATGTTTCAGACTCGTAATATCCGCGGTGGAAAGGGTGAACGCACTCTAGCATATGAGATGATGAAGGCTCTTGCAAAGAAGCAGTATAAGCTGAGCATAGCTCTTCTTCCTCTGTTTAGTCAATATGGCTGTTGGCGTGATCTTTTCAAGCTGGCGGAGACAGTAGAGTTTACCGGTCACGTAATTGACATTGCTCTCCTACAGTTTGGAAAGGATAAGGTTGCGATGGCTGAGAACAAGTCAGTGTCGCTTCTTGCAAAGTGGGCGCCGCGGGAGAAGACGCATGGAAAGCCCCTTGCAAAGATGCTGGCAAAGCGTCTCTTTCCTTCTCTGCTTATCCTTTCGGAGCAGATGAAGGCTTATCGCAAGATGCTTTCTCTGCTTAATAAGCATCTTGAGACTGTGGAGGTTAAGATGTGCGATCGGCATTTCTCAGAAATTGATCCGGCGCATGTTCCGGGTCGCGCTCTACAGAAGTATCGTAGGGCATTTCTCAATCAGACCAGCACTTTTCAGAATGGTCATCATATGGTTCATCCGGGTAATGGTGTTCGCTCGGATGAGGCAGATCGTGTGGAGGGAGCCAAGCATTTCTCGGAGCATTTTGCCGCTGCAGCTAAGGGTGATGTCACACTGAAAGGTGCTGAAACGGTTTACCCGCATGAGGTTATTCAGTCTGTGTATGAGTATGGACGCATTGATTCTGAAGATGAGAAGAATCTTCGGATTGGACAGTGGGCTGCATTCGTCAAGAAGGCAAAGGAGGGCGGTGCTCTAAAGAACTGTCTTGCCATGTGCGACTTCAGTGGATCCATGGATGGTGTGCCTAAGATGGTGTCTCTTGCACTTGGTCTTCTCATTGCTGAAGTCTCGGACGCAAACAAGGTTCTGACCTTTGATTCTGTGCCTAAGTGGCATATCTTCAATCCTGCGCACAATCTCTATGAGAAGGTTGCATCTATTGGTAGCATTGGTCATGGGTTGAGCACAGATTTTCAGAAGGCGATGGATCTTGTTCTTGCAGACATCAAGATGAAGAGGTGCCGACCGGAAGATGTGCCGAAGGATCTCATTGTCTTTACAGATATGGGTTGGGATCAGGCCTACTCGTCTTCGGAGAAGTCTCAATATACGGATAACAGCTACCGCCATAATCCAAAGACGGAGGCGTGGCAGACACATATCCAGATGATTCGGAAAAATTTCCGGCGGGCTGGAGAAGACATGTGGGGTGCCGGAGCTGGCTTCGAGCCTCCCCGCATTGTGATCTGGAATCTAAGGGCTGATTACTCGGATTTCCATGCAAGGGCCGATCAAGAGGGTGTTGTGATGCTCAGCGGTTGGAGTCCGGCGCTCTTCAAGGTTCTGCAGGAAAAGGGTGTTGAGGTGCTGACTCCCCTTGCGGCACTGAGGCTTCAGCTTGATGATCCGATGTATGAGCCGGTTCGTGTCATTGTGCAGAAGCATCTTGAAGCATTGGATTTCGCTTATACGCAGTGGGGCTGCTAAGCCCCGTCTGTTAAGCCCCGTCTGTTAAGCCCCGTCTGTTAAGCCCCGTCTGTTAAGCCCCGTCTGTTAAGCCACAATTAAAAATACTTAAATATATATTTTTTATATACTTTAATGGAAAGTTTATTTACACATCAAGACGGAAAATATGGTCATATACATAAAACAATTGGATTTCTTTCACTAGCTCATTTTTTTGCTAGATTTGCTTCTTTTATAATGCACGGAACTATGGGATTTAATAATACAAATATTTGGTTTTGGCTAGGCATCCATGCAATTCTTAGTGGATCATCTATGATTTTTTATTTATCCAATTTTCGTTCTATAAAAGCACCTATGATTTGGCCAGAATTTAGAGCACATAGTATTCTTTTTGCATATCGTTCATTAGTTGCAATGGCCCTAGTATCTGCTGGATATTCCAACAGTCTAACAAGATCATTAACAGTAATTGGCACAATTTCTCTTGCAGATTTAGCTACAAAATATTATTTACAGGAAAATACAACAATGAGGGATATGCCATTTCCAGTTTGGGTAACTCCTAGAATGAAAAATAGTATTAATCTTTATTATTCTGTTAGTCAAGTCTTTGCAACTCTTATTATTCTTTTAAAGCCAGATACTGAACGTTTATTCTTAATTCTATTTCCAATTCAAATTGCTGCATTTTTAATGACACTTGTAAGAAAAAATATGTTAAGTCCTCTTGGATGGCATATTCTTTATGGAGGATCTCTTGGTCTAAATTATATCTATGGTTGGATAACTCCTTCATTGGTCGGAGACTATTTTTATCAGTTTGCTCTACTATTCTGTATTGCAAGATTTGGTTATCGTGTAAATAAGTATATTTTATGGAGTGGTATTGGAGTAATGCATATATATTTAGAATATGGATCTAAAAATTTGATCTATTAAAAATGTTTATTGAAGCAATAAAAAATGTCGTGTCAAGCTAGAATTTATATTTCTCATCCTGCAACGGAAACATTTAGGGCAAAGCAATGCAAGTATCTAGCAAAAACAGATTTTCATGGAGTGCCTCTTTGTCGCTTGCATCGAAAGAGACTTATTGCTGGAAAGAAGTGGTTTGGATTTATGTTTCAAGATGAACCGCAAATCGAAATTACTCATGCAATGTGTGACGAACATAATTATTGGGGAAAAGCGTTGTATTGGGAACCCAAACCGGAGTAGGACATTATATATGAATTGTATTTTCTGAAGATTTTTCAACTATAAACCCTCCATTCATCTTAAGATCTAAGTATTTATAATCCAATGGTAAATATAGCTTCAAGAAATCCTTGTAAGAAGGATTTAGTAGCTTCCAATCAAATTCTGCATGATTAAGAATATTCATAAATTTATTGATAGATATTTTACCTTCATCTTTTAAATAAGTTATTGAATAAACAATTTTATATTCTTCAATATATTCCTTGATTTTTGACCGAATATCAGACAAATATTTTTTCATTCGAATCTCTTCTTCAATCCTTTCTACTTCTCTACTTTCTTTTCCAATATCAATTACCTTGTTATAAATCTTATCCATATTATCATTTGCATTCGGTGAGTCTATAAGAAGCCAACAATGCTTTCCTCCCTCTTGCAGCTCCTTACAGATAGGAATAAAATCCGAATCATTTGAAACAATAATAAAAGTTGTTACTGCTGGATTCCTAAAATAATCTTTCATTATTTCAATGACAAGTGAAATATCAGCAGAATTCTTATCGCGACAAACAGGTCTTTGACATAAGATAAATTTATGCTTGAGTCGTATAGAATCATCAAGCTTAGTAATTTCCCGAATAGAAGCGAAGATCTTATATGCAAGAACATTCTTTCCCTTCAGCACTGTTGCAAATATTTTTTCATACTTATGAAAAGGTATATTTTCATGGTCAACATAAACAATTACAGACATTCTAGCATTTAATAAATAAAATGCGATAATCAATTTTTTAGTATAGTAATATAGGGATGCCATCTGCTCAAGTTGTAATACGACAACCTCAAAAGAATTTTCTTTTTCAAATGGCAGCAAAAGAAGCAGGATTTCAAGTTGATCAAGCTCCAGATAGAAAAACGCTTATACTAACACACACAGACACATATACATTAATGACTTATCTAAATCAGTATAATTCACAAGAATGGCTAACTACGTCTGTAATGAATCCAATGGCAACAAAGTTACTTTTCAAAGCTTCGTTAGATCCGAATGTGACTGATCCAACTCTTCCTCAGACTCAACGTAAATGGTTCAAACCAACAGAATATGCATCAATCTATAAATTTCCCCAACCTTCTTCTACACCGATTGTAGTCGGCGTTATTTCATTCGGTGGAGGACTTGTTGGACAACTATTATCCGGTATTCTAACAAAAGGAGATGTGCAAGCCTATTGGACATCATTGGGAATTCCTGCAGAGAATCAACCAACTGTGGCGATGGTCTTTATTGACGGTGCAACAAATGATATGAATCCAATTACGGCCGCAACGCAAGAAAACACATTGGATGTAGAAATGATTGGAGCGTGTTGTCCTACCTCAAATCTTACAATTATTGTATATATTGCTCCAAATTCTTTAACTAGTTTTCAAAACGTTTTTAACTATGCAATCACAACACCTGTGCAGGTAAATGGTATTTCAATGACTCCATCTATTCTATCATGCTCATGGGGCGCCCCTGAAATATATTTTAATTCTATTTCAGCTATTGACTCTATATTAGCACAAGCTGTATCGATAGGAATTAATATTTTTGTTGCAACAGGCGACAGTGGATCATCAGATGGAATAAATGGTCTAAATTGCGATTATCCTTCTTCATCGCCAAATGTAATTGCGTGCGGTGGAACTTCTTTAATTTCACCCGATTACGTCTATAATTCTAACACCATTGAAGTTGCTTGGAAAGATGGTGGAGGTGGTATAAGTCGGTATTTTTCGAAACCAGCTTACCAAAGTTCGATCAAAGGCACTATGCGAAATACACCCGATTTTGCATTAAATGCCGATCCAAACACGGGCGTCCTATACTTTGTTGGAGGTCAATATACCGTTTTTGGAGGAACAAGTATTGTTGCACCAGCAATGGCTGGTTATATGGCTGCTCTAGGATCTCCTGCAGGATTCATAAATTCAAAGATCTATTTAGCTCCAAATTGTTTTAATGATATTTTGACTGGAAGCAATGGTGAATATTTTGCTACAAGCGGATATGATAATGTATCAGGTCTTGGAAGCATTATTGGTGATGCACTAGCTCTTATGTTGACTGATTCTGCACCAATTACAGATATATCTGTATCACCGACATCTGTGTCTTTTACAGTGAATCAGACTCAGCAAATAACGGGCACAGTTCAACCAATAGGAGCAATTAATAAACAGATTGAATGGTCATCTTTGAATACGCAAGTGGCGACAGTCTCTTCTACAGGTTTAGTTACGGCAGTCGCAGAAGGAAGCACATATATTATAGCTGTCTCTGCAGGTAATGCAACAAAACGAACAAGTGTCTTGGTTAATGTGACATCACCAATCAAACAAATTCTACTAAATAAGACATCCTTAAATTTAGTAGTAAATCAAGTATCATATCTTACATTTACTTTGACGCCGACAACTGTTGTTAATAAAACTGTTATATGGGCCTCATCGGATTCTAGCATTGCCACCGTCGATCAGATTGGTCGGGTTACAGCAGTTTCGAATGGAAAAGCAATTATAAGTTTGACAACGGCGGATCTTACTCTTACTACTTCTTGCTCCGTCACAGTTATAACACCTGTCTCCAGTCTAACAATTTCTAAAAACACACTTCTGTTAGAAGTGGGAAGGAGATTTCAGCTTTTTTATACATTTTTACCGGAACGCGCAACGAATCAACAGGTGATCTGGAAATGCACAGATTCTTCAATTATACAACTTTCTAATTCGGGGCATATTTCTGCTCTTGCTGTTGGGGTTGCAACAGTTACAGCCATTTCTGTAGAAAATAAGAAACTACAGTCTTCGTGTGAAATAAGTGTAATTGCACCTAAAATATGATCCATCTGCTTTTTTTTAGCTGTGTCAAAAAATTTGACGGGGTTGCAGCGTCAATACTTAAAGTATTCAGTTGAATTCAGATTGAATACAAGGCTCCACCCAGCAACCAATTGATTATTCTTTTGGAGCCTGCTAGACAAAGACACTAGAAAAAAGATATAAGACAAAGACAAAGACAAAGACAAAGACAAATTAAAAACACTAACACACAAATTTAAAGAAAACTCTTTCCACAAATTCAAGGTGTAATTTACAAATAAGAAAACAAGAAAATGTAATCAAAGTTCCTTACAGCAAAACATCTATTATTTTAGGAACTTGTGCCTTTTGAACTTTCGTTATTTATCAAATTGTCCTTAGCTGCGGTAACAAGTATGCAAAGATAAGGCGATAAATAATGAAAGTTCAATTGTAAGAACTCAGAGGGGTTCATTCAGCAGAACCTGATACTATAAAGATTCCACACAGCAAAAAATATATTAATGATTTAATACATTTTGGAATCTGCCAAGACACAAGCCGTTACGCTTGCAAGCTTGGAACTTTAGTGGCGCTATAGTCTAGTGGTTAGGACAGGAGGCTTTGAACCTCTTAACGCAGGTTCGATCCCTGCTAGCGCCTTTATTCCTTTATAGGAATAGAAAGTTTTGATAGTTTCTTTAAAAACTATCGCAACTAGGATGTCCGAGTTGGTTAAGGAGGCAGGCTTAAGATCTGCTGTTGAAAAACGCATGGGTTCGAATCCCATTCCTAGTATAACTTTGGCAGAAGTATAAACTGCCATTTCCGATATAGTCTAGCGGTTAGGATAGGGCTCTTTCACAGCCTTGGCCCGGGTTCGACTCCCGGTATCGGAATATAGTTTGTTACTTCTATAAAAAGTAACTGGTGATCATAGATCCGTTCTGACTGCTTTCGTCAAAGCACTCATAACACTCATAGTTCAGTGGTAGAATACTACACTTCCAATGTAGTGACGCGGGTCCGATTCCCGCTGGGTGTAAATAAAGTTCACTGGCTCTTTTCAAAAGCCGGTAAAAGGTTCCCTACAGCAAACAAATTCTTTTGACTTTCACAAAAAAGGGGAACCTGCAAGGATTCACACAGCAAACGCTATATTATTAGAAATCCTGAATACGAGGATGTCCGAGTGGTTAAGGAGGCAGATTCAAGACCTGCTGCGAAAGCTCATGGGTTCGAATCCCATTCCTCGTAAACGCCTTTATGGCAAAACCGGTTTAGCTCAGTTGGTAGTAGCGTGGGCCTTTTAAGCCCAATGTCGCGGGTTCGAGCCCCGCAATCGGTATATGAGTTGTTAATCTCATTAAAATTAACATAACCCGCGTAGCGCAGTGGATAACGCGTCCGCCTTCTAAGCGGAAGATCGTGGGTTCGACCCCCACCGTGGGTACTGCCGGAATAGCTCAGTGGTAGAGCACCAGCTTTGTAAGCTGTAGGTCCTGGGTTCAATCCCCAGTTTCGGCAAAAAGTTACTAGATCTTTAAAACTAGTTCCGCTCCTATAGCTCAGTTGGTAGAGCATTGATCTTATGAGTCAAGGGTCGTCAGTTCAAACCTGACTGGGAGCATCTTTAAAATATTTTTTATGAGGTCAACAGTTGATCTGATAAGAATTTCCAAACAAATCCTCCTGCTTTTTTATGTTTTCCATTGCAAACTCCAGAAATAGATGTTTCATTAATTTTAGTTTTTCTACAAGCTTCATTAATACTATAAAATTTTTCAATAAGTTTATCTTCTGAATCATACATTCCAACACTTTTAGAATTTACTGATTTTTTTCCAAAATTAGGATTTTTATCTCCAATCATTTCTTTTTGTTTTTTTGCTCTTAATTCATTTGTCCATTTTTTTCCAAATTGTGGATTATTTTTCCCCTTATTTAATTCTGAAAGTTTCTTTTTAGTATCAAAATGACATTGATGATTATTTCCACCAGGTTTTAAATTATATCCATTAGGAGATATTGTATTAAATTTAACTATGTATTCTTGTTCAAACTGATTACAGTCTTCATCAAAACAGATACAAATAATCTGAAATTTAAATTTATCTAAACCATATTTCTTAAAAGCATTTGAAAGATATGTTCCTAAGTTTCTATTTGAAGGCCATCTATGTTGTCTCCATCTACTTTCTACATCTTTGCAAATTGTTTGTCCAATATATTGTTTACCACTTATCTTATTTGTTATTAAATAAATATATCCCATCTATACTAAAAATAGTTTTTATAAAATAATCAATTTTCGTCTATCTTATGTAAGAAATATCTTTATCTCATCACCTACTTCACCCAATTCAAGATGCCGAGTAATCCAATCCACCTCAACTTTCCCGCCCTTATCTAGTTTTTCCTGCTGATCCGGCCGCAATAAATCATCTACACTTTTCCTACTAATGTCCAATTCCTGCAAAGAAAAGCGAACATTTTGTTTCTTTTCTTCTGCAAGACGCATACGATTCATAAGGATTTCTATGCTTCCGCACAACTTATAGCGCCTGTAAAGAAGTCGGGAAGTATACTTGCCAATCCCCGGTGCATAATCCGTTCCTAGCAAACAAGCAAATTCCCGAAATTGGGAAACAGAAAGACCAATATCATTGCAAATATCAGCAAGAGCAAAATTATGAAATATACAATCTTGTAGATTTTCTGCTGAAGGCACGAGCAGATTCTTCACACCTCTTGCAAGAAAATCATAATCAGTTGAAATCACAGCGTCAATTTCGCCCTTGTATTCCATATAAGCTAGAAGTGCATCCGCTTCACCCAAGGCATGAACAAAAGGTGTCCCCGTTGCATACAAGAGTTGCTTCACTGCATCACGATCTTCTGCTCGTATCTGAGGAACAGATTTGCGACTACTATAAATCTTATCTTGCAAGATCCCCCTCTGTTCGCAACTTAGATCTACACCTTCTAGCGCTGATTCTAGGGCAGAGCACAACTTATCGGTATCTTCCCGCTGCTTCTTACGAACAGCCATAATTTGTGCCTTTTCTGGAGGAGGACTGCCATCAAAGACAACCACCAATTTAACATTATGAAGACGAGCCTCTGCAAGAAAATGAGACAAATTGTTTAGAAGAGGTAAATTTACAGATCGGCTTCTATATAGAAGACATAAGATATCAACACCTATGCGTTTACCAGACCATTTACTTAGCTTAGTTCTACGATCTCTTGAGGAAGACCAAAAGAGAAATGATGAGAGTCCGCGGATACCCATGTATAGAAAAGTTTAATTAGCTATTCTATTCAGACAAAAATATATATCAAATTTTTGCAAATTACTTCCATAGCGTTACTGTAAGAACAATTTTCTCTTCACTTTTCTGAACCTTCACTGTATCCAAAGGATTTATAATTTGGATATCACCCTTAGGATAGTTGGGTGGCGGAGGCATCTCAACCTTCTTTTTTGTTTGCGCATAGAGAAAGAAACTTATTGCCATCAAGCAAATGGCAATTATATAACCAACAGACCAAGGCTCCTTAAAGACAAGGATACATGCTAGAGATCCCAGCAGAGAACCGGTAGACTGCATAAATTCAAAGAAGAATGCATTTGAATGCTTGATTGTTGCATATTTAAAATTTCGTGTGATCATTTTAAGAATTGGTAGAGCCAAGGAAACACAGGCAACCAGAATAAGACCCCCATTGTCTTGACTTGCAGCACCAATATCAATAGGCCATCTACTAATTTCTTTACTGAATGTTGCATAAACAATAATAAAAGTAGATGCAATTATACTAGATACAATAGACATTTCAACCATTCGAATATCATAATTATCCCATTTAGGTTGAATATATTCTTGCACCACATTTGTGACTCCAAGAAGAAAAGCATGAATTAAGGCCGTAGTTATTCCTACCTTAAAATCTGCACCTTTCATATCTTCTTGATCGGTGAAAAGACTAGTAAAACTAATACTAAATGCAGATGCAAGACAGAATAACGCAGCAGATAAATGCCACATAGTAAAGATTTTTTTGAGAAATATTTTGCTTAACACAATATTGAAGAAAATACTTGTGCTAATCAACAGAGAAAATACGCTACCAGGTATACTATTTAGACTTATATTTCGTAACAAAGTAAGAGCAAAGAGTAAAATTCCTAGCATACTATTCTGTCCCCAATACACGTTTTTTAAAGCATTTCTTTCTTTCCACTGATAGATATAGACTGGTAAGAGAAAGATCCACATTTGATTACTTAAGAATGCAGTATACGTAGGTAGTGCTAGAGGCACTGAATTATAATTTAAACTTTTTACAGCAACAGTTTCTCCAGCAGAAGAAATTGCATAAATAATTCCATAAAAGATTGCATATAACATTTGTGCTATTTGTAAAAGGACTAAAAAGAATCAATTTTTAGGCAACTATACAAACTTCTTCTCTTGTTCCTTTCGTATTTGGTTGTCTCGTATTTGATTGTCTCGTTTTTTTATTTTTGCGTGAATTAAACTTTCTTTCCCAAAGTAATAATTTATTCACATTATTTGGATTTTTCTCATTCTTTATTTCTTTTAAGATAAATCGTTTAAGATTAGCCCGATTTTGATTTGATCTTTTTGTAATATTTTTTATTGTAGTCTTTAGTTTAATAAAATCTGCTTGTGCTTTCAAGAAAGACATATAATTTTTATTTTCTGGACTTTGTTCATACGGTTTTTCATTTGCCATTCCCTATCTTACGCAGTCAAAAGAACCTGTGAAATATCTAAGAATACTGATTCCAAGAGAAGAGGTGTCCTGTAGGAAGCAGATCCTGCAAGAGATCCAATAATTTTTAAACATTTTAAATATCGCATTTCAGTAATTTTTCCACCTAGGTAAAATTCAGTCATTGCTTGAAACAAGAGTTCGATTGCCTCCAATGTGCTTAAATTCAACCCTAGCAGTGAATACACAATTTCCCGCACCCAGAATACAATTTCAATATCTGGAGGCATCTTAGGCACCTTTGCTTCTTCTTCTAGCAGAGTTCCAATTATATTCCGCATGTAAGGAAGCATGGGATGTGCTAGAGACGTCGGCAATTTAGGACATTGAATCTTTACAAAAAGATCTTCCAAAAAAGAAATTGCAGGATTCATTTCACGAGCAGATAACCAGATGCAAGTAGTTGTATTAGATCCCATGCAGAATTGTTCTAGAGTTGCTCGAATTCGTATTGCTGTAGAAAGAGACATTGCATGCGCTCTTCTAATAACTAAAAGTCTCTGTTTTCCGAAAAAGTTCTGAACAACATCGGCATGCTGAGTTAGCCGTAACAAAAGTTCAGGTAAAATTTGCTTTTCTTGCATAGAAAAATCAGTAATATCTATTTCAATATGCGTAGGTGCAATAATAATTCGTGCCTTGTAATCATCGTGCATTTGTAGCTCCTTGACTTCAAAAGAAAATCCATTAAGTTCAGATTCCGGAACTCCAGCAGCTCTGCGAATTTTTTCCAACTTTCCAGTTCCTCCTAAGCCCAACCACAAAATTGGTAAATTAGTTTTTCTTATTTGCTGCATTCTGATTTAAATAACATAGTCTATTACTCTCTAAATATGGAGTGTGCCGTTCCATGGCAACGATTTGAACCATCTAAATGTATACTAGGTCAGAAACAACAAAATAAAAGATACCCTACAGCGGAATATATATCAGTTTCATACAAAGATTCTATGATTGAAATGCCCTCTTTTCAAATAGTTTCACCTTGGTTATCAAAACCAGCATCATGTAATACAGCCGATATTTTAGAAATCGGTTGGTGCGTATCAGAACATCCGTTTTTCCAAAAACTCAAGATGCTTCACGAACAGATGAAGGTGAATCTGCTAGCAAATCATAAAATAAAGCTAAATTCAAATCCCTATCTGTTATCCATTTATCTTGATAAAGGTAAAACAGTTGCGAAAGATTTAATAAAGAATGAAGAAATTATCTTAACTGAAGAAATTGTGAAGAATCCTTTGCAACAATACAAATTATGCATTCGTCTTGCTGGAATTCATGTGCAACATGGTTCGGCAAATTACAGATTTAAGTGCCTAGGTATTTTGCTGAGATAAAAGTGATTTTTTGGCATCATGCACAGAAACAGCAGAAGCCAATGCACCAAAGAGTGTTAGAGGAAATAGGAAAATATGGATAACAAAAACAAGCCAATACAGAAGTGTTGTCATATCATTATAACCAGGCATCATGTAACCAATTGATGAAAAAGTTATAATTCCTGCTAGAAGCGTTATAATTGCAATCCATAATAGAACAGCGGATACATCTCCTTCACTCAATTTAGGCACTTGTGTTGCTAAAACAGTAAATACTATAAATAAGATCATAGCGATTACAAAAATGATACCTGAAATTCCGTTATCCATCGGCATCTTCCCTAATTTATCTTACGAAGATAAAGTTTTCTTTGCATCTGCGACAGAGGCAGCAGCACCGACAGCGCCGAAGAGAGCCAAAGGTAGGCAGACCACATGAACCATAAAGACGCACCAAAGCAGAACACTTGTTAGATATAGCGGTTTAACAAAATGAGCAACTGCAAAAAACATGAAGAGTCCCAAGAAAAAACAAACAGTTAGAGCGCTAATCAAATTTTGTGCAATTGGCCCATCATAAATTGTCGGAATCTGAGCAACAATAACTAAATAAATGATTGCCGTTGTCAGAGCTGCTACCGAATAAACAGCTGCGCTAATACCTTCCATTCCTAGATAATGGTTAGGAATCAATCTGCGCTTTTACGAAAAAAAGAACATAGATAATAAAAAGAAAAGAAATAAGATACATCCACGGTAAGAAAAATCCACTGATTGCTCCCAAAGAAGTTCCGAGTGCAAACATTAAAAATATTGGAAACAAATAATCCCAGAAACCTGATAATTTATCGTCATCATTTGCCATTCTTTCCTGAAACGGTCTTACAAAATAAAAAACCCTACGATAAACAAGATGAAGGCTTCTTTATTAACTTGTAATCCAGGGACTGTAAAGGCCACACGTGATACATGCTTGCCTAGTGCAATGATTAAACGGTTAGTAAATGAATGGAATACAAGGCATCCTGAAAAACGAGTGCCTCCATCTCAAGATAAACACGTTCAATGGACAAATCTTAGAAGGCAGATGGTAACATGCGACACTGAATTCTGTGCAGTTAAAAAATTAGTGAACGGAAAAGAAAAGAAAAATTTTCAGAAATTTTTCAGACCCGAAGTTCCTACAGAATGGAAGGGTGATCCTGATGCTTGGCTATCCACTGATGATATTGAAGATGTAATGGAACAATATGAAGATGCATTTCCTACATTCGAATTCATAGGCCCCGTGCCTCTAGATTTTGATGCAAAGTCATCAGTTCCTTCATGGGGCGATTGTATTGTAGATGAGATGTGTAAATTGGATTTGCGTAAAATGAAATTGAAAGGCACAGAGAAGATTGGAATTGTTTTTAATTTTGATCCTCATGATAAACCCGGATCGCATTGGGTAGCAGCCATGCTTGATCTCAAAGAACAGATCGCATATTATTATGATAGTTACGGTAAGGGTCCACCTAAAGAAATTAATATTTTTTTCGAACGATGCAAGAAACAAGGAATACAAAAGATAGTTTTCAATGATATTCGTCATCAGCGTAAAATGAGTGAATGTGGAATGTATGCAATTTATTTTTTAGTATCCATGCTTTTTGGAAAATCATTTTCAGAGATATGCCTTGATGAATTAGATGATAGCCGCATGCTTCTCCTAAGAAAAATCTTCTTTAGCAATGGAAGTGTCACAAAAGAAGAATTGGATAATGCCTTTCAATGGTTTAATAAGAAATGAGTTTTCCGCCTAAGAAAGAAATCCAAAGGAAAAGTAATGAACAGAGGTCAACCACAGCAACCTTTTCCCCAAGCCTCCGATTTTCTCAAGCAAACAAACTATGATGCTATTTTAAATTATACGAGAAAAAGCATCACAGATTCGTATGGAGAGCTAACAGATAAAACTGATAAAAGACTTCAGGGTGTTTTAAACCACTATATGAAAGAAGTTGCAAAGCAGAATCCGGGAAAAAAAGTTCAGGAACTTAACCGTGAAACTATACGTGAAACCCTGACAAGTATGGAAGGATGGCTGCGCAGAGGTGGAGAATCAACACCTACAACGTCTGAAATTTACAGACAGCCAGAGTCAACGGATCGTCTTTATTCAAATGTTGGAGCCCAATTGATTAATCAGCAGAAGGAACGTAGTCTAGTAATGAATGCCCCTGCAATCAAGCCCGATTTTAGGGATAAGGTTGAAGAAGATGTGATTGATCCGATGCAGTTATTTGAGAAGGCTCGTCTGGCGCGTGAAAAAGAGGGTATGATGAAACCTGCAGTATCTAAGCCTGACCTTGTTCTGCGCGACGATTCTCCTGAATATAAAGTTCCTCAAAATCTACCTCAAGATGTAATTATCAGGCAGCAAGATGTGACTAAATATAAGGAAGTTGAATATAATATTTTCTTGAACTCGGGTGACAGAAATTGGATTCAAAATACGAGTGAAAATCGTTATGAGTTCAGTATCAATTTCAATGTTGCAAATAATACAAATACTTTCCCTATGTCACCCTCTGTGCAAGAAAGATTTCGTAATATAGTTCGTATTGAAACAGTCAAAGTAGTTGTTCCTTTGGAATCCCTTGACACAATTGTGCAAGTTGCATCAGCTTTATCTTATTCATCAGCGCCGGTTGTTTCCGTGCTATCATACCAGTATGTTGCTTTACGAATTGCTGAATTAAATACAAATGGTTTCGGCACAAATTCTAAATTGGACAACAGTTTTGCAATCATGCACCAAGATACGCAATGGGTATCTGACTCCTCGACGGCCTCTGCAAACAGGGGATTTGCATCTCTAACACCGAAGTATCTCAAATGCCAAAAAATCTATGCTCCGACACCTCTTGGTTCCTTGCAAAAGTTATCTATCAGAATTGAAAACCCAACTGGAAATACTCTATCAGCAGTCTCCGATGTGCAAAAAATCCAGCAGATTGTATTTAGCTCTGACTTGCAAACATTTACAGGAAATAATTCACAATCAACACTCTATATAACAGCACCTGGAACAGAGGCAACACCGGGCACAGCAACATCGACAACCACAACCACAAATGAATATATCTTTATTCAGTGCTCAACATGGTTCTCAAAGTGGCAACTCAATTACCCTGATAAAATTGTGATTAGTAATTTTGTGGTAGGAGGCACATCCACTCTGGCATCGGTTGACTTTACAAACTTTATTACACGAGCAGAGGGACATTATGTCGTAGGTCTAGCTTATTCAGGTGGAACTGCTGGAACTACAGTAACAGATGGACAAAATGCAAATGGATTTTCAAACTGGGTAATCATCCGAAATCGTTTTAATGATCCTACTCTAACGTCTTCTTACAATTACCCGAGCGGCATAACAGTTCCTTATCTGTCAAGACAGTATTTTGGTGGAACAGCTGCAACTGAAATTGCTCTTGGCATACAGCTCTATGGAGCTTCAAGCACACAGACATCAATTGGCTCTTCTGCAGCGCTTCTCAACTTAAATCACCAAACGCATGTTGTATTACGTATTGTCACAAGAGAGATGGATGGTGCAAGTAATTTACGGCCTGATAATACAAACTAGTAAGTGATTTATAGAGAAAAATAAAATTAAAATCTAATAATTAATTTTCCTAACAGAGTTTGCTTCTAGGAAAATTAATTACCTACGATAGAGAGACTATGAAAGTGTATACTATAATAACCCTCCTGGGAATATTATTTGTAATAATTGCCCTTTCTTTTCAATTAAAAAGAAAGACAGTTGAAGGTTTTGATACACTGCCGGATTCGCCATTAACAGCGCAATATAAGGCACTTGATAAGAAATACACAAATGATACTACACGCCGCTACAACTATGTAAGTGATGGCATGAATGATTTTATTGGTGGCTTGTGGGATCCGGGTTATGACAATGAGACTGTTATTACAAAGCAAATTCAAGACGCATTACAAAACGTGGCTGTAACAGGATCTACCAGAACTAAAAGTGGCAATGTACTGGTGCCTAAAACGGAAAAGAATACACACATGCCCCATTCATATGTGCTTGATATAATTAAAGGATGCGAAGCGATTAAGATCAATGTTGCAACAATGAGTGACAATGATATTACAAACACTTGTGCAAAATTAGATGATCCGACAAATGGACAATGTGGATTTTGTTTGAAGAATGGTGTAGATAGCAAAGGTAAAAACCAAGTTGGAGGTCTATATTTTAGTAATTATGATCGTTATAACGGTGATCAACTGCAAGCAAATGTAGATGCTGGATCTCGTCTTTTCAAACCCACTGTTGGAATCTGCGACACTCAGAATTTTGTAACAACAAGTGCACGATGCAAGCGCCGCATTAATGAGATTCTGTGTGAAGCAAATGGCGGTCTTCCTCAAAGAAGTCCTGAGACAGGAAATGGATGCGGCCAATGTGTGCAACAGGGTCTAAAATTCATGTTTAATGGTGATAAGAAAAGAACATTCACAGCAATTTTACATCTGCTCGTAGATGGACAGATTCAGATCACTTTCAATCCTTCAAATACACAGGTTCCGAGCCTGCAAGTGGCTGATATGAATAGAGGTCTACGTTATGTTCAGTTTATCTTTGAAAATGTGACTGAAAATGATAATTTCACATTAGTTAACCAAGGAAATACGACAAACATCATTGCTGGACAATGGAAAAATCCTAGTGGAAGTCGTGACCTACCGTTCTATGAGTCAATCACAGATAAGACAAGTGTTTTCATTGGGGGTAATATTAATAGCACGCTCATTCAAACAACAATTCCACAAGATAAGTTATTAAATTTCAGAATTGGAACACTAACAGTAAAAGCAACACAAACAGGAGCGGCAACAATTAACGGCTTTTCTGGCACGGGTGGTTTATTTAATATTAATCTTCAAATTCCGGGTTATTTGGGTGAGCCTCTTTATGATGAAGATGCAACTACATGCCCTACAGGTGGAATCTTAGGCACACCGCAATCTATGATTCTTAACAAATCAAATCCTTGCTTTTCAGATGATCCCTCTGCCCCTCTATCACAGAAATGCTTAGCAAATCTGTTCTCAGCTGCGGGTGGTAATACATTTGGCACAGGATATCCTATAAATACAGCTAAAGCAACACAACTTCTAGGAGCAGCTGGCACTAACACAGATATAAATGTAGTCATGTCATTTTTAAATGGACAATATGCAGCTGCAACTACAGGTATTGCTACAAATGGAAATACGCTTCAGATAAATGAAGTGAATGCAGCCTCAATGTATATGTTAGGTATTGAAATTAGCAACCCGTGTGATATTAATACAACATCTGGACCTTTATCTGTTCCCTGTCTTCAGCTCCTCTATGATAACAAAGCTGATAAATATGGACCGACCTATACAAATACATTTGGTGCTTTTACTTCTTTCTGCAATAATAAGGGAACTGCATCACCAATAGATAAAAATGGAAAAATAAACACACAAGCTGTTACAAATGCACTAAAAGCAATACCTGCACCCGGAACAGGATCCTCTTCAGCAGTTAATTCAGTTCAAAACTATTTCAATAAAATTCTAACAAATGCAAACATGGCTGCGAATGCTTCAAATTCGGAGATTGTCATGGATGCTTTAGCGGCATGTTATGGTATTAATATTCCTAACCAAGGACCTGAACAAACCAAATGCGACCAAAATCTGCTTGGATTATATGATGTATCGCAGGCCAATACTAATAATATAAATTCGAACCGTATTGTCTTTCCCAATGTCCAAACAATGGGTCCTATGGCAGATGTAGATTTAATAATGGTTAAAAATGGTGGAACAATACAAGTCAATCAGAATACAATTGCTACAACTTCTTATTCTGAACCGGGTGTCTATACAAGTGTTCTGTGTAGAAATGCAATTTCTATTAATTTTTGGGTTAAACCTGGAAATCCACCCACAAATATGGGTGTGAATTTCTTTCTTTTTGATTTCAGACCTACACTTAATGATACATATATGTATTCACCGGGCGATGGTTCGTTAGGATCATTCTGGAACACAGGAAATATGCTTTTTATCGATGGAGTAGCTGCAAAGACATGGAAGTCTATTTTGGATAATAAATGGCATTTAGTAACAGTTAATTTGGCCAAACCGTATACAGGTCTCTTAAAGATGTTTAATTCAAATGACGGATATGGAGCCATGAATTGTGAATTCGGTCCTATTGGAATCTATCAGCAAACAAGACAACAGTCCGATATTTTAGCTGATTTTAATGCCAGACCTACATGGGCACAAACACCCAATTTTATGGGCTATTTCTATCAAGGATGTTTTGGGGATTCATGGGATCGTGCATTACCTTATTACAGTGGACAAGTTAGTTCAGTCATACAATGTGCTCAGATTGCATCAAATATGGGTATGAACAGCTTTGGTGTTCAGTATTTTGGCCAGTGCTGGACGGGTAATTCACCTATTCATGACTACACACGATATGGAATTGTCAACGGTTGCCCGCCTCTTGGAGGTGGATGGAATAATCAAGTCTATGTAAATACTGAAATGCAAACAAAAGGATTTCCTTGCAAGGTTTTGGGTGGATATGGTATGGGTCCTTGGGGTGCAGGTTCTCGGTTTGTTGATAACAGTGCATATTGGATTTGGGATGATCAGAATGCAGCATCGAATACAGCAGCTGGTAAATGGATCAACTTCAATCTTCAAATTAATGTAGATGTTCCTTGCTATGCTGTTTTCCATTTGATTGTGGATGATGAAGGTGAACTCTTTGTAAATAGTGTATCTCAAGGTCAAATTACGGGAGGTGGTTGGGGAACAACAAATTATACAAAGAGAAATATTCAAATACCTTCAGGACAAGTTAATTTAAGAATAAAAGCCAAAAATAACGGCGGACCCGCTGGATTATTGGGTTCTCTTGTAAGAGCGGATGGTGTTGTGTTAGCTCGGACGGATAGAACTTGGAGCGTAACTTATTAAGCCCTGGATTATAGAATAAAAGAAAACTTCCTTTAAAAAAAAGCAAGTTCCCTTTTAGAGTAGGATGAATTCAGACTATACAAAATTTCTTCTAGTTTTCTTTGTTTTGACCGCTCTTTGCATTGGTCTATGGATGCTTCAATATATGGCCAGTAAGAAATCACCATTACTTGAAGATTTCATGGATGACCAAACATTTGCAGCCCAAGTAAATTTCATTGATAAAAAGGTTGCTGCTGCAAAAGTCGGTGATGCTGCTCTCGATATTCCAACAAATCCCAATCCTCAGAACACAATTGTTATGCCAAATGCAAAAGATGTTAAAAAAGCAGTTGAAGATATTGATTTATTTGTAGAAAGACAAGAACCTAACACTGAAAATTGGTTTACCGATGTGTTCACTTCACCCATTTATCTGCAAGATAAGGCATGTAGGGCAATAACATCAGTTTATAATCTACCAAATGATGATTCAAAGCAGAGAATTGATTGTGGTTGGATGTTTAATCCAAATGGACAAAGCGCTTCTGTTCTTTGTTCGCCATGGGGACCTGTTTTTAACTTTTCCCAAATGGATTATCCCTCAAGCGAATATAAGTTTACCTGGAGTAAAAATGAAGCTATCCGATTGGAAGAAGTTAAAAAGTGCGCGCAGACAACTCAATGCGAATTACTTGAACCGGGTAAAGGATGTGGATTTTGTCCAGCTTTGAGTCGTGCAATACCTGCTTTGAATGATGGTTCTTCTAAATATACTGGATCTGATCAATGCCCCTATCTTGCTATAATGGAACCTAGTAAATGTTACTTACCTGTCAGCCAAGGTGGTGCAGGATTATCTGACGGTAGCGGCTCTTGCACTCCTGATGCTCAAGGGAAATTAAGCAAGGTTTGCTTAACTGCATTAGCAAAACAGGCAGGATGCACAGATAAAGGCACTGTTTTACAAGCTCTAGAAGATAATTCAAATCCTCAAATGTCTAGTCAGAAAGTTAAAGATGTAGCGTCTGTTTTACAATCGTATCAATTTTCAATCCCAACTGGTGTTCTTTCAGATGGTTCTGTTTCTATAAGTGATGCATTAATGACATATTGGAATATGTCATGGCAATCTGTTGCAAGTCCTAATGTGCGTGTAAGGGGAGCTGCTGGTAATTTATGTTATGGCAGAAACTTTGATCCCTGTGACTACGATGACAGCGATGTTGCTCAATTCCCGCTAAATTGCTTGCAAAATCTATATTATAGTTCGGGATGCCAAAGCAAGGGTCTTGATTTCCCTACAGTTGACAATCTTGCAAGTTTCCAAGGTAAGTCGTGGGGTCAGATTAAGAAAAATCTGAATTCGCTAATTGCTAAAATGACAAATCCCAGTGGATCAGTATCGCCAGCTGATCAAAAAGATGCTTTGCAAAGATGCATTGGAACACACTTGCGCAGAAGAGCCATTACCTACTGCAATGAGCTTGGCTTATCGATCAAGATTTATTTTATGGACAATGGCGTATGGAATTTTTTCGGACGTTATATTGTTACAAATGAATTTTTCCTGCTTAGAAATGAATCTACATTCTGGGATTCATTGCTCGTTTTTAATTCTCCTTTGACTCAAGGCAAGAATATTCTGTTAAGTCTTGAAACAAATATAAATCCTAATTCACAGACTACATTAAATTACACGCGTATAGGAAATATTACGGATTCTATAAATTATAATGGAACAAACGTTGCTGCCAAATACAATACTTGGATTTCTCAAGATCCGGTTGCAAATTTGCAGGTCACTCCGAATAATCAAGAAAATCAGAATTTACAGGCGAATATTCAATTAACACCGGATCAATACACGCAACGTAATTCAATTTGGTATCTAGCAGATGGTGCTGCAAATCAACCAGATATTAATATCTTCCGCTTACCAATTGAACGTAGAAGCCCTTTGATTAATATAGTCATGAATCAAGGGGATATCAGTGATATCACAAATACTGTCCAACTAAATATTATTAATTTATCTCCTACATCACTGGGCAATCAATCGTGCACTTTATTTAATGGTGGTGGCTACATTCAAATTAAGGATTCATTAAGAACGCAAGCTTTCCGCTCATATACAAGTATGATATGGTGTTCGCAACCTGGTTTATTTCCGCGTGTTTGGTCATTTTCTGTTGGCCAGCAACAATCTTATTGGTATTTCAACTGGGGAGCGGGATGGAACGGTAAAGGATGGGGATGGCAACAAGAAGTATATTATGCTCGGAATTACGGATCTTCTACCATTGCAATTGGTTTAGAAATGGAATATAATGGAACTGGAATCTTTACACAAATCAAGAATCCTAATGCAACATTAGGACCTGGTGGACAAATTCCTCTAAATACATGGAAACACGTGACTGTTGTAATGAGTGCAGATTTTACAACAGCAACAACATATGTTGATGGACAATTAGTTGGAACATCGGCTTCAACCACAAATCCGGATGTGATTACAAATGACAACTTTATTGGATATGCATTCCCGGGTGAAACATCACCTTTCAATGGTGGTATGCAGTGGTTCCGTGCTTTTGACTATGCATTAACACCGGAAGATATTGCGCAGGATATGGATGATGACTGGTAAACAGCCTAAAGCTGATTTAGTGGTTAGGCCCTTCAATTTATTTGAACTTTATGACTTTGATGATAGTATTTTATTCTGTCATCTAATTTCATTGTTTCAGAACCAAATAAATAAAAAATTGCTTCACCCCATAAAGGCATATCTCCCCATCTTCTTTTATAAATCATTTCACTTGCATCAACTTCTTTTATATACTTCATAAATATTTCCTTCTCAAGTATTTTTTTAAGAGAAAATCCAATTATATTTGTATATGGTCCTCCAGGTTTTTTCTCAACATTCCATTTTTCTTCATTAAAATTATTTTGTTTTAAAAAATTTAATGAAAATTTATTTAATCCAAATGTAACACGTTCAGCATCATCCTGTGTTTTACCAGAAATAAAAGTAATGTTTTGCAACTCTAGCAGAATTTGATCAATTTTAAAATCAATAAAGCAATCTTCATCGATTCGTAATAAATATTCATAATCATTTACATAATTCCAAAAATCAACAAACCAAAATGAACACATATGTCTGTATCCCAATCCTAAATTAGAAAAATCACCTAAGTTAATTTTGGATTTTTCCTTCTTAAATGCATATGCTGAAATATTTATAAATTTTATTTTTAATGAAAGAGACCGACTCTTAATATATTCTTGATGCTGATCTAATATATTTCCTTCATGAAAAATTAGAATATCAATTGATTTATCAAGTAAATTTATTTCAATATGTTGATTTCGTTTTACTAAATTTTCATAATGGGCCTCATGTGAATATCCTCTTGTTAGAACTGCAATACACGATTTATTTTGCATACTATATTACACATTTTCCATTTTAAATGTAATAGGTTCTTGCAGAACGGCAAAATCCAATTTCTTAATAAGAATTGTAAAAGGCAATAGATTTTCCTTCTGCCATTCTTCATCTGAGCATACATCTGGTTCTTTGTGCCCGTATTCCCAGCATCCATATGGTGCTAGCAGAGAGATTGGCCATTCCTTCAAAACAGTCTCCTTATTTTCTGTTGCAGAACTCTTTAGGGAATCAAAATCATATTTCTTGAACTGGGTTACAATTTCCCTAATTACAGCAGGAAGACTTGGTTGACGGTGACAGTAGAGAAGAAGCCAATTGATTGCAAGATCCCGAATAGCTTTCTGAGCATAGAAAACTCTATGAAGAGCAAGACCCACTTCTTCCTCTGTCATAGTTAACAAATCAAACTCTTGTATGCGCAGAGCGGTTGACATAAATTCAGATTTCATTAAGCTTGTGTATGTTCGTCTTCCATTGACTTTATTTTCCATAATCCGAATTTGATCTGAAGAAATTAAATGTGTTGATAAAGGTGTTAGCAGAGTTGCATCCCATATAGAATGCTGCTGGCAAAGTTCTACACTACCTTTATTTTCCGCATGGGCTTCTGGATTAAGATAATACAAATAATGAACTACACAATCAAATAGTGTATTTTCCGGATAGGCTTCCATTCTTGTTTGAAAACCGACCGGTTTATAAAACCAATCTACCGATGCAATCCGATTATAAATAACATCTAAGATAACTGCGCACCCGGCTTGTGACGGAGGAAAAATTAACTTACAAAACTCGTGGGTCATCTAAATATTCAGCTTAAGAACTCTTTAGACCTGCAAAAGTAATATCTGAATTCATTACAACTATTCCAGTGCCAGACCAATGCCCATATTTTGTAAAATCATATTTTGTATCTTTTATACTTCTCCAGAGTCTATCCATGCTTTCTTTTACAACAGGATCTGGATGATTTGTAATATCATCTAAAATTACTAAACCACTAAACTTTAACTGTTTTAGCTTTTGAAGTATTTTGCGTTCAACGACTTCTAAATGATCAATGTCAATCATTACAATTTTAACTCCCTGCAAGAATTCCTCAGTTAAATCATCCAATACATTTTTAATATTAAATACAATATTTTTTTTTGAGTATATTTTATGATTGGGTTTTGAAATAGTATCTATAATATCATAACTTATTACTTGATTTGTTTCATTATGCGATAATGCAATTGCGCTTCTTCCATGATAAGTGCCAATATCCAAGATAGTTATATTCGAAAAAAACGTTGATAAATAAGAATATAGTCTGTATTCTTGCTTTCCGGATATTTCTTCATATAAATCATTATAAACTAAAAATTCTTGATTTTGTAAAACAAAACTATCAAGGATCTCATTCGAGATTGGAATGATCATATTCAATTATTTTGAATTATTATTTAATCAACAAACGAATGTATTGTAACGCCTAATAACTTCTTCTTATTCTTATGCTTAATGCACATTAAAAAAACCAGAAATTCAGGATTTTTTAACTTGTAATCTTTTACCAACTTATTGAGAATTTTTCCTAGATTCTTTTTCATTTTTGATCTATTCATCTATAGCTTCCTATATTTAAATCATACTCCATTATTTGGGCCAGAATTTTCTGCATTTTCTTGGGTCTGTGCTTCTTGAGCGGCAATATTTGCATTTCTTGCAGCGGCCAAATTACGGGCTGCTGCATTTGCATTAGAAACTACGTTTCTAGCAGCAGGAGCACCCAAGTTTCCAGCACCTACGTTTCCAGCAGCAGGAGCACCCAAGTTTTCAGCACCTACGTTTCTAGGAGCAGGAGCACCCAAGTTTTCAGCACCTACGTTTCTAGGAGCAGGAGCACCCAAGTTTCCAGCACCTTCTTCACTGACAGGGGCTAACCCCAGGTCCGGGGAAGCAGAACCTTGCAACCCCAGGTTTGAGGAAGCAGAACCTTGCAACCCCAGGTCCGGCTCAACACGTGTTTCAGCAGCGCCCACTAAACCCGGCGGTAAAGCAGCTGATGCTGAAATATCAGGTCTAGCTCTCAAATTGGGCGCCAGTTCAGCTAAATCTACACCCTGTTCTCTTTGTCTAAATGTGGAAGAAGATGTGGCAATATCGATCTTATAATCGGGATCGTATAAAAACATGGGCCCACCTCCTTTAATTACGTAACATGTTTTTGATCCATGTTCGAGAGCATTTAACATACAATCAATCGCAGAATCCTTCATGACTGCAAATACCTGTTCGCTTAACTTCTTTTTTGTCATCATGAGGGTATAAATAATCTCATCAGTTGTCAATCCCTTATCACGATCAATAATGGTCGTATCTACTTTTCTTTCCCTTTTTGCAACCTCAGAGAAGCGCATTACATATGTGAAGACATCAACTGTTCTTTCTGCTAGAGGCAAATCTTTATGGGAGCAAATTCTGATTGCACGTCCTTGCACCTGTTCTAACCGAACATAATTCCAAAAAGGCTCCATGATATGAACTTGACGAACATTCTTGAGTGAAATGCCTTCAGCACCAGATTGCGTAATCATAAACATCTTGCAGATCTTACCTGTAAAATTATTAGGCTGTCCACCAGATATTATGCGAAGTTGTTTTTGTAAACTAGAAGGTAGTTTCTTAATATCCCAGTTGAAAATATCGCGTAAAATTTCACGCTTATCTTGTGCATCATCACCGGAATATAAAATAAATCGTTCTTTACCTTTGTTTTCATCCTTAGTTACTGCTTCTGCAAGTTTCCATATACTCCCCTCGGATGTGACCTCTTTCTTGATATCAAGACGAACATATCCCGGTGCTTCTTGATATTCACAAGCAATACCAAAGATTCCCAATCCTTCAAGCGTCTTGAAATTTGAATAAATTAAGGCAGGTCCTTTACTCTGTCTAACGCGCTCCAGAATGGCTGCATATTTCGGTGAATATTCTGCTAGCTTGCCCGGCACAAAGATCTCCGCCGCTCTGCTTCTCAACTGCTGTAAACTTGCTTGAATCTGTTCTCCATATTCCATTGCTGCTTGGGTAACTTCTCTATCAAGCATAGCCGTTGCTTTTTGTGCAACTTGTTTCTGTTCAGCTTCCTCCTTCGAATCTTCCTCGGATAAAAAAGAATCAAGACGGACTGCTCTTGTATTGTGGCTTTCTTCAACAACCGCCGCCGCAGCCAATTCTTGGGCTTCTGTTTCATCACCTTCAGCTTCGCCTTCTTCCCGAACTCCGAGCAAGGCTGCTGCTTTCTTTGAATCTCTCGGCGTAGGTCTTGTGATTCCATCCGGAAACACAAAATTGCAAGCAGCACGACTAAAGATCTTGAAGGAAGAATTCACTGATTTTGTTGCCTGCGTATACGCATCTCCATACAGAATCGCAAGTCCCGCGACAACAGGCGGTCCTTCAGTTTTTCCTTTATCTGTTTCCGTGTCAATTTCTTCCTTTCTTAGTGCTTGATATTTAGACAGTTGCCAATCTGACATATCCAATGTCACTACTTCATCCTTTGTGACGGATGCAACAAGTTCTTTCTTTGAACCTTTATAATATGATATTAATCCTGTAAGACGTCCTTTCAATGCAATATCGTTCTGAATTTTTAATTGCTTGCGATCAACAAAACTTTCAATAAATTCTTTTTCTGTATCGGGTAGCTGCATAAGAGCAACAAATGTAGGATCGCCGGAGATATTCGCTTCCCCTATAAAGGGTGCAACACGATTGAACCATGCAGATAAATTGCGTTCTCTGTCCATCTGCTCATCATCTTCTCTTTCCTCCATTCGCATAAATCCCTTTAAGGTGCCATTTGCATCAATTACCTTTGTAAACGCTGAAGGAACAGGTGAAATTGTTAATTGTAAATAAGAATTATCTCCTTCTTTGACTTGCTCGTATTTATAAAAATCAACTTCAGGATGCTTCTTCATTGCTTCTTCTAGCTTGGCTGTATTAATTGCCGGATTTAATGCAATTTTTGCTAGACGGCGATCACCTGCCAAAATATTTGCAAGAACTCCAATCTCATGCGGCTTATTAATAATGGGTGTGCCAGAAAGTGCAATAATTTTGCAACCTACTGCATTACATAGTAAACGATAAAGTCCATACATAATTCTATATTTTTTGGGCGTGCCGCAGAAAGTTCCTTCATAATTAGGCTGACGAGGTTCAAGCTTGAAAAACTGTTCAAGACCAGAACCAACAATACCACGAACAACGTTGTGCACTTCATCTATAACAACAACTGCTCCATCAAATAAGTTCTTAGGTGTTGTAGCTGCACTACTGGCTCCTCCTGCCTCGGGTCCGCAGATCCATTCACGAATCTGTTTTTCTCTTAATCCGTTGTAATTAATAAACTGAAAACGTGCCGCCATATGCGCCTCAATCTGCTTTTCAATTTCTTTCTGCTCTTCTGCAGATAATGAACCAAAATTAACAGGTCCAGTAGGATTTGCAACCCAGAATGTGCGCAACTTATAATTTGCAAATTTATTCAATATATAATCAGCAGAAAGACCATATGTATCTGTTAGGAATATAAACTGAGAACTGCTTGTATCAATTTCATCCTTGGCATCATGAAACTTCTGTTGAACCAAAGGAACTTGAACCTTTTCCCAGTTATTATCTTTTTTGAAGGCATAATATCCACAGAGTGATAATTCTTTCTTGTAGTTTCCGGAAAGACTGGCAGGAGTCATCACAAAAATCTTACGCATGCCGCCAAAACGAAGAGCCTCTTCTGCCGCAATACTTGTGCATGTTTTACCAGAACCAAGGCCATGGTAAACTAGTAGACCGCGATAAGGTGAACCCTTTTGCATATAATCGCGCACAAATTCTTGGTATTTGAAGTTCTCAACAGTGGATGCCGATACTCTTGAAAGTTCCTTGCATGCATCTCCAACAGGATCAGGATTGGGTTTCTTTAAAATATAACTACTATACGTATCAATAATAAATGTATGGATTGCTTGTCTTGTTGCCGGCATGAAGATTTTTTCTTTGGGAGACACACGAATGGGCGATTGCGTGACTTTTGTTTCTACGGATGATTTGATTCTTTGGAACTCAGCATTGTTTACAGCTTCTTCCGTTGCCTCTTTGTTTTCAGCACCAGCACCTTCAGAAGCAGCAGCAGCACCAGCAGTAGCAGCAGCAGCACCAGCACCTTCAGAAGCAGCAGCAGCACCAGCAGTAGCAGCATCATCATCGTCTGCAAGAAATGATGCAAGGCTTACATTTTTTTTAACAGCTTTAGCTAAAGGTTTTTGAATAATAGTAATTGCATTTCCTCCTCTTTTGCTATCTTCCGGCACTGACGGTGCAGGAGCAGAACTAGAAAAAATAGAAGAGAAAACGGATGCTGCAGGTTCCTGCCGAATAGCCGGCTCAGCAGTAGACTCATTAATTTTCAAATCTACAGAAGGAACTGATTTAGGAACAAGGACAGCTGCAGCTTTTTTTTTCTGTTCGGCTTTTCTTTTTGCTGCTACTAGAGTTTCATCACCAGCTAACTTTTGAAGATCAATGATAGGAACTTCTTTTGTTTGTTGCAATTCAATTTTGGGAGCAGTATACACTTTTGATATTGAAGGTCTGCCACCTGCTCCTTTTTTAGGAGGTAAAGCGGGATCTGGAGCGCTCATTCTAATTGAGGCAAAGGATTACTTATGCTGGAAGCAACTCAGAGAATTAGACCAACAGCAACTAATGCTAATCGCGATGCCTCCTGTTCAGCCTCCAATTTCTTTCGACTAATTGCTGAAGCAAGAAGCGTCTTATTTGGTAAGAATACTCCAATAGTATATATACGATCATGTTGCGGTCCCTCGACATGAATCTCTTCATATGTGGGAGGTGTGTGATACTGTGACTGAAAATACTTCAAAAGCTGATCCTTATAATTGTGATTCTCCGAAATGACCTTAGCAAAATTTACATACTGATGCATGATACTAATAATCCATGAATAACACACTTCAAAAGCTGCCCCCTTTCCGGCAATTAAATCAGTATTTCTAAAAAGTGCACCAATCCAGGCTTCTACCATAGATCCTAGTAATCGTAAATTTTCACGTCCCTTGCAGATTGAATCCACATGGCGGCTCATAATTAACCATGGACCCATTCCCATTTTCTGTGCAAGTAAGCCAAGATGATCATTATTTACTAAATTCCCCCGAAGAGTAGTCAAGAATCCTTCACCTTCACCTTCATATCTATCCTGCGAATAGAGAGCAACAACGCAGTTTAATACGGAATCACCCACAAATTCAAGTTCTTCATTATGTGCCTTTTGCAGAGGCAAACATTCTTCAGGTCTTTCTGACAATTGAATGATTTCTCCATTTGGTCCGGGTGTTCCAGCAGGTTTTTCAACATATGATTTATGAACACATGCTTGTTGAAACAATTTAAAATCCAAATTCTTGGGCAACTTAACACCAGGTCTCTGCAAGAAACGCAAAATTTCAGATTCTGGAATAATTTTATTATTGGGGTTCCACGGCGTTATGACTTTCACAACGGCGTGATTCTGTTCCGAAACAGATGCGGGGATCTTTGCCTTATGGGGAGCTAATACCATTTATATTTAATTCGCCGATTTTTTTTAAATGCTTCACTGCGTTTCACTTGTTTCTACTGCGTTTCACTTGTAGAGCCAACCCAGTCATTCTGATCAAATGTCGGTGCAAACATTCGTTCCAAACCAGGAGTCCATTTTGAAAAACTATCATACTTATAAAATCGGTCACCAGCATAATCAACCACTCCAGTCTTATCAAAAAACGGATCTTGCATCTTCGGTGCATCAAAATTCGGAGACACTGTCATTGCTACTTTCTGATCAGTCAATCCCAAATTTACAGCCTCAGCCACCGTAGGAACATGCTCATCTTCAAATTCACTATCTGACTTCTTTCGCTTAGGTATCAAACCTGTTACTTCGAATTCAATTCCATTGCGCTTTTCGAGCACAGGCTCCCAATCCGGATCATCAGCATATAATTTCTTAACAAGCACAGACACATCATCTTTATTATGATTCATGAGATCTTCTGTTTTCCTAGGTGCATACTGCTGGAGAATTGATTTTTCGCGCTCATCTAATTCAACAGTATCTTGCGGTGCTCCCTCATCTCCGCTAATAGATGAATAAAACGGCTCTGTCACAGTGCCAGTGAATCCTTCCATTCTCTTTCCATTCATAACCCTTTCCTGATCAGTCCTACCCTCCGAATTGAAAGGTAGCTGCGACCAATCCCATTGCCTCTGAGCAGTTAGAGCATTGATTGTTGTCCTTTCCAATTGATTCCTCTTCTCCTTCTCTACCTGGAAAACCCGGGAAAATTCATAATCATCCAGCTTCTTGATAGGTGTCATAGCATACGTTTGCTCATCGACTACCGGAACATCTGTTTCCCATCCTCCTGTTGTAGAAGGCACAGGTCCTGCATCACCTCTTGCAGGAGATACAAAAGAGCATTCCAGACCCTGCGAAGCTAAATATTTGTAATACTCCAAGTATGAATCAAGAGATGTAAAAGGTTTAGGGCCAGGATAAGATAAAATGGTGTTCATCGCACCATATACGGCTCTTTCAGGGCATTTTAATTCTAGCACAGAATCCAAACCAGATTGACTGGCGCTTTTATTTACATCAATATTCTGACCATAGGTAGGAAAAAGTGATAAATGTGTTTTACTCATCAGATAAAGAAAAATAAAACATCCAAATAAAAGTATTCCGAATAAAATCGGTCCAGTCATCCCTATTAAAACCCTTGACTTAAATTAGAGATATGGTAAAATCCCGGAGTAACAATAGAAATAATAATCGCCATCAAAGAACACGCCGAATTGTAAACATGATGATGAACAGAAATAATGTAGCTACAATTCATGTCAAGAACAAGCAAGATATGAAAAAAGTAGATGATATGCTAATGGTTCCAAATGTTAAAGTATTTGTCATGTTTCAAGCGCCATGGTGTCACCATTGCCAAAAACTCAAGCCTAAATGGCATCAGTTAGAAAATCTTCCTTCCAGAAATGTTAGTATGGTTTCAGTGCCCGTTGAAAAACAATCATTAAGTCAAGTTCTCAAGGATGTTCCAATTGATGGCGTTCCAACTGTGTTAGAAGTAATAAATGGTGTAGCTAAACCTGTAAGCCCGGAAAAAGTGAATGATATTGCAGCAATGGCAGAGGAAATGTCTCGTCCTAGCAATGTTCCCATTGATCAACCGGCTGTTCTTGCAGAAAATAATAAAACAACAATTGCAGCGTCTGAAGAGAAAGAAGAAGAGATTGAACCTAGCGAAGAAGTGTCAAATCAGAAACAGGTGCCTACGCAGGCAATGGAAACGCTTGTTGAGGAAATTAATACTCAATCAAATAATAAAACTGCTGGAAACACAAATGGCTCAAGAGCAAATAACGTTGCTCGGAACTTAGCAGCTGTTCCAGAACCAGTTGAGGCGACAGAAATAGAAACTGTTTCTGCAGAGGTGCCTGTAATTACATCCGAGACACCCAAGTTGGTAGCACCAGTTGTTGATTTGAAAGCTCCTCAGGAAATTGAAGACAGTTTCCTTAAAAATGCACAAAAAATGACTTCATTCATGGAAGTTGAAGCCGAGAAAAATATCGAGGAAGCAAATCAAGCCATTGCGACTAGCAAAGGAGCAGGACAACGAGGCGGTTCATACAAGAAGCAGGGAAATCTCCTTAAAATGCTGATCAAGCTAGGATCTCCTGTCTTCAAGAGAGGACAAACCCGCAAGATTAAGAAGTCAAAGAAGTAGTCGGTTTAAAATTTGAAAGACTTTCTAACAGCAAGTAAGTTACAAGAAGCACAATGTCTTCAGAAGATATTGTTTTCCAAGCACTAGAATTTATTGGCAAAGATGCTTTTGAAGAATTTGAAGTCAACGGTGAAATACGAAAAAAAAATACTGGATATGTCGTGCAAGTGCACGGTCTTACAGCCAACGGCAAAACTGTCTGTGCAAATATCTCTGGTTTTCGTCCCTATTTCTTCGTAGAAATTCCAGCAGAACTCGACTCAAGGCATGGCCGTGCCAACTTCAAGAATGCAGTTAAAAATTCATTCAACGCCAATCAGCAAAATCAGATACAAATCAGTGATAACAGAAAATTAAAAACACTCTATGATTTTACAAACGATAAAGAAATCTCAGTTTTTGAACTTTCCGCCGAGACAAAGTCCGTCTGGCAAAAACTCAAGAATCTTTTCCTAGACAGTTGCTGCGAACCACTTCATTTCACTGTTGAAGGCAAACCTATAAAATTCACAATCTATGAAGCCAACATTGATCCAATGCTCCGACTGTTTCACGCATCCAATATTAGTCCCTCGGGATGGATACGAGTCAAAGATTATTCTATGCTAGAATCTGAAGATCTAGTTGCTGATCTTTATTTTGAAACCGACGTCAGTGATATCGGACCCGAGCAAGTAGTTGCCGCTGCACCCTTTAAGATCATAAGTTGGGATATTGAGTGCATGTCAAGTCACGGCGACTTCCCTGTGCCGAAAAAAGACTACAGAAAGGTTGCCCGAGAAATCGTCGAAGGCAAACTTACAATAGACGAAATCTATGATGAACTACCTATTGCTCTAACATGCAAGAACACAAAGCATTTCTCAAAGATCTATCTCAAGCATGAAGTTCAAAGTTTGGAAAAGTTTAATGGACAGAAGTCAAAAATCGCAGAAGCTCTAAAGTTGGATGCAAAGAACGAGATCAAGACGGATAAGATAACTGCAATCTTGGATAAATGCCTTCCTCCAATTGAAGGTGACCAAGCAATCCAGATTGGTATGGTAATGTGGGTTCAAGGCAAGCCCATAGAGAAATGGATTTATGTGCTAGGAAGCTGCGATCCAGTGGCGGCAGGAGATGATGGTATTCCCGTTCATACGCACTCATTCGGCTCTGAAAAAGAGATGATCGCCCGTTGGTTTGAAAAGATTGGAGATGTTAATCCCGATATCTTGATTGGCTATAATATCTTTGGTTTTGACGAAAAATATTTGTGGGACCGGATGGAAGAGCTTGGAATCATTGAGAAGGGTAATAAAAAAGAAAATGACATTTTAAATTCTGTGCTAGGATCTTATCTTTCACGCGTCAAGAAGGAAAAGGTTCATTTGAAGGAGCAGAAAATGAGCTCAGCTGCGATGGGTGATAATAAGTTCTATATCCTTGAAATGCCGGGTCGCTTGCAGATTGATTTGCTACCTTTTGTTCGACGCAATTATAACTTACAGTCCTATTCACTCGATTCCGTCTCCAGTCATTTTATGGCGGGAGATCTGAAGGGGTTAGAGCAACTTGATGGACAAATCAAGATTATAAGCAAGTCTACAAAGGGTCTTCGTATTGGCCGCTGGGTCGTAATTCTAGACTCGGAGAATGATAAGCTATCAAAGAAAATGGAAGTCATTGGCCTAACCGATAAGGAGATTCTGCTAAGATCCGAGCAGACTGTAGATGAGATCAAGGAAAACGGATTCCCTATGTTTTGGTGCATGGTAAAGGATGATGTTTCACCGCAGGATATTTTCAGACTACACAAAGGATCAGCAGGAGACAGAGCAATAGTGGCCAAATATTGTTTACAGGATTGTGACCTAGTTATGGATCTATTCAATAAGCTAGAAGTTCTGAGGACCGGTCAAGCAATGGCAGATGTCTGCTGTGTTCCAACAGGATATATCTATATGCGGGGACAAGGTATTAAGATTGAATCACTTATTTTCAAGGAATGCAAAAATGAAGGACGGCTGATCAAGGTGTTGCCAACAGAGGGATTTGATGAAGTGGTAGAGCTTATAAATGAGGGGGATGATGATTCAGAAGAAGAAAAAGAAGAGGAGGAAGATTCTTATGAAGGTGCAATTGTTCTACCACCCAAGACAGGAATCTATCTTGATGATCCAATTGCAACTCTAGATTTTGCTTCTCTATATCCATCCACAATTATTAGTGAAAATATTAGTCATGATACACTTGTTTGGGTCAAAGATTTCTTGCCTGATGGAACCGTCATCTTCAAGGAGGGTTCGGAGATGTATGATAACTTGCCCAATCTGACCTATGTGAATATTGAGTTTGACATCTTGAAGAACGATCCAACTGATAAGAACAAGCATCCGAAGAAGATCAAGGCTGGATTAAGAATAGCTCGGTATGTGCAGTTACCTAACGGACAGAAGGGAACGATTCCAAAGATTCTGATGAAGCTTTTGGCTGCCCGAAAGTCAACGCGCAAGCTCATTGAGACAGAGAAAGATGACTTTAAGAAGTCTCTGCTAGACTGCCAGCAGAATGCCTATAAGATTACAGCCAATTCGCTTTACGGTCAGCTTGGTTCTAAGGTTTTCAAGGTTGGCCATGTAGTTCTAGCAGCATCAACAACTGCCTATGGGCGGAAGCAGCTTATGTATGCAAAGTCAGTTGTAGAAGAACTATATATTCCAGTGGAACCTCCAGCAGGTTGGAAAGCCAAAATAATTGAAGAAATGCAGGCTGCTGCTTCCGAAAGAAAACGAATGAAAGGCCCCGCTGCGCATCTACAGGCGATCTCCTTGGCAGGGGAAGAGTATCTCAGGTCACTTTCTTACAGAGATTTGAGGACGGCCCAGAAGGGACAGCAGATGCTAGAATCCTCTTATTTCGTTGATAACAATCATGGATTTAATAAGTGGATAAAAGCTGGGAAACCAAAGTCTGATTCAGCGGATAAAGAAACCCGTTGCAACGCAACTTATGTATATGGAGATACAGATTCAGTCTTTATTAATTTTCAGGTTCCTGCAAAGGGTAAGGAGGCGCTCCAGCCAGTGAAAGATCTAGCAATTGAATCCGGTCAAGTGTGCACACAATCACTGAAAGCACCCCACGATTTTGAGTATGATAAGATTATGTGGCCATTCTGTCTCTTGTCGAAGAAGCGATATGTTGGAAACAAATATGAAGATGATTTGAATAAGCCTTCAATGACAAGTATGGGGATTGTAATGAAGCGTCGTGATAATGCACCAATTGTGAAGGTTATTTATGGTGGAGTGATTGATCGTATTCTGCAGAAGCATGATGTGATTGGTGCCTTTCACTTTGTCAAGAAAGTGGCTAAGGAACTCATTGATGGAAAGTTTGGAATGACGAAGTTGACGATTACTAAATCACTGAGAGCAGAATATGCAAATCCAGAGCGCATTGCCCATAAGGTTCTTGCAGATAGAATTGCTGCTCGTGATCCGGGAAATAAGCCGACTTCATCTGAGCGTATTGGATATGTCTTTGTAGCCACACCGAAAGGACAAAAAGATCCTGTTTTGCAAGGAGATCGTATTGAGACGCCGGCATTTATTCGTGCTAATAAGCTAACTCCGGATTATGCATATTATATCGAAAGACAGATTGCAAAACCAATTGCTCAGGTGTTTGCTCTAGTGCTGGAAAAGCTACCGGGATTTAAGATGCATGAACTTGGCTCAGGTCTTACAGAAGAGAAAATGGTTGCCAAGCGTCAAAAAATCGCTGAACGGTTGCTGTTCGGGGATCTATTGCGTGATTGGAAAAATACAAGAGGTGGTCAGCTTACAATTGCAAATCTATTTGCAAAAGCTTAACTTTATGCGCTTCTGAAAGAAGGGGGGCCATTATGATTAGGATGATGATTAGGATTAGGATGATGATTAGGATTAGGATGATGATTAGGATTAGGATGATGATGATAAGGATTACGACGACTTCTGCTAGGAGGTAAAGGTTCAATAAATATAGGTCTTCTATCTCGACTTCTGCTTTCAGCAACCCGTGATAGCCTTGATAAATTATGAGAAGCTCGCTGCCTTCCCGTATTCGCTAATGATCTTGTTTGAGATCTTGAATTCGTTGGCTTCACCCTTTTAGTGAAACCTCTTGTGCCGCTGATCTTTTGTCTTAACTGCTTATATCTTGATTCTGATCTTGATAAATAATTAGGATTTACTTTGACCATTCTATTTATCTGCGCATATTTTTACGGCTCTTTCTTGACTTTCTAGACTTGCGTGACTTTCTTTTTCTTTGCCTTCTATTTGCACCTCCCCAATTTTCATTATTATTATCACCACCTCCACCTCCACCTCCGCCACCACCTCCACCTCCACCTCCACCACCACCCCCAAAACCCATTCCTCCAAACATATCCATTAATCCTTGAGAAAGTTCATCTGCCTGTGCACCAGCCTCTTCTGCAACAGCAACTGCATCAACAGCAGCAGCATGTGCTTCTGCCATTTGTTGGGGAGAAGCAGCAGCAGCAGCAGCCTGTGCAGCTTGAGCAGCTCCTATAGCCTCTGCTTGGGCTCTCCTAGCCTTTGCAACAATAGCTCTTGCAGCTCGTGCATCCTTGGCAGCAGCAGCCTCTGCTCTTAACTGCTCCCTTTCTTGTGCAGCCTTTAATACAACTCCCCTCTTAGGTCTTGCACCTCCATTTCCACCACCTGCAGCAGCCAAACCAGCTTCCCTAGCTAATCTTACTCCTTCAGGTTCTCTTTCAGGTCTCATCATAGAAGCTTTCTCAGCCTCATCAGCAGCATGATGAGCAGCAACTTCCGCTTGTAAAGCAGCATCAACATTGGGTCTAGCAGCAAATGCCACTGTTAAGGGAAGACCAGCTTCTTGACCGTTAATTTGAAATATGATACGCACAACCCATGAAGCAGCAACACGTGCTGATAAACCTGATCCTCCTAGATGGAAAAAAAGCATTTCAGCGTGCTGAACAGGATCGGCTCCAGCAAGCAAAGCCTGTTGATACTCTAAACCGGCTTGGTTATAAAGATCTTGTGACATTTCTATTTTATCCCAATAAAATAGAAATGCTTGTAACTCTTTATCAGATTGGCCCGCAGAGCGGGGCTTCACCCTTTATTTCATTCGAAGCCTCCCCCTTGGATACAGTTGGATCTATGCTAGAAAATATTAATAAATACCGGGGACCTGAGAATCAAATCCGAGACATTTATTTGGATGCAGAACGCAAGAAAAAAGCCGAACCAACATCGTGGCTTCTTCTAAATACAATTTTTTATGTTACAAAATAATTATGCCACGTCAGACACATTGCTTGTAGCAGAAGGAGCAGAAGGAGCAGACGCAGACGCAGTAGAAATCAAAGTCCGAATATCTGTTCTGCAAAGAGGACAGTGAATATTCTGTGAAAACCATCTATCAATACAGGACGTATGAAACATATGCCCGCATTGCCTTATCCGCCTCCAGGTAGTTCCTGCAGCTGCGCCGCTCAAATCTTCCAGGGTATGACTCTGACAAATAGAACAATTTGTCTCCAAAGACACTCCAGATGCATCTATAATCTCGGTATTTCGTTGATATAGAAGAGTGGAAGGACGGACTACAACAGGATCCCACCAGCCACCCGTATCTTCTCCAGGAATTGTGATATGTATTCCACCTCTAGCAGTTCGTAGAATATGACGGACTGTTCTACCTGGTTCAGTGGCAGCAGCAGGAGGCGGAGTCACAACCTCATCATCATCCGAAGAGGAAGAAGGTGGTGCATTATTATCATTCACGATTGACAAAAGAAGATTCCTCAAGAACAAATCATATGTCGAATTCTGCAAGGATTCCCATGTTTGAATGATAGGAGTTGTCATTGTAGGTAAACTTACTTGAGGAGGAGTAAAGGCCGTCGAAGGATGAGTGACAGGAACAGCCCTTGTTGGAATAGATGGATTTATCATCCTTGAAGGCCGTCCCCTTCCAATCGTGGCCGCTGCCCTACGGCTATCAGCCTGTTCACGGAGATAGAAACCCCTCTGTCTATGAAACTCCGGAAACATATGAGCAATACGATTCTGAAAGAAACGCAGAGTAGGAGATGTTGCAATTTCTGTATCATAAAGGAACTCAGGCACAATCTCATGCAGATCATTAAGAAGATTCATTTCATAAGGTCTTCTCCGATTCATTTACTCTTCTTAACACTGGCTTTTTTTAAGCTAAACTAATTAATCTTTGCTGTAAAAAAATAAAATTGAAAATAAAAACCCGCAGGAAAAAAACAAAGCGAAAACAAGAATGTCCGAACAGAAACCTCTTGCAAAGAAGGGACAGATCGGTCTAGTAAATCTAGGTAATACATGTTTTCTGAATTCAGCGCTCCAGCTTCTTCGTCAGAGTAAGATGCTCCGAGCCTACTTTCAGAATCAGGAGTGGGAAAAGACAGTCAATCAGAGTAAATATTCTCCGATGATTGAGCCCATTTCAGCACTGATTAAGAGCATTTGGCGGGAAGATCTTCTGCAGGGAACTCGTATTTCCCCCGGTAAGTTTTACAATATTCTAACAATGATTGCAGCAAAGGTTGGCTATGATGATCTTGCAGTTAAAAATCGTCAGTGTGATGCAGGAGAGGCTCTTCTCTTTCTAATTGACTGTCTACATGAAGGTCTTGCTCATGCTGTAGATATGGTTGTAACGGGCAATCCTGTCACGGCGGAAGAGAAGCGACTACATACCAGTTATTCTCAGTGGACAAAGCACTACAAGAAGCAGTGGTCCATTGTAGCAAAAGTGTTCCACGGCCAGAAGATGAGCGCAATTACCTGCAAGAAGTGTCAGTATCACTCGGAAAACTTTGAGTCATGGAATTCCCTAAGCATTCCAATTCTAAATGGCACAGTTCCTGGTTCTCCTGCACCGACACTCATTCAGTGTCTAGGTGAATATTTCAAGGATGAGACAATTGACGATTACCACTGCGAGTCATGTGGAAACAAGCAGGCGGCCAATCACACAATTCGTCTATCCATTTTGCCCAAGAATATCATTCTGATCATCAATCGCTTTACAAATATGGGTGCCAAGGTTCGAGCAAAGATTGACTTTAATCTTGATGTGCTTGATTTGGAGCCATGGTTTATCGGAAACAAGGATAAGGGCACCACTCAGTATAAGACAGTTTCAGTTATTGATCACAGAGGCTTCATGCAGGGAGGTCATTATTATGCATCATCCCGCGATGAGACTAACCAGAATCAATGGCTACGCTTTGATGATGAAAGCGTGGGTGAAATGCCTATTGAGCATGTAAATAATGGCGACACCTATGTTATTCTGCTGGAACAGATGTAACTCCGCCCAAAAAGGAAAACCATCTTAAAATAGGATGAACGCTACAGGAGTAACATCAATGAATTTATCTCGTTCTCAGAATACGGGCATAGGATCAGCTGTTACGGGAGCTGGTTCTAGTGTCTGGAGTTTCTTTTCATCAAATCTTTTTTATGGTGTGCTGACTCTTGTTTTTCTAGTTGCAATTTATTTATATTGGCACTATATTGGCTATGAAGTTACTGCAAGCTATAAGACTCTAGTAGACATGATTACACAGAAGAAAGAAGGCAGTGTGGGCCTTGATTTGACGGGGAGTGGAACACCGACTGTAGGTGCGACGGCTATGCTTCCGACATCAAATCAAGAGCAAGAGGGAAAACAAGGGCCAATTATCTTACCTCCCGGTGAAGAGCAGGCGGATGGATCAATTAAACCTACACTAGCTCATCCGAATCCGAGTCTAAGACCGAGTCAATTACCTGGAGGCATACCGGGTGCAACTGAAGGACATTCTGGCTCAGCTTACAGCATCAGAAATTCTCTTTTTCCCCAAAGAGGTGAAGTTTTCAATGTTAGCCGGAATATTTACACATATGATGAAGCAGTTCCGGTCTGCAGGGCACTAGGAGCTGAATTAGCAACTTTTGAGCAAGTGCAAGAGGCCCACAAGTCAGGAGCTGATTGGTGCAATTATGGCTGGGTAAAGGGACAAATGGCTGTATATCCTACGCAGAAAGAGACATGGGATAAATTACAGACGGGACCGACCGCTTACAAGCAGGCATGTGGCAAACCGGGCGTGAATGGTGGTTTTTTTGACAATCCTGAGCTTCGCTTTGGTGTAAATTGCTTTGGAGTGCGCCCTGATAAAAAGTCAACGGATGAACTTTTATCGGAGTCTGGTGCGGCACTGCCCCCTACGCCGGAGGAAATTGATTTTGATCGCAAGGTGCAGAAGTTCCGTGATCAGATGGACACGTTGATTGTGTTACCGTGGAACAAGAGTAACTGGAGTAGTTAGCAAAGCAATCATTAATTTTCCGGTTCATAATTCCACTCATCATCTTCATGCAAATCATAAGGATCTTCTAGCACAATTAAACTATCTTTTGATCGTATCGTATACGTTTGAAAGATTGAAGGCAGCTCTTGCCTCCATCGCCGAGCCCCATCTTCCCAATCTCTTTGCGGACCAAAGAGCATTTCCCAAAAGGCTCCATCAAAGTTATGCTGATATGCCAGCTGCCACTCATATTCATTCTTATCAGACCAATCTGCAGGAATTTGTAACGGTCCTAAAGGTCCTTGAATCCTTTTAGTAATCATAGTATAGCGAATCTTGTATGATAAATAAAAGTATTTTATAATTCGTTTTTTCAATTCACTTAGATTAAAATAAAACTGAAAATGTTTTACTGAATATATACGAAAAAGTTCGTGTAGTATCTTATCTATAATAAATGAAGGCGCATGCCCATCCGCGCTTTCACATAACCACCATTTTCTGAATGCTGCTTCCTCCGTCATATTATTTGATTTGTTATATATTGTATTCTTGCAGAATTGTTTATGTGGTTAGTTAAAATTTTTCAAGAGTCTCGGCAATTTTGATTGTTCGTCTTCCTTGGAGAAATCTTACTAAATCATCAGCTGGCATCTTTGTATTTCTTGCCTCTGGCGATGAAAACCAAGCACGTAACTGGTCCTGAAGCCATGACCAGGATAGATTTGATTTTGATTCTTTTTGTTGGAATTGTAGCCGTGCTCCATTTACTTCTAACACAGCATGTTGTTGTTTCATGTGAATAAGTATATTTTGTATTTCTTTTTCATGTATTTGTTTTTGAGATCTTGCATTGGATGCTTGTTTGCTTAAATTACTAGATAAATTATCAAAATGAACCCATGCTCTTACTGCCTGCTGTAACTGTTGTTGCGGCTGCTGCTGTTGAGGCTGCTGCTGAGGCTGAGGCGGCAGCTGCTGGATAAGTTGTATCTGTCCTGACATCTCATTCTAGCAAATAAGTTTTACCTTATTCAGCAACGCATTCAGCAGCAGCAGCTACTCCTTCTGCTGCTGCTGCTACTGAGGCCATTAGAGGAACAGCTCTTACGGCTTCAGCGGAGGGAGCAGAGAGATTAGGAGTAAAAGATATGGAAGACAAGAAGTCCATAGGTATTGATATGCTAGAAACCGGGTTAAATCCCGAAGCCCTCAATGTTACTAGCAGAGTTAAAATAGCAATTACAAGAAGTAAAACAAATAGAGCTGCAGAGAACGCAACATATGGAAAAATAGACTTAATTATGTGCTGAATGAGTGGATCAAGTATATCAACAATCCGTGCTTTATTCTCAGGCTGCTGAATGTAATCCCAGAGGCTTGTTATAACACTGTTTCCCATTGAGCCGAAAGCAGCCTTATATAAATGTTTATTTTCAGCGACCCCTTCCGTCATTATTTCTTAAAACGGTATTTTTGTGGAGAGGAAACCGCGTTCGCTTACAGGACCAAAAATCTTCTTTGTTGCCAAGATGGAGATAAAGCTAAATGACCCTGAGAAGAGCGAAGGTGGATTTTTAGTAAAAGTTTCACAAAATATACCTTTCATGACGCATTGGCATTCCGGTAAATGGTCGAATGAAGAAAGTTTAAATAAGATTATATTGGCCCTTGAAAATGAAGTAATAAGACTATTGATGGAAAAGCGTTCCTCCTGGTTCTCATCTCCTCCAACGAAAACTCAACTAACCAAATTGATGAATGGATGGAATCTAACTAATCTGGCAAAACCTCCTGATGCAAAGAAAGATGTGGAAGGATCACAGAGTTTAGTCTCTATTCACATCTCCCCAAAGGGTATTTTGCCCCGATTTGTATCTTCATTATGGAAAGAAGAAGAGAAGATTTCCATGTCCTGGGTGACCACTGAAGACGATGAATTAGAAGAAGTCGACGACAGTCGTGAAATTAATATTGATGTTGATACAGCGCCTGTTCGTCTAAATAATCATGAAGATAGAGATTATCTGGACCGTAAGTTTGCGGCAAAGGAGAGAGTTAAGGAGGCACGCCTGAAGGCCCAAGTTGCAAAGAAAATGGCGCAACGAGAGCTCCGGTTCTTTTATGAAAACTTTAATCTGGAAGATAATGAATCTACCTTCTCTGATTACGATCTAACAGATGATGAACGGTCAGATGATGAAGAAAGTGAACAAGAAGAATCTTAATCCTGGCTTTGCAACCTGCAAAGATTTTTTGATTTTCCGCGGTTTATAAAGAAATCTCCCCTCTGTTATTAGTAGAAGCAATGGACACTCGTGATTTACTTTTGGCAGTTGTAATTGTTGCACTTGGTGTAGCACTGGTTTATTTCTTAGATCCTACCTTTGGCGGCCTACTAAGATCACAGCGTAATTTATATGGTCTTGATACCTTTGCAGATATGCCTCAGCTGGGAGCCACAACACAGGTTGTCCCTAATTACAACGGACCTCAACAGATGCAGCAAAATACCCAGCAGAATTATGCGGTAGATAATCTTGCCTCCACGTCGGGTATGTCTCCGGCCGCATCTGGTTTTGGTTCAACGGACGCGCCGCAGAACTGCTACCCGAAGAAGCAGCTCCGTGCTTCTGAACTTCTGCCGAATGACCCGAACTCTCAGTGGGTGCAGGCCAATCCGATGGCTCCGGGTTCAATCATGGATAAGAACTTCTTGAATGCGGGTTACCAGATTGGTGTCGACACGATCGGTCAGTCCCTCCGTAATGCGTCCCACGATCTCCGCTCTGAGCCGGCGAACCCGCAGGTGCAGGTTGGACCCTGGATGCAGTCAACGATCGAGCCTGACATCAACCGCAAGCCGTTGGAGATTGGTTCATAAACAGATTAGTTAACGCAAATACACTTATAACACAAACTAGAAACTAAAAGTTCCTAATTTGTTCCCTAATCCTTTTTAGAATGTCATCAGTTTCAGCAAATTTAACGTTTTTTTTAATAGCCGTTACTGGCTCAGCTCTTGCAGGATATTATGCGAAGAAGCATTTTTATGATATGACGTTGGTTGAATCTGATGTAGATAATAAAAAATATCTTGTTCGTAATCTACCTGATAAGAAAGAAGCAGCCAATCGTCTTGCAGAGGTAAGACGCCGTGTTCTTCTTTTAATGACACACTTTAAGCAATCTCAGACATCAAATAAGATAGCAACAGACATATTAAAAAACTTTGATGCTGAACCAATTCGTTTTAGTGAATCAGCACCCGACTCTAGTTATACAAGTTATACTCTAAATAAAGGAGAAAAGATGTATGTTTGCTTACGTCAGAAAAATGAAACTCAAGATCTAGTATCTGTCAATGTGTTAACGTTTGTTACACTGCATGAACTTGGGCATATTGGAACACATGAGATTGGTCACACTCCTTTATTCTGGAATAACTTTGCCTGGATTCTTAAACAGGCCGAAGAACTAGGTATTTATGAATATCAAGATTTTGCAGCGCATCCTGCAGAATACTGTGGTATAAGTATTACTGACCAACCAAAATATAAAGAAAATTCAATGGATAACAATAAACCTAAGACGCAGTAAAAATTCTTAAAATTAATAGCCTACGATAGGAATGAGCCTTCAAGAACTTGGAATGAAATATGTAAATAGTTTTATTCAAAGTTACGGGAATGAAGAAGGGGGTCTTCAATTTGTGGAACATTTTCCACCAACCGAGACAAATGCAGGACAGCAAGATTCATTCTTCTTAGAAAACGATGAAGATTATGAAACAGTCTATCCCTTTACCAGCATTGCGGATTTGAAACGTATGCTGTGGGCAGATAAGAATGTGAAGGGAAAAAATTCGTATAAGCCGAAGTTCATTTTCATGGCATGGGAAAGGGATGGAAAATATATTCCGATTGAATTCTACTGGGGTGAGAACTCCGGTCTTCCTGCCCTTTTAGAAGATCCTTATTCTGTTGGAAAGAAACCGAATGAATTTCTCGTGGATAGCGAAGGAAATCGCCGGTCTGTATCTCCCCGCATGAATCTGTTTGTAACGTTGGAGGATTCAATTATTGCAAATAAACCCGAACGCATGGTTATTCATATCTGGCGTCTCAATCAGGTTGTTGGCGACTATGATAGTTTAAAAAAGGTAGAATTTGATGGATTTATTCGTCTATATTTTCCTTGGTTAGCTGAAATTCAAGAGATTGAAGAAGGACTATCCAATGATCCCACAGTGGATCCGGCCTATACAACATGTGTGGAATATATCCAACACAGACAGCAACAATTAAATAGATTACAGGAACTGCTAGAAAAGGATGGAAATGAAATCGGCTTGCTTTCTTGCAGAGGTATTCAATCTCTTCAACTTATTGCGCCCAAAATTACTCCTAAACCGGAATCTTTAGAAATCTTTTTTTATGAACTGGGGTTGTCACAAGCACTACCCTATCTTCGCTACTTTTCAGAGAAAGGTGATCAAGAACCCATCATGCGATATCTGAGAAATGTGTATCTTCCTGCAGATGTCTTGAGTGTGTGGATTAAGGAAATTCCGGAATCCAAGGAAGAAGTTATTATTGGAAAGATCTTAATACGAGGCACGCGTATTCCTGTTGGAAGTGCCTTTGATATCATGTTCTTTAAAGATAATAGCTGTCGTGTAATTCTTGAATCAAATAGAAAAGATGTAATCTATCCGGTCAATTTAGTGGAAGATGGATTAACTAGTCTAGCAACATTCTTGGAGAAGAATCCCTTTGATAAAAATCCATTGAAGATAAAGCATTTACACGGGAAATTTGTGTGGGAGCACCCGGAAATTACTGCACCGAAGCCTTCTATTGCAGAACTCAAGGATCGAGTGAAGCAATATAGTCATTTATTTGAATTAGAACCGGATGATCCTAAATTTATCAAATTGCGTTATCGCGCCGTATCCAACTATGAATCTGAAAATGAGATTCTAAAATTCATTTCTCGTAACGTAGTGCTAGAAGTAGCAGATAATGACTACCAAAATAAGGAAGTTGTTGATCTATTTACGGACAGAATCATGAAGCGATTTGGTCGTTCAAAGGAACAGGCTGTTGCCGATTTTACATTATGGTTACAACGAAAGGGTGAATATCAAGCAGTCGCTCAAGGAAAGGGCGAAGAGGCGGTTCCTCTTTACCACGATGGTTGCATTATTAGTATTGAAAATAATCATCCTTCCTATGAAATTGAAATTGCAAATATTCAAGAGCAAACAAGTTTTAGCCGTATTTTAACAGCAATTGCAATCATGTTAATTGAGAAGCCAACTGCACAAGCAACGGAAGATAAGCAAAGCATTGCAATTATTGAAAAGGAAAATCAAGAATCAAAGATGGAGGGATCTGCTGCTGGCGCTCAAACCCGCGCACCTGTAGCCGTATCCACAGTAGCGGATGAAGGTCTAGATTATTTTAATCTGCTAGGAGCTGTGGAAGAAGAAGATGAAGTCTCGACAAATTCTGGAGGTGGAGGTGGAGGTGGAGGTGGAGGTGGAGGTGGTGGTGGAGGTGGAGGAGAAGGAGCCATTGGCACAGTATCTGATAAAATTCTAGGTGAATTACCCACCGAAGATTTAGCATCTCGGGCCGCCGTTACAGATGCTTTACCCACCACAGTAATAACTCAACAGCAGGCTGCCGAAAGCAAGGAAGTTCTCGGCGACATTGCAAAATTCTATATCACAAAACTCAAGCAATTAGATATTGATCTGTTCGGATACCAAGATAAGCGTGCTGGAAAGTCAAAGGGTTATAGTAGCGCCTGCCAGACTAGCAACGGAGATATGCCCCACGCCCTTTCATCATCTCAATACAAACGTGTGCTAGAAATTTATAAGAATAAGATAACATTTATTGAAGGACCCAAACCCAAAGGATGGAAATTATCCGAAGATTATCCTACAGTAACACCCGATTGGCTATGGGATACGCAGTTCGCACCCCGTAGGCCAGTTTGGACAGTCTTAAAAACAGGTTCTCATACAAAGAAGAACTATTATCTCTGCTCGAAATACTGGTGCATCCGCGATGATCTTCCTTTAATTGAAACCGAATTTGAGTCAAATCATGCATGCCCTTTCTGCGGCGGAAAAGAGATAACAGGTAAGGCTGTTCAACCGGGACAAACAGTTCTTGTGCGTGTAACTGACAAGGGCTATAAGCGATTCATTGGATTTCAGACTGAATCCAAACATCCCGAAGGATTCCCTCTTCCCTGCTGTGGTAAGTTACCGAAGGAATCGCGTCTTGTAGATAAGTCAAGACCTTATGCCGCAACAAAAGATGAAGGAGATCAAGATGAACCCGAAGGATACAAAGAGGAAATTGCAGTGGCCGCCGCAAGTGTTAGCCGAGCTCCTACACCGCCGAATAAGATAGAAGATGTTCTCCTTAAAATGCAGGGCAAATATATCAAGTCTGCTGGAAAATATCCGCTTGGTCCGAATGAACTTGGCATTGTTCCTAAACAGATTGATGATCTCTTTGGTCTTGATTCATCTTTAGCAATTAAGAAAGATGGACCTCAGCAAATGCTAACAAAGGAGAAAATGGCCTTTGTCCGCTTTGGCTTACAAAATAATGACCTAAAACCGGGTGACCGTTTTCTCAGCATGTTAGGATTCTTGATTGGAAGTTTTAATATTGATGCAGTCATTAAGAAAATGGAAACGCAAGCATTTATTCGTGCATTTGAAGATGCAAATTATGGAACACTCGTGCATGAATTTGCCCGTCCAGATAAGCCCCTCGAACCACCCCTATCAGAAAAGAAGGAGTTTGATGAGTTTGTTACGCTTGGAGGCTACGAGGCTCCTTCGGGTAGAACAAATGTTGTAAGGCTTTATTACGCTTACAAGAATTTTATGAGTTACATTAAAGATCCAAATGTGGTTAAGGATATCCGTTATTTCGAGCATTTGCTCATGATGAATGGTGTTTTCTTAAAAAAGGGCATCCTTCTTTTAAGAATTGAAAGACATAATGAAGAAGATGTGTGGGATATTCAATGCCCTGCATTTGGAATGCCGAATATGAAAGAGCAACCAACACCTGTATTTGTAATTCATGATCCTAAATATCACTACTGGGAGCCGCTCGTTCTTTACACAGGAAGTAATGAGGGAATCTTTGGATTTAATGACAAGGATTTGCTTATAGTTTTTAGTCAGCAACCTAGAATAAGAAGTGAGCTTTTGCAATGGATACGAAAAATTACAGATCCGGAAACCTTAAGTTGCAGACGGAAAGACACACCTCCATATGTATGGACTCCAGCAAAATTGGATTCTGGTCCTACTCCACCTTCAATTGCTCAAGTTCTAGAATTAGATTTGAGGCCGACATTTGTTGTTCGTGAACGAAGCAATCGTTTTGTAGGATTTGTATATAAATCACACACGGGTGTGCTTATTTTTGTTCCGGCGCGTGATGATGGATCACGGGTTCACCAATATACAAGAATATATGAAAGCAAATCATTACCTGCACCTCCTCTGCAAGAATTACTAAATTATTATAATGACAATGGATTTTCTGAAATGGAAGGATTAAAGGCGGTTGAAGTGGTAGCAGATGTATCCAAAAATAGCTCATTATATATTGCTGTTCGTTTGGCATCGGGTGCCTTTGTTCCGATTGAACCAACGGCGGATTCATTGGGTCTTCCAACATCAGCAGTTGGCGGAAAAGATCCTATTACTGGGCAAAGCTTCCCTTTTCCTTGGACAATAGATGAGACTCTATTTCCTATTGTTACACCTCCTAGTTCGAACACATTAGATATTCAAACAGCAGAGTCCTTTTTGAATGAGGCGTATCAGTATCTCAGACTAATCTTGTCACATCATTTTATAAAAGATGCGGATGGAGAAAAAGTTCTAGCAAATGTTGAATCGCTGAGAAAACCACCCTATATGTTGCCTTTGTGGGAAAGACAAAAACGCGCTGAAATTCTCTTAGGTCCAGTTGTTCATCGTTTTGTAAAAGAAATGCCTTACACAGAGCGTTTGACTGAGCTACCAAGAATTCGTAAAGATTGTGCAACTGCGACTTCTAAGGACAGTTGCAGCGGCTTATGCGAATGGTCTTCGCATGAAGGAAAATGCTACTTGCATGCTCCTAAGTCAGAGCGTTTTCCTAACCCCGAACGTATTTTTACTGCTAGATTGGTAGATGAAGCGCTAAGAAATCCTTATTTATTTAAGGAGATAAGCACTGGCCGTGTAAGTTCGGTTCGTCCTTTGAAGGGCACTATACAAACAGATACTGAAATCATAACAACTGAAGGAAGAGAACATATTAGAGAATTACAAAAATTAGGTGATTCAAAAATACAAAAAACTAAATACACGCATGGATACCGTTTTATTGAAGAAATTGGAGCTAAAGAAGTTCTAAGAGCAGTGCTAGGAATTACAAGTGATGCGGCAGCCAAGCCTATTGTGGATCAAATGGGAAAACCTGGTTTGCCAAGTTTACCGAAAGGATGGAAAGAAATGTTTTCAACACTGACTCTAACAGCAGAATTAGAGAAAGATCGGCTAACTATTGGTCTCTTACAGGGATTTATGGCAGTTGACAAGAAGATTAAGAGTTTCGACGATGTTAAAGTTAAAATCAAGAATTTCTTGGCAACCCATGGTATTGTATTTGAAGATTGGACACAATCTATGCAAGATTTCTTTGCATATTCAGTTTATGCAAGAATACCCATTGTTAAAGTATCAACTTCAGAAAATGATGAACCAGTCCTTGAGTTTTATATGCGCCCAGAAATGCTTATGGAAACGGATAAAATACTTATTATTTGGAATAATGATGTATTGTTTGATAAACAACAAAAAATATGTCGTCATAATCGCTATACGCTTCCGGGTAATTTGAAGACTTTATTAGAGACAGCAGAAGCAGATGGAACAATGATCCGTAAAATAGGGGATATTTCGGTGCCATATCTTAAACCTGCAGTTGCAATGACAGCTGTTCTACCACTCGTTGCACCTTTACCTCTAGAATCACAAGAAGAAGCTAAAGCCGAAGAAGCTAAAGCAGTAGAAGAGGCAGAAGCTGAAGCAGAAGAAGCAAAAGCAGAAGCAGTAGGTGATTTTGAACCAGCTGGTCCTTTACCTGAAGAACAAAAAGCTGCAGAACAAATTGATTTATCTGAACAAGCCTCATCGGAAACTGCCGAATTTGAACCTGCAAATGCTCTAGCAGCAAATATAGCTGAACGTGAAAGAATTGAATTGCCTTTAGCACCACCTGAAGGTGAAGCAGAACAGCCAGTGCAACCTGCGGCTCCTGCAGAGGAAGCTGCTGTGGCTCCTGCAGAGGAAGCTGCGGCTAATTTAGTGAATGCTTCTGCAGAGGAAGCTCCTGCGGCTAATTTAGTGAATGCTCCTGCAGAGGAAGCTGCAGCTAATCTAGTGAATGCTTCTGCAGAGGAAGCTCCTGCGGCTCCTGCAGCACAAGCTCCTGTGGCTCCTGCAGAGGAAGTTGCATCTAATTTAGTTAATTCTTCTGCAGCACAAGCTACAAATGCAGCACAAGCTACCAATGCAGCACAAGCTACAAATGCAGCACAAGCTCCTGTGGCTTCTGCAGAGGAACCTGCACCCAATGCAGCACAAGCTACAAATGCAGCACAAGCTCCTGCAGCACAAGCTCCTGCAGCACAACCACCCAATGCAGCGCTCCCTGAAATTTAGAAAAGAAGAATAGACCCATCTCCTTGAGCAATCGCAGCCCGCCGAGCCTCAAAGATTTCATCAATAATATCATCCAACATAGGCAACTTCAAAACTTGATATGTGGGATTATTCGGATGAAGAACAACAAGAGCCAAAGCAGTCACTTTTTCTCCATAGCATGTCTGCAAGATACGCCGATAGACATTCAACTGAATAGTATAATGCCAGTAATTGACATCTGGCAGATGAGAGCAAGGTCCTAGCATATTATCATAATCATTCCGCAGCTTAATCTCCTTAGTTCGTTTCCAATCATAGATAGCCAACTCCCCATTTGGCTGACGATACACCATATCAATGGAACCTGCAAGATTCAAGGAAATATCCCAGACCAACCACTCAGTTCGAAAAGGCGTAAACTTAGATCCATGCTTCCGCTGATACTCTAAGAAATAGTCCCATTCCTTGGATTGCAGAGCTTCATACTCATCTCCTGCAAGATTACCAATTGGATCTGCATTATAATAATGCTCAATATCCAAATGGATTCGGGTTCCTGCACCCGAGGCTTCATCACGGTTCTTATCCCATCCAGCCTTGATTTCTTCATCTGTCTTTCCATAATAAGGCCCAACAGCAAACTTCTGCTTGTTAGCCCGCATCTTACGAATATTTTTATCAGCATCAAAATGCTTATGCAAGTGTCCAATAATTGATGTTACTGAGATTTGAATTGGAACTCCATCTACACTATACACATGGGAAGCCTCTTCAAAGGTAATATGATCATCACGCTCATGCTTATTAATTACTGCTAGACGCTGCCAAGGTAAGGCACCTCCACTGATTGACTGAGGCATTTTTAGCAAAAATATTTGGAATTATAAGAATCAATTTTTACAGCAGATGAATTCTACTTATATAAATAGGAGGGAATGAAATGTGCTATTCAGGCAGTTTTTATAGCAAAGGAAAATATTCTTTTCCTAGAAGAATGGATTGATTATCATATGCTTATTGGATTTGATACATTTTATTTGTATGATAATTCTAAAGTGCAAAAGAATATAGGATTTGATTCAAAGAAAAAACATTTGATACCTCAGAAAGTAAATAAATGGGGAATTGATTATGACAAAATAGTAAATCTTACAAATAATGAAATTCAAAAAATTATTAAACAAATTGAAGTAAAATATAAAAATAAGGTTTTCTTTATAGAGTGGTCGCCAAAAGATAAAGATGGTAAAATTATCTACGGACAAGTTGAAGCATTAAATGATTGTTTGGTTAATCTTAAAAAGACCCCTATAGAATGGTGTGCAAATATAGATATTGACGAATTTATAGTTACTAAAAATCTTCATGAATATATTCAAAGTCAAGGAGATATTCTTTGTGTTAAAATGCAACAATTGTTATTTGATTCAAGATTTAATAATTTAAATAAATTAATAACAACTATTAATAAAACAGCAGAAGAGATTTTACCCAAGAATCACTCAAATAAATATATATATAATGTTAAAAATGCAACACATTTGGATGTGCATGATGTTGAAGGAAAAGGTGCAAAAATGTATCCTTCTATAGACGAAATACATTTCAATCACTACAAAAGAGATTTTAAGAATAAATTTTCAATTAAGGATCATAAATTAGTAAAAACAGATTTTAAATATAAAATTGTTAAAAGACCAATTGATCCAAAAATTGTTGCAATCCTAAAAAAGAAAAGCAAAAATTATTTTATAAAGAAAATTAAAAATCAACTAACAAGAAAGAATAAGAAATTAAATAGAAATAAGACTCTTAAATCTAAAGATCAATAGTTACCTTATTTCCTCCACGACCACGACCACGACTACGCGTTGACCCTCCTCTGCCTCTTGTTAGTTCAACAACTAGAGGTGCTGGAGGTGCTGGAGCTCCCATGACTGCAGGAACCGAAGCAGCTACAGAAGAACCGCGACCGCGACCGCGTGTTGAGCCACCGCGACCCCGTGTGGATGTTGAAGAAACAGGCAGCTTAGGTAGCACAATCGGTTCTCCTTCATCGACACCCAGTCTCTGCGAAGCTGTCGTCAACGGACCATACGATCGGCGCCGGAAGATGAACCACCGATTCAAGAAAGAATAGTCGCGGATCTTCGGTGGCATTCCAAATCGCGTATTCACACGATCATAGACACCCTTAAACATTCCCGTGCTTTCCTTGATCTTGAGTGCAGCCATCTCCTCCGGTAGCAATAAATCAATACCCAATTCTGCAAGACGTGCCTGAAGATAACCAAAGTGAACTAGATATTCTCTGTGATTATCTCCAATTGTAATGAAACTAACATCAATCGCCCGACCTACTCCACCCGAAGTCACAGGTAGAGCCAGTTCTTCGGGATCTGAATCATACTGCTTTGTAATTGACCAAATCTCAGTCTCCTCTTCTTTACCTGTCATAACACCTCCCTGCTTCAAAGTTGATAATGCATTGAAAACAGTTTCACCATCAAAACAGCAGCCAATGAAGAAACCTCCAACCTTCAAGCAATCTGAAAGATTATGCAAGAAAGAGTCAACCGTTTCGGGCCGCTCAAAGAAATAGTGCAGAGCAAACATGCAACTTACTGCTTCAAACTTCGCAGCAGCACGACCAATGAGCCCGGATTCAACCAAGAACTTGGGAGGCTGTGATCCACCAAGAGGTGAATTGAATAATGCACGCAACATAGTCTGATCTTCTGTCGTAATACCTGCATCACCCGTAGAAAAGGGTCTGATCGCCGATCCTTGCACAAAGACCATCGGCGGAGTAGACGGAAATTCAGCCCGTTTGTTTACATAGCGGCGATAGGCCCCATCCCTAGGATTATTTAGTGAATCCTCCGCCGGATCAATACCAAGAACCCATGCTAGATTCGCAGCAGACCATTTATGAATATCACCTGCCTTTCCGCAGCCAATATCTAGCAAAGCCATTCCCGACTGGAGAACACGGCTAAATAGAAGACTACTCTTGATATAATTATGGAAATCCCGCAAGCTCTTCACCTTGTATTCATTCCGAGTATCCATCTTTGACACATACCTTTTTTCTCCTGAAGGAGCAGGCTCTGCAGCAGGCACAGGCTCCTCCTCAAAACCATCACCTGTCATAATCATCTCATCCGTGATAGGATCGTGAATAGTCGCCCAAATTGAATCCGCAACCTTCTCTGCATTCAATGACCCACTAACCTTACCACGTCGATAGCTTTCAGTTTTATCCCAGCGAACACGGAGAGGAACCCAACGCCATCCGGGATCTGCATCGGGATTATACGACATTTCAATAACCATATTGCTAGAGATGGGCTGATTATCCACTGTTGTGCGAATAATACCGTGCATGATATCACTCTGAGCACCGGACATATCAATCGGAACATGGCAGATTGATGCTGCAATATCGGGCGGATCGAGGGGGTAAAATACAATAGGCTTATAATCGGCAGAATCCTCTAAGGGAATTGGAAGCATCTCCAAAATTGTCTGTCGCGGATTCTTGAATGCAGGATCGCGGATAGAACCTACAAAGAGACGGAGTGTCTTGTAAGAAACAAGTTCATTTGTATCAGCCCGAACTTCAGTATGAATAATTTCATCCTCTGTCATCTGCCCATTCGCATCACGATTACGTTCAATCATGCAGAGGAAATCAACTGTATTATGGGAAACCGGCTTCCACTTGAACTGTGCCTTCCATGTGCCAGGTGTCGTAGGTAGAGAAAGAGCATTGGGTGTAAAGATTAGACCATCTGTGGCATATGGAGCTGTCTTAGAATACTCTAGCATAGCCTTCGCTTCAATAAAGATTTGCTTCTGCGAAGAACCGGGATTTGCAAACTTGAAATTCTTGATTGCAATAGAAAGGTGTTGGGCAAGAGGCATCTTTAGAGTGGGCTGAGCCGTTCGTAGACCTGTGACAGCTTCACTCAAGAGACGAAAGCGGGACTCAAGATTCGGAGGTGCTCCTTCTTCGGCTGCCACAATTGACTGGGATGTGAAGGGGAGAGAACGACAATCTTTGGCTCCACGCGTCCGGAAAATGTCAAAGGCATAAAAGGTGTTATGCGGATCACCCGTCTTTGTTTGTCTTACCCATTCACCATCAAGAACTGTTCCTGCCCACACTGCAGGATCAACTGACATTCCTGTGCTATATACATCCATATTCATATCAATCAGATAGAGGCCACCATCTAGATGGACATACATCATTGTGCGTAGACCATCTGCCTTATCTGTAACATTATATCCGCCCTTCAAGGTTAGAAGACTAATTGTTTCAGGAGAGCTTTCGGTGCCTAATGAAATATTCTTCTTCTCAAGAGTCATAGCCTTGGGGCCCGGAAAAGAATTCACCTGCTGGAAAATTTCCTTGAGACTGCCGTAAACTTCTTCACGCAAAGACTTGCGAAGAATAGCAAAAGACCTTTGCTTTCCTTGGAGTGCATGGCCAATCTTTCCTAGGAAAAGAAGAGGTTCAGCAACTGCCTCTTCTCTAATTGCTTCAACTTCTACTTCGTAGATTAAAGGTCGACCAAGCACATCCGCTTCTGTAAATGACTTTACCGTATTCATAGACTGGCGGACAATACTCAAATCGTAGCGGGCACCGGAACCCTTGGGCGTAGAGAATGAGTAGCGGCGAATATACCGGAAATTCTTAGGCATGATGGCCCATTGGAAAATTACTTCCTGGTATTTAATATCTTCACGAGCCAATGCCTGCTCTCTGCGAACCTTAAAACGAACATCGTATTCGGCAATATCAATTTGCTGAAGATTATTAATTTTTGTCTTGATTGTGCATGTTGCTGATTCGGGTAGGCGATTTGTTCTGCAGTATTCCTTTACTGCATCTTCACCCGTGATCTGAAAGCGCATGCCGTTATTTAGAATGATATTCAGATAGGGAATCTGAACTTCTTCTTGCAGACCTAGAGCGCGAAGGCGCATCATTACATCCATCCATTCTCCGGCATTTGTCTTAGAAATTACTGCTTCTAATTCAGCATCCTTAATACCTTTCCATGTATTCCATAGAGTCTTAATCTCTTCGTATTCTTGTTTACGAAGTTCCATTCCTACTTTAGGCTAATAAGTAAGTCTGCATTCAATTTTATGAGCAAGAGCCCATAAAATAAGACAACTACTCTACACTCGTAAGTTCATCCACAATACTGGGAGCAGCTCCAGAAATAAATCTCTGATAAAAAATTAATCCTTTTAGCTCCTGCTTTGTCATTGTAGGCAGAGCCGCTGCTCCAACAACACTCTTCTTCAACTCTGTAATTGTCTCAGGAATACTGACTGATGCAGGGGCAATCCACTTGAAACCTGTTGTAGTAATCATTAACTTGAATTCAGCAGGTGTTACAGTGTTTCCTTTAGGTGATCCAATCCAATTTGCCGACTCATTTACACAAATAATCTTTTCACACAAAGGAATACCTGTTGGATAACAGAAAAACTGCTTCTTTTGGGGTAAGACAACGGCAATTGTGATTCCAGCAGATAATGCAAGAAAGTCACAGACAGCTGAAGATAATTTATCAGTTAAGCAGGCGTCATAATTCCATGTTAGAACCGGTTCTGCCTCAGTCTTTAAGAACCAAGCAATAAAATGGGATTTAAACCATTTTCGGCCACGGCCTCCTTTTTCTTTGTAGATATCGTCAAAACGCTGGGATAGAATAGATATCTTTGATCGAATTGTTGCAGCTTGAGTTCCTTTATTTGAATATCTGAAGAAGGGATCTTCTAGGGCACACAAAATGGATAGAGGATGAGGTGGCATGGATTCATGGAGGATAGACCAACCGGGGCTACACCAGGGCACCTTCTCTTCAATAATATGCATTGTTTGCTTTTCGATTAAAGGAAGCGAACAATGTCTATTAGGATTTTCTTGAATAAGTGCTTGTAATTTATCCCAGGAAACTGACATCTCTAGTAAATTACGAACTGGATTGTTTAAATGAGTTAATGAGAACATCTCTTTGGGAAAGTTCAGCCCTGTTTTTCTTTACAAATTCAATAAACTGTTCTAAGGAGTCAAAGATTTCTTGATCTAGGGCGGCTACATCAAAAAATACTCCGTTGGCGTTTTCGGAATAGTGAACATTTTTCTTCTGCAGGAGACGAAGAATCTCTAGATATTCGGGTTCACCGAGAGTTTTAAGGGATTCTAAAAATCTTTCACGACGGGTATATTCGGTCATATCCATTACTTATTGAAAAGGAGTTATTGTTCCAGAACGGGCGCGAAGGCCCCGTTAGGGGCCGACTGGCCTCCGTTAGGGGCCGACTGGCCTCCGTTAGGGGCCGACTGGCCTCCGTTAGGGGCCGACTGGCCTCCGTTAGGGGCCGACTGGCCTCCGTTAGGGGCCAACTCTTCATTCGGAGAAGCCTCAACAACATTTTCTAGTAAACCAACAGCCATAATAAATTCATCATGTGATTGAAAGCGAATCTTAAGAATCCGAACAGTAATCTTATTACCTTCCTTCAATGCATCAAATTCTAAATTGCCCAAATGAAGATCACGTGGTAGAAGAACACGAAGAGAATTTTCAAAAGCTGCATACGCACCCATCTTATTTACCTTCAGGACCTCTGCAGGAACAAGATCATCAACTGCAGGATACAAGACATCGCATTGGAGCTTGCAACGAAACATGAAATCTCCAGTAAATGTTCCATTCTTACCTTGACCTAGAGTGCGTGATAACATCTTCATACTATTTTCCTTGATGAACCCATGCGGAGAGCATCTTCCCTCCATTTTCTTGCGGAGCTGTAGTAAAAGATATCCATCCATATCAAGTGCAGCTGCAGGATATTCGCGGGGTAGGAGAACAGCTTGTTCTTCAAGAAAACATGGATGATACATTACCTAATCTATGTTTTCTTTTTCATCTTCAATTTTAAGCCGAAGGCTTAAAATAAGACACTAGACTAAAACTACTTCTTCGGCCACTGCGATCCCGGTGCATCAATTGATCGTTGATAATCCACAGTATTCAAAAACCATCGTTTTCCGCCCACACGACGTCCATCCATTAAGCGGCACAAGAATTCCAAATAAATGCAGAGAACAGACTGGGTCATATCCGCTGTTTCCTTGATTTCCTCCGAAGTAATATGGCGCGTTTCTCCAATATTAATAATTGGATACATTGCAGCTAGCAGATCATCATGGCGCCCCGTCTCAGGTCCCGAGCTATTTGCCTTCATAATTTCAGAATGCAAGAGTTTAATTTTCTGCAAATGTGGTGCCTTATTACTTACACCCGAACAATCTGCTCCCAGCTTCTCCGGCCCACCGGGTCCATTTGCGACTGTTTTATAAGCAATGCTACCACCTTCTTTCACAGTTAATATACCAAACGCCGATCCACATTCAGCAGAGACTGTATGAATAGGAGCCAAACCAGATGTGGTCGCCGCTGCTTCAACATATGCAGACAAATTGCTCGGGCATAAACCAAGATCTTTTGTCCCAGGTTTAATACAATACGTCTCAATACGCCGTGTCGCTGTGTTCATCAAGAAAAAACCACTAATTGTATCATTCTTAAAAACAAATCGCAGAAGAGTTTTCTCATAAAACTTTTTCTTATCTCCCGAAAGCATTGTCTTAGAAGGATCTGTAACAGACGGTGTTAGTAATTTTATTAAATCCCCTTTCAGTGTATCCGAACTATAAAAATGGTCCAAACCAAATCCTAGCAGAACATTGCGAGTTTCCTCTTCTAATCGGACTTTGAATCTCTGTGCAATTTTCCCCAATTTATCTAATCCTTTCATTTTCTCCAAGAATGATGCATGCTGTGATGCTGTAAATGAATATGAACCGCTTGATTCTAGAACTCCTCGGACAACGGATAACCAATCGATAATTGATTCTGAACCTGCTCTAACCGAAGCGGAAGTTGAAAAAGTGCCTCCTGTTGTAGCTGTGCCTCCTGTAGCCGATGTCAAGGCGCTACCTTCAGAGCCGCTTGAAGCCACAGATGACGGCGAATCTTCAAGAAGCGCTAATCCAGCAGCAGCCTCTGTAGGCCGAACACGCACATTTGTTTCAACACCAGCACCCTTGAAAGGACCCGGTTCTGGTCTCATACGGGGAGCCCAAAGAGGTGCGGACCTCTTGAAACGAAGAGATAAGGGAACTGAAGTATCAGATACATCACGGGGCTGAAAGACTACATATGCGTTTCGTAAAATCAAATATCCCTTTTGTCCCTTATGCATCAATTCAAAAGCAGGATTATTTATAACCGATGAAATAGCCGCCGCTGAAATATCGGCAGGCAAGCCCTTGTAAATTTCATTTTTAATCAAGTTATACGGTAAATAAGCAGACTCCGAGAAAATCTGACGCAAAGCACTTTCCCTTAATAACATATAAGAACGTGCATCTTTCACTGTAAATGTAGATGTATTCAAATTACTTCCATCCTCTAAAACAGGTCGCACTTCTAACTTACAACTATACGAGCATTCCATATAATCACATATGCTAGAGTTATCCTTGTCTGCTAATTGAATTTCACCAAGATCATTCCCTTGCGCATCAATATGATGCTGTTTGATGTCCCCCGTTAATTGAATTCCTTGGTAATTTAAATTGCAATCCCATGCACCAATCTTTAATTGTCTTTGCACTAAACCAATTGCTTTTGCTTTTTGCACTGCAAGACGATACGAATAAATGTCGCTTGTTTCGTAATCATCATAATATAGAGAATATAAACGAATTAAACAATTTCTAAGTTCTGCAGGTAAGGCGCCATGAGAACAATAACGAACACCACGTCCAATAATTTGCTCGAGACGATTCAAATGATACCATGGATCAAGCACGTGGATTTCACGCACGCATTTCAAATCTAAACCTTCACCTGCAATCTGGGAACCCACAATAACTTTTACTTGAGCGCCACGAATAACCATTTCCCTCTTTTCTTTCTCTGAAAGAGGAGGAAATGTTGTCGCATAGGCTACAGCTTCACCCAGATTTGTCGTGTAATCAGATGTTAGTAAAATGTAGCGCGCTGGAGCAAAACCGGGACAGCCTGCAGAACCTTCCTTGGACACTTCGGGTCCATGCTGTTTTCTAGAGCACATCGCGCATTGTCTAGGAACAGGTGTTACTCCCTGCAAAAGAGGTATTTCTTCACCCGAACCTGAAACACGAGTATATCCTGCTCGTTCTAGTGCAATACATAGAGGAAGCGCTCCTGATTGCACATAACGGGAATATACAAAGTTTATACCCTTGCTAGTCCGAATATAATCAAGAATCCTTGCAATTTTAGGAGCATAGTTAGGGAGCGCCTCAGAACCATACACTTCATCTATTCCATATTCAATATCTTCACGCCATGAAAAACGCTTGCCCGCTTCTTTAAAATGTGATTCCCAACCTTGCTTTCCGAATTGTTCATTTTTGTAAGTAAAATTTCCGATCTGAGTCCACGAATCTAAAACATTCTTGCGGCGACCAATTTCTAAAGGATTATCTTCGCCCTCTTCTTCTTGAAGACCTGTCACAGCAGAAGGCACAGCTCCGACATTCATTTGAAATCGAGATATTTTTTCACAGATAGAACCCGAAACAGGTCTAACCCGCTGAATAGGCAATGCTTCAAGACCCTCCAAAACTTCGGGTAAAACGGTAATATCTTCTCCACCTCGGAGAGCAGTCTTTGCAGGATATTCTGTGGTTGGCTTCCAATCATCTTGTAGGGAAGGATGGAGACGAACAGGAAATGTGAAGGGATTTTCACCACGCATATAGCTGATATAGCGGCTAGCAATATCTTGTAACTCAGGTTCTGATTCTTTCTTTAGTAAACCCTTAGAATCAAATAGTGCATCTGATTTTAAATCATCTAGCCTTTTCGTGTCATTCAAGATTAATAAATTCAACAAGAATATGATTTCAGGTGCAGTATTAAACATAGGTGTCGCTGTCATCAAAACAAGACGACAACCCTCAGTCCATCGCAGAATATCTAGCAGAAGTCCTACGATTGCCTTTGCCTCAGCGCCTTCTTCACCAGCTGCAGCATCGGGATTTTCATCGGGTGAAATCTCATCTGATGTAACTGTTTTAGGATCTTGTCTTAAATTATGAGCTTCATCAATAATGATTAGACCATCATTAAAGAGTTCGCGCAGAAGTTCTCTTTTTCTTTCCTCTAATTCAGCCTCATCTGTGATTGATGCAGGAATACGCTCTTTGAAAATGGCCATGACAGAGTTCTTAAACGCCATATAGCCATTAATCCGATAGCGTTGTCTCTTCAACTTGTCAATACGAAAAATAATTTTACTGGGTTCATCTTCAGGTGTTGCATCCACTAAATCCAAATATGTTGTTCCAGTGCATTGGGCTGAATACCAACCTCCATGCACATAACGAGCAGAATCCTCTGTTGTAGATTTACGCAAAAGGTCAGGATTAAAGATTGTCTTACGAAATCCAGGAGCAATAGAACGGGGAACAACAATATGAACACGCTTACTAGGTCTTTCTGCCAAGAAGTTCTCAGCAATTGAAATAGCTGAGCATGTTTTGCCCACACCCACGCCATGATAGAGTAATAATCCTAAATAAGGCGTAGTCGGATGCAAGAAACGTGAAACAAGATGCTGAACGGGTGTTAATGTAAAGGCTTCAAATGCAGCGGCAGAACATTGATCACCTTTTTCCTTTAAAGACGCAAATGCTTCCGCTTTTGCATCGTAGAATTCCTTTTTGTAATATAATTTACGAGGAAGCTCGGGATCTTCCACATCGGGATAAATACCTGCTATTTTTTCGAATGAGCTGATCTGTGCTGTAGGAACAAGTTCCCTAGTTTGCATTTGTCTAGTAAGCATATCTCGACGAGTAAAATCTGTTTCTTTTTCCCAACTTTCAAGATATGACAAATCTACTTTGGAAGGCATTACTCTAAACTAGAGTAAGGAATCTAACAATACGTTAAGACCGAAGATCCGGGCCTAGGGTATATTGAAATCCTTCGTAGAAAATGCAAAGGATGCAAGATTCAATGGTAAAAAATTGACAAAAAAAAAATTCAATATAAAAGCCAAAATGGCCGCGCATATTGAATTTGATCAAGAACTTCTAAGAAAGTTTGTAATTGCGTGTGAAGAATTGGGTTCTCTAGAGAGAAACAATGTGTCTTCAGATCAACTGCTCATCATGCGACTACGAGTTATTTGCGCACTGGTTGATGCTATACCAAATCTTACACTAGAAGAGCAGACAAATATGATTCTTGCTCTACTAAGGATGGAGCAGAAGCAGCAGGAGGAGCAAGAGCATACTGATCCTACTCCAACTCAAGAAGAGCCCTCCAATTAAACTACAAATGATGGCCAGAAACAATAGTTACGTAAAATGCTAGAAGTATGCAGAAGAATTTCTTTTTTTTCAACATTATACGGACGAATTTTCTCTAATGCCTCTTCCGATGTAAACCACCGAATATCCCCTATTTCCCGCTCCATGATATTATCACCTACTTTGACAGATGGCTCGATTGAATCAAAACAAAAAGCAATCTGATATTTGTGTCTATAATGAACATGATTGCTTCCAAAAAAACTTTCTTCAATCCATAAACAATTTCGTAAAATAGTGATTGATTCAAAAGGAAAACGTGTTTCTTCATTGAATTCACGGGTAGCACATCGTATTTCAGATTCATTCGGTCCGCGCCGACCTTTAGGAAAACCCCATTCAGGTTCATTCCATTGTGTTTTTGATCCTTGAATACTATCTGCTAGAAATGTAGCTTTTAACTCTTCGAATTTTATCTTAGCCGGTTCATATTCATTGCGATAAGGTTTTGAGACAGGTCCACTCCACAATTCTTCCCATAAGACATCGAAATCTTGTGTAAGAAGTTTTTCTCTTTCTAATAAACAAGTTTGATCAATGAGAACTTGAATATATGCCCGATTTGCAATGTCGTATTTTCCACGAAGGATTTCAATATATCCCAGACTATCTTTCCGGCGAACCATTAAAAATCTAAACGTAGCATTTTCAAATCCATTTACAACTGCATCATCCATAAATTTTGCTTGAATCTCTTCCCTCTTGCAACCTAAAACCTGAACTAAAATAATTCCAAAGCTTGTGATTGGTTCAACACATGCTTTATAATAATGTCCACTTTTACCGCAATTAGTGCAGTTCAATGACATTTTAAAACAACCTATTATGAAAAAGACCTTGTGTGTTTAAATAGACTTGGTATAAATCCACAGATATCGTAGAGATGCCTTTATCTATGCCGCCCGAAGTATGGGGGCCCATTTTCTGGGCAACCATTCATACAGTTGCTCTAGCCTACCCCGATGAACCGAATTATAATCAAAAAAGAGCAGCCAAGGAATTTTTCTTAAGTCTAGCAGAACTCATTCCATGCCCTATTTGCAGATCGCATTATGTGGATCATTTGAAACGAAGTCCTATTGAGCCATTCCTGGATAGCAGATCCCATCTATCAGATTGGACACTTAAGTTACATAATCAAGTCAATTTAAATCTAGGCAAGCCAACGATAACTCGCGAAGAATTCCTAAAAGCCTATTCTGATATGTGCGACCGTGCACTTCCTGTCCCGCCTTCACCTTATATTCATAAGCTGGCAGAGACTGCAGATGAAAGAGCGTATGCCAGAGGTATTATAGCAGGTTCAGTAGGCACATTGGGCTTAGCAGGATTAGGTATTGCAATCTATAAAAGTTATTCTTCTTAATTAGGGATGGTTCAAATACTTGAATTACACGCCTTAATGTCAGATTCTGACTTTAAGGAAAAGTATGAAGGAACCCATTTTGATGAAACAGCTGTTAAACAGCTTATAAATGAAGACTATGATGTTTATGGCATAGAAGCGGATGGTTCAAAAAAACTTCTAGCAAAGTTCCGCAAGAGTGTTTTACCCAAGGAAACTGTTCAAATTGGATGGGATTCATTCAGAACATTAGCAATGCCAGGTCGTAATCGCGGAGCCGCCGCAGGACCAATTGATTTAAATTCGCCCTACTGGAAAAAGAGAAAGCCGATCAAGACAGATAAATGGTCAACATGGTATGAAGAAAAGGGCAAAGAGGGAAAGATGCGCGTAAATAATTTAGTTGCCAGCGGTGTCATCGGTTTTTACGAAGAGACACCTTTCATGAAAGCCGCTTGCAGAATGACTGTTTATACCCGCAGATATCTTCATCTTTTCTTGCATGGACTACCTTTTATTCAATCAATTGATAAGCAATTCAAAAAACTCGTTCCTAAAGAACATAAAAGACAATTGGATATAGTAAGTAGCAAACCCGACTATCAAATACCTGGAACAGCATTTAGCACAGTTACAGTCAATTTAAATTTCAGAACCGCTGTTCATAAGGATGCAGGAGATTTCAAAGGTGGATTCGGCAATTTATCTGTGATTGAATGGGGTAGATATAAAGGTGGATATACACTTTTCCCCCGTTTTGGTATTGCATTTGATGTTAGAACGGCGGATTTTATTGCTATGGATGTGCATGAATGGCACTGTAATACACCGATGTATGAATCACCGGAAGATAAAGCATATAATAAGACTCTTCCCGATATTAGAGCCCGCGATCCCACAACAGGTTTGCAAGGATCGGAGGAATTATTCCAACGTCTAACATTTGTGTGCTATTTTAGAGAAAAGATACAGGGTTGTGATGAAGGTGAAACAGCAGAGTATTATGCAAGAAGCAATTTTGACCAAGAAAAGGAGACTGATAAAGCGGAATCAAAACCAACAAAGACACTTTTATTACCCCAATATAATCCTTTGGATGAAGTTGTTAAATCACTCCAGCTTTTTGGCAAAACATATAGACAACGAATTCCTGATGGTGCTACACGAAAACTCGAAGCATTTATGAAAGGACAGGGCAAGAAAACCCGCAAAAATCCCAGATTAAGATAAAGAGATGTATTTAGAGATCGGATTTATATTGTTTTTAATTGCTTCATATCTTTATTTTATGTATCAAGATATGATCACGAAGACAGCTACAGATATGTGGAAACTAGGTGCAGCAGTAGCTACAGTTGCATCAACAGTAGGTGGAGTCTATTATTTATACAAGAATCCCGAGCAAATAAATAACATTAGAGAAATGTTATTAAAAAAGCAACCATCCATAGGGAATAAATGAGCACCAATTTTAGTTCAAATCTTAGAAATGAAGAAAGAAGATTTCAAAGAGGCACTACTGTAGGAGGTTTCTCAATGCCTTCTATGCCAAGTATGCCTGACGGGCCTGTCTCTGGATGGTTTCCGCCCGCTTCTGAACCTGTAAAAAGAGTTCTATTCATTATTGGTGGTATAATCCTTATTTTAACAACACTTGCCATCTTTATTTTTACAGCGAATGCTTTTTTTCCTTTTGTTGATACATCACCAATTAGTAATGCATTTGGTCTAAGTGTTCAACAGCAACTCTACTGGTCTTCTTTTGTAATTCCAGCAGGAACAGATGCGCCAAGTGCTCTATACATTTCGCAAAAAGATTCAATTACGATAAGACCTGCCCAGTTTGTAGCAATGTTTGATATTTTTATACAGAGTTCAAAAGCCCCTGCCTTAGGATCATATCGTCATATTTTACATAAAGGTTCAGATGAATATAATCAATTGGCAGGCACAGCAATTACACAGAATATTGTTGGAAATGCAGCAACTGATCAAACCTATGAAGCGGCTGCTGCTGGCGCAGAAAGAATGCAGGGTATTCCTTTACCAACGCAAATGGGTCCTGGTGTTTTCTTGCATCCTTATCGCAACGATATTGTATTTTTTATGCAAACAGAAGCGGCTGCAGCCTCTGTGATTGGATATGATGTATTATATTTAGAAAGCACTGCTCTTGAAGATGTTCCTCTAAAAGAGTGGTTCCGAATTACACTCATGATAAACGGAACATTTATGGATATCTACAAGAATGGCGAACTCATGAAATCAATTGTTCTAAAAGGTAAAGTAAGACCGGTAACAAATCAGTGGTTCGGAAGAAGTGGACCAGCAGCCTTTAACGGAGTCTTGCAGAACTTAAAATTATATAATGGTGTCTTAACACCGGCGGAAATCAAATTTGCTGCTTCTGGTGCATTCTCCTCAAAACCTCAAATCAAGGATGCATCTGAAATTTGTTAGAACTGATTTATATATTTTTAAAAATTTACTGTAAACAGGGAATGGACCTACTTAATAGCACAGCAGGTTTCTTTGGAACTCAGCCAAGAGGCCGGGCTGCATATAATTATAATTATAGACCATCGAATGATGTTCCACAGTTACCTATCATAGCAAATACATCACCGTCTGATATTGCTGGATATGTAATGACTGCAGTTTTTGTAATCGGTATGATTTTTCTACTCGTAATTTATTACCAAAGAAAGAATGTTCAATCAAATCCTGGACCTTGGAAGTTTTCACCGAAAGAATTTCCTATTGTAATTCGTTCTGATCAATTAACAACGGTTACCCAAGGTTCATTCACACTTGTTCATTATTTATACATATCGGGATCAACCGAGCAAAGAACAAATCCTCAAGCTATTTGGAGATGGGGTATTTATGATCCGATCCGAAAGACTCAACCTGCACTTTTAGCTTCCTATGTGCCTTCTCAAGAACAATTATTGCTAGAATTTTCAAATGTTTTAACGGGAGATGCAAATAAAACTGCAGCAATTTACATACCGAGTATTGTTCAACAAAGATGGTTTCATATTGCAATTGCATTTGAAGGGAGAACGGTTGATATCTATGTGAATGGCCAACACTCAAAAAGTATTCAGTTACCAAATGTATTAAAACAGTCAAGCGATGGTATTCAGATTGTAGGTAATTCGGGAATCCTGGGAGAAATGGCGCTTTGGAAAGTTACAGAAGGAAGATGGAATGAGGAGAGTGCAAAAACTGACTATAATGATACATCTGATAATACAGGTAAACCAATTTTACCTGTTGATTTTTCATTTGATATTGGTAAAATAAGTTTTTGTCCTGGAGCACCCTGGTGTGAAGAAATTAAAGGGGATTGTAAAACATATGTTAAATACGAATATGCATAAATATAAAGTTTTAAAATCTAAAAAAGATGAATCAATGATCAATCTTTTTTATATAATAATAGGTTAGAGAATGAATGGTTTAGCATCTGCAGGTGGTGGTCCCGGATTAGTAAATAGCTTAATTTACGTGTTGCTGTCATTCGTGTTAGTTTATTTCGTCTATCGCTTAGTGTATCCGCAAGCGGATCCGCGTGAAGCGCAGGTTATTGACTTTAATGATGGTGGAAATACGGTATCCACAGGAACAGATTTGAATGGATCACCTTTGCCCCAGCTCTTTACGGGTGGTGAAATGACATTGTCTTTTTGGCTCTATGTGAGCGACTGGGATGTTCGTGCCGGCATGGTAAAGCACGTTCTCTCCGTAAGAGGCTCCGCGGGTGCCAACACATACAACAGCTTGGTGTGTGCATTATATCCTTTGGAGAACAAGATGATGATCCGTGTTCGCACAGCGGGTGCATCGACACCTACAGGCACTGGATCACAGGCGAACCCGCCGACTTCTCAGTCAAACAGCTCAGATTACACGGATGTAGTGACATTCAATAACTTATTGTCCGGAAATATTGGAACTGCCGACTTCACAAATACGGTAAACTACCCGCTCTGCGACTTGCCTGAATTTGATTTGCAGCGCTGGATCAATGTAACAGTTGTCGTATCTGGCCGTATTTGCGACGTTTACCTTGATGGTAAGCTGAGCCGCAGCTGCATGATGGACAATGTAATCCAGTTTCCCAAACCTGTTGGCTCTGCTGGAATTGTGATTGACGCCTGCCAATCACAGGGTTTCGGCGGCGCCCTGTCTCGTGTGCAACTTTTCGGATATGCAGTAACACCTGACCGTGTCTACGGAATGTATCAAGCGGGTCCTTCAGTCAAGTCATCCACGCTTGTTGATAAACTCCTGGGTCTTTTTGGAATTAATTTGACTATAAGTGCTTATAAGGTAAATTCCCCGCAGCCTTCATGCAATGGCAATGTAAATGTCAATGTTCCGGGGCCCGTTGGAGCTGCTATAACACAAACCGGCCTCGGCCAGCCCTCATAATTATATTTGATCCATAACTATATTTTATTTTATAATAGATCGACCTATTTGAAATAAAACATAACCTGTTTCTGAAGAAAAAGGTGATTAAGTATAGAGAGAAATGAATGTTCTACCTAATATTCTTGGAGACGGAATCGTGGATCAATTGCTACAAGCAATGACTGTGATACTCTTTCTATATGTGTTTTTGGCAGTATTAAATAACATTGGTATCCTTTATTTAACATGGTTGGAAATGTCCACTGCTTTGCAGCCGAATACGACAAATGTAACAGATACATTTGCACAGGATCCCAATCTAGATACGTCTAAAACATGTTATCCGAGTCGCAATGAAGTCAACGGCACAGAATTTACCTATTCAATCTTCCTGAACTTTACAGCGAACAGTTTCTCAAATGATCCGAATAGTTTAACGCATATCTTCCACAAGGGATCACCACCTCCCGACGGCTATCCGTTAGTATCACCTGGAGTTTTCTGCCATGCAGATAAGAACACTCTACGTATCATGATGGGAAGTGCTGATAGATGGGACAATTTTGTTGATATACAAAATATACCGGTTGGAAAGTGGTTTCATTTGGTAATCACCTGCAAGGGACGCAACATCGATGTATATATTAATGGAAATGTGATTCAAAGAATGACACTAAATGCCGTGCCCAAGCTCAATTTTGGAGATGTCTACCTCTTGCAGAATATCAATAATGCAGATGCGCGCATTAATATGCCTCCTGACCAGCAGTTCAATGTAATTGGAGCGGCCAACTGCAGCATCTCCCGTTTTACCTATTTTGCCTATAGCTTGTCCTATTCTGAAATTGATGCGCTTTACCGCCAAGGTCCTTCCTCTACGGTTGTTAGCGCCTCTAACCAGATCCCCCCTTACATGGCGGATGCGTGGTGGGTTCAGTCTTTCCAAGCGCAGTAAACAATTGTCCTATATCCTATATCCCACTACATAGTTTTCCGAATAAATTACATTTTTTTCGGAAAGTTTATGTTTCTTACTTAAATTAATAAGCAACGATAAATCAGAGTGGAATATGCCTGGTGGTCTCATAACTTTAGTTACATTTGGTAAACAGAATGTAATTATAAATGGTAACCCACAAATAACATACTTTTATAAATCATTTAGACGTCATTCCCATTTTTCAATGGAAAATATCTCAATTCCTCTAGAAGGACCCAATGAACTCAATTTAGATATGCCAATGAAACTCCGTGTTAAAGTTCAGCGTTTTGCAGATTTAGCCCGTAATTGTTATTTAACTGTCAGGCTTCCCGCAATATATAGCAAGATTTCACCAGATAGAGAAATACCGTATGAATTTCAATGGACTAAACAATTGGGTGCTCGTATGATTCAAAGCGTAGCTTGTTATGTAGGAGGTTCTAAAATTCAAGAATTTCCGGGTGAATGGATTGCAGTTAGAGCACAGCTCGATCAAGAGACTGTTGCATACGCCCAGTTTCAAGAACTCATTGGCGATGTGCCGGAAATGAATAATCCTGCAAATGGATTTTATAGTGATGCATCGAGCGGCATGCCTCTTTACCCGAATGTTGTCGCAACAGCTACACAAAGTCAAACTAATAATCCTTCAATTCCATCCCGCAATCTACGAATTCCTCTTCCTTTCTGGTTTTCTGAAAGTTTAGGAAATGCGCTTCCACTCAAGGCTCTGCAGTATCATGAAGTTGAAATTCAAGTGACCTTTCAACCATTGAGAAATTTATACACACTTTTGGATCAATATGGCTGCCGCGTGCGATATGGATACCAAAATTATAATGAAGCCGATTTCTCAGCCACAAATCCAGAAACTTTAAGTGATGTGTATAATCCGTCAACGGATCAAAATGGCGCCCCTCAGAATTTCTACACTGATGCAGGATATGCTATACCGCAAACGGAATATTTTAATCTAAATCCGCAAATGGAAATTGAATATATCTATTTAACTGATTCGGAAAGATCATTTATTGCCGAACATCCTTTACAATATATAATTACACAAGTTCAAACATTTACATATCAAGGAATTAAAGGTAGAACAAAGTTTGATCTGGATGCCCACAATATGGTGCGCCGAATGATATGGTTTGCTAGAAGGTCGGATACTCTTGTCTATCGCAATGATTATTTGAACTGCACAAATTGGAAATATGCCAATCAACAACCGTATCTGAAAGGCACTTTAGCTGCATCCACAATTTATGGAACGAGTGGTGTCATTATACCGGGCGGCCAGCGATCTATTTTACAGACTGCTAGAATCTTATGTGAAGGCAATGAAATTATGGAAGAGAAGCCGGCAGAATATTTTGAACTCCAGCAGCCGTATGATAATTTAGTTGGAGGACCGGAAGGAATTGTAGGACAAGATACAATGGGTCCGCTCTATGTGCTTTCCTTTGCTGCGAAAGGATCCGATCTGCTTCAACCATCTGGTTCTTTGAATGTAAGCCTTATCAATAATTTTCAATTGGAGGTGAATCCGTATCCTATAAATCCTGCTGCCACATATACGTATGATTTTACTGTGTATGTCGAAAGTGTCAATTTCTTGGCAATTACAAATGGTATGGGTTCTTTGCAGTTCGCTGTATAGTGTCCCGCCGCGCCGCGCTGCAACGTGTATTTTATATTTTCTTATCTTAATAAGAAAATATGAAAATTGTTATAAATTCCCATAAAAATGCTTCAATTGCTCTTAGCATTCTTCTACAAAGTCTTGAAACATTAACAAAAGATATTGAAGTTATTATTTGTATAGGAGGCTATTATGATTCAATACCGTATGATATTGAAAAGAAAAATAATATAACTACAATTAAATGCAATCATAATTCAATTGATTGGACAGCTTTTATTACTCTGCTAGAAACCAATATTGCTCCCAATGGACATATATTTTACATGCATGATACTTGTAAAGTTGGACCAAATTTCTTGAAAAACATAAGTAAAATTAATTTAGTAAATATTACAACAATGAGTATTTCTAGTCACTCTAAGAATATGAATATGGGATTCTATTCAATCGCCTATCTTAAAAAACAGAGACCTTTTATTATACGGCAAAAGAATACGAGTGAAGAAAAAATTCAAGAATTTAAGAAAAAAGCAATTAAAAATGAAGATTATCTTTTTAATATGAATCCAAATAATACGCAACTTTTGGGTTCTGTAAGAATTTCTGAGCCAACCGATTTTTATGGAACTGGTATTCTCCGAATTGTAAAATATTATGAGGCAATTGACTTATATAAAATACAAGCGAATTGGCAGAACAGTGATACGTATGAATTAAGAGTATAATTAAACTTTTGGCATTGTATATCTCTTTAATGCATCTGGGCCAAATACACGACTACTTTCAGGCCGAGAATCACGCATTCTCAATTCAAGATAACCCGATTTCTTAGTTGCATTTAGCTTTGTTAGATCGGGAAAAGCAGCATGCAATGCTTCTGCAGATTTTGTAACACGATTTTTAGTTCTTTCCTCTTGCATACCACCTGCTTCCTTGTAATATGCAGTCATAGGTGCAGCATCCCTAAAACGTAGAACACCTCCATCAAGCACATACATGATTAGAGAACGGAGATAATCTTCTTTATCATCAATTGTAACAGTTAGGATAGGCCCCGGATTTGTAATGCCCCAGAAGGCTCCAATGACATATTTCAAATCAGTGGTCGCACCTTCTTTCATGAAAAATCCATTCGCAACAGGATAAATTCCCCATAGACGAAAGCCAGTTTTAATCGATTCTGCAAAGCCTTTCTTGATTAATGCATCTAGACTCTTTAACTGAATTTCATGACGCCGAGCAGTGGAAGAAAACTCCAAAAACCCTTTGATATCATCATCCATATTAACAATTTGTTTTCCAACAGGAAAATATTCAGTTATAAAATTACGGATTGCAGCCATACCTGGAACTCCAACAATCATATGACCGTAAGAACCGGGCTTCAAGATACTCTTATAAAGAGCCTCCTGTTCTTTATTTGCCACAAATACATAGATTTTAGCAGCAGGGATTCTATAAGAAGCTAAGACAGCCAATGTTTTATCACGGAGAGTCTCTGCCCTCTTATAAGAAGGTATTGCAATTATGTATCCCTCCGATTTTCTAGTAGTTCTGCTACCTCTTGATTTAACCCTTGATCTCGTTGACATCTCCTATTAAATAAGCATATTCTAATTAGGGGAATGTCAGATACACCTATTCCGCAGAATTTAAATCAAGAGGACATGAATAAGATTTTTAAACTTACTTCGAATGCGGATTTAAAACCAGAAACCTTTTTTGCAAATTGGTTGCCCGCAATGAGTGATGAATTTAAAGAGAAAGGCAAGAATTCGGGAGGCCAGAATTATGAAATCTATATATATGATTTTTACACAAAAGTGTATAACAAAATGGATAAAAAAAATATTACAGATACTGTTATTAATGAATACTTAAAAGACAATCTAACACCTTTAACAAAAGAAGGTGGTCCGTGGGCAAAAGACCCTTTCTGGGATACTTCAATGTTTTCTCAACATATTCAAGCAATAAAGACATTATGGAAGTTGCAACGATTAGATTTTGCATCTTTTTCTTCAGCACCAAGCACATCGAATCAAAGTAATTTAGAGCGGTCAACCTTTGATGGAAATCGGTTTGCCAAAAAAATCGGCACATATTTTGGAATTTTTATTGGTGTTTTTTTACTAACATGCTTGGTTGCAGAAGGCGCTAGCTTAGGAATGAATGATTATATTTATAAGGGACCATTTCTTAGAGCAATTATTGGTCTTTGGTTTGGTGTAGGTTTTCTTGCAGTAATCCCGTATTATATTTTTGTAGGAATGACAGATGAAACAAAAATCCCATTTAGATATGCACTCTTTCCCTTACACCCAGGTCCATATGAATGGGAAGCAATGAATTCTTTTTTCGGAGAGGGAAGTTATATAAATACTGTATATACGCCGGATGAGCAGATTTTAGATCGAATGGGTCTTCTTTTAAAACCAGCGGAGCATGATAAATTTATTTTACCAATTATGTATGATGCAACAAAGGGAATTGTTTCATATACAGCGGGTCAAGCAGATTCATAAAAGGCACGAGTAGCAGAATCTTTAATAAAATCTTTTAATTTCATAGACGTTTTCTTTACAAAAGGATTGGGAGTATCCCTCATCTTCTTCTTATCAAACGTATTCTCGGAATGCGCCATTACTAGCATGACTTTGCTAGAATCGAGCTGAAGTAATGGGACAGTATATTTTTTAACAAAAAATGCCTCTTCTGCATGAGTAACTGTCTCGTCATAAGAGTGATTTGCTAGAAAAGAGCGCTTATAAGCAAAAGTTCCATTTGTTGCATGATTCGGTGCATACGGTCCCAGCTTCCAAATACTCTGATCATCAGTATAATACATGAAAATTTCGGATGAGCCACAGATTTCATGCTTGGGAGACGACATTAATTTACGGACTGCATGAGACACGCGATCTGGTGTATAATAATCATCATCATCCATGCAGACAATAATATCTCCTTTAGCCTCCTTATTCAAACGGTTTCTTTTTGCTCCAATATTCTGTTTCTCTTCTTCTTGAAGATAGTGGACATTCTTCAGACCGGACGCATCAAAAAGATCTTTAACTTTATCCGTTCCATCATCAAAAACAACAAGCTCCATTCTATCCTGTGGATAATCTTGTGCTTTAAAATTTGCAATAAGAAATGGAATGAAACGACGCCGATTATAGGTTGGAACAATTATGCTAACAAAGGGTCTCATCTATTTTACATTTATGGATCAATCCGTTAAGTCCTTGCATCCTTAGGACTTTAGAACGTGGGTTGCAGATTGCAGATCTTTTTAGCCTAATCTGCCCCCTAAAATTCAATTTTTTTCCAAAAAAATTTGAACCCAAAAAATGAAGAACTGTAAGGCAGACACAAAAGAAATGGATTACGCTCTTAAGACAGTTGAGAATATCTTGAAATCGTCGCTGACTGCAGAGTCGCCTGTATACCATCAGCCAGCGCACATTCGTCTTCCGCTGAAGATTCATCAGCGTGCTCTTCTAGCCGCTGCCCGAAAGCTAGAATGCAATCGTCCTGCAGGAATTACATGTGAAGATGGAGCGCAGCTTTATACAAAATATGGAGTAATTGCAGATCGGGTTGGATCGGGAAAGTCGCTTGTTGCTCTTTCTCTAGCAGGCATGGAGCGTCCTCAGACTGAGATGTATGTGGCAGAGGCATCCCACAATCATGATGTCGTCGTTATTAAGAAGCACGATGAGTCAGTTAGACTCGTAAAGAATGAATATATTGTTACAAATGCATCACTGCTTATCATTCCGCATGGTCTAGTTGGCCAGTGGGAGAAGTATATTAAGGAGCAGACATCGCTACGGACTCTAATCGTAAAGACGAGGAAGCATGCATCTACAAATACGATTAAGGATGACATCAAGAAGTTGGATCTAGTGGTTGTTACCTCGACAATGTGGAAGGATTTCTGCACGCAGGATAATGTCTATAAGATTTATTGGTCGCGTCTCTTTATTGATGAGGCAGATACTTGTCAGATTGGCATCACGGATGAGTCGCATGTTCGTGCAGCCTTCTACTGGTTTATTTCAGCAAGCTGGCTCAATATGGTCTTTCCGAATTATACAAATATTCTTCGACAGGAGTCAACAAAGATGACCTATCCTCTTGCATGGGAGGCCTTCAAGAATTCGGGTAATTATATCCGAATTGAGGGTATTCGTCGCAACAATATTGTTAGCCGGATGTGCGTTTCTCAGCAGTTTGCCACTCTACGAGCAAATTATAGTTGGAAACTCATTATGCGAAACAATGAAGATTTCATTCAGCAGTCCCTCAATATGCCGGAGATCATCCATCATACATGGATTTCAGCAATTCCGCAGAATGTTCAGCTTCTCCATGACATGATCAATCCACAGATTATGGAGATGCTACATGCAGGCGATCATGAGTCTGCACTAGAAGCACTCAACATCCAAGAGGATTCCGTCACAAATATCGTGGAAGGTGTGAGCAAGCATCTGCAGCAGCAGGTAGACACAGCAATCAAGTTCCGTGATTACAAGATGTCTATGACATATCCCTCAGATAAGGCTAAGCAGGAGGAAAAAGAGAAGTGCGATCAGAAAATTGCGGAGCTTGAATCCAAGCTGAATGCACTCAAGAGTCGTGTTACAGAATATAAGGAAACAGCCTGTCCCATCTGCTTCTGTGATCTGGAGAAGCCGACACTAACACCTTGCTGCAAGAATCTATTCTGCTTCGTGTGCATGGTTGAGTCCCTCCGTCGGAATCCGGTCTGTCCTCTGTGTCGCACCCAGATTGCAACACATGATCTGAAGATTCTTTCAGATGAAAAGCCTAAACAGAAGGTAAAGGAAGAGAAGGAGGTTAAGGTGCCTGTTAAGGATGAGGAGAAGACTAAGGCACAGCGTCTCCTCGATTTCTTGGAATCTAAGCCAAATTCTAAGGTTCTCCTTTTCTCATCCTATGATAATACATTTAGCAAGCTAACTCCGATTTTCGAGCAGAAAGGTATCACATATAGCATGGTAAATGGCACATCTGCTCGTATCCAGAAGATTATCCGTGAATTTGGAGAGGGCAAGCAGCAGGTTCTCTGCTTGAATGCCCGTCACTTTGGAGCAGGTCTAAATATTGAGTGCGCCAGCCATGTCATTCTGTATCACAGGATGGCAGAGGAGGTAGAGAAGCAGATTATTGGTCGCGCCTATCGTTTTGGCCGCACTGCAAATCTGGATGTGATCCATCTTCTTCACGCAAATGAGACTGGAGCTCAGTTTGATTTGAATCCGCATTATGACTCAATGAATCAGGGCAATGTCATTCTTCACATGTAACTTTCTTCTTTCGTCGAACAATCGCTACAGGAGCAACTACACTAACAACAGGTTCCACAATAACTTTTTTTTCATGAATTTGACGAATAGATGGCGGTAGCAAAACTTCCAACCATTTATCTAAACGTTCTAGCACGGGCATCTCTTTTACTGATGTTAGAGTTAACCAAAGACCAGAATGATGGACACCATTATATTGCGCTTTGTAAGCCAATAATATACGGTAAGCACCTTCAAATCCTGCATTTCTGTGCGGCGATTTATTTACAGATAAAAAATCACGGACTTCTCCTAAGTATTTGAATTGATTGAAGAGCCACGATTGACGACTCAAAACAGCAGTATACACCATGGGCACATCTTTAATCGGTTTCTTCATATTTGAAAATGCGTCATAGAACAGACGAGTATTAACTGCTTGAAGCTTTGCCGTATACGAGTAAGGGAATAAATTCCAATACTGAAAAAAGAAAGTATAATAATCAATTCGATCAGACTGCAAGATATCATGCAGAAGAGTTCGATAGAATTCATATGATTTTTTAGGATCGGGCGCATTTGTCTTCAACCAATAGGGAAGTGTCTCATGAAGATGGAGTCCTGCAAGATTCATGTCATTATTTTCTAAAGCAATTTCTCTAAAAATATCAACTTGATTACTTAGAATCTGAATGACAGCCTGTTTTAAATTTTCTAGCCGTGAAATCCGATTTGTGGATTCTATTCTAGGTTTATAATCAAACGTTTTTCCTGCATTTTGATGTTGGATTGAACTATTCCATATTTGTAAGATTTTGCGCAGATCGCCTTGATGCAGTAAAGATAATTCATTTACAGTATCGGGATCAGGTTCTACTGTTGGATGCTTTTTAACAAGCAGTCTCTTGATTTCCGTCACAGAAGGAGGAATGATCTCAAATGATAGACAGATACGCATGAGTGGCTTATATTTCTTATCTGCCCACTCATTGCTAATGCAAAAAATGGCGTTAATGCCCTTATAATCTTTAAGTGCCTTAATAATTTCAGTTAAACCACCTCGGTCTCCAGATGACATTCCATCAATTTCATCAAGAATAACACCTAGAGGACGATGACCTTCGGGTCTAAAAAAATCCGCTACATTGTTGCTTTGAAGCAGAGGTTGAATAATTTCAGATACACCTGCACGATTTCGCACATGACTTGCATTACATTCAACAGGTCGCAAATTAGCGGCCGCACATACACGATACGCTAGAGTAGTTTTACCAACACCAGGCCCGCCGTATAAAAAAACAGCAACAGGATTTCTAGGACCTGTCGACTTAGTTCCTTGATCCAGGGAATCACTAGATCTCTTTGCCCATGCAACTAATTTAGTAAATGTATCTTGATGAATTTCAGTTAATTGACTTTCCTTAATTTCCATCCCTACGAAATTTGTTAGACTTTGGTTTATGTCCTCAAAGTTTAATAAATTGTATTATACTGCCATTTCATTATTTTTACGCGCAGCCTGTTCCAGCCGTTATTCCAGCCCACGAGAGACCTTTTCCCTGAGCAGCATTGCATTTTGTAGCATTTGAGTCACTCGGGTTGGTTAGGAAGATATAATCACTCTGGCCAGGAGAAGGCGGAACAAGAGGATCCGACTTTTTCATGCCATTACGGCGTGATACTCCAATAAAGTCAACACACTGATATTTTCCCGTGGCAGGATCTGTGCCCATGAAAGTCAAATAATCGGGACAAGAAGACAGATACGGCGGCCACGTAGGATATGTGAATTGAGATGGTGAAATGAACCAACGGATATAATACATCCAGAGTAAGGCCATAAAACCGAGCCCTCCTAGAACTGCAAGAAACGGACGGCCTTTATTATCAAGATACGTTCCGGAAAGTGTAACATAGGCATAAAATATGACCAATAAAATAGACACGGGAGTAAACACCACTCTTGATAAGAAATCTAGTGTTCTTTGTGATATAGCCATCTCTAAATAATCACTTCAAAATATTTTTCAGACGAAGTGTTAACCAATATTTGCCCACACTGAATGTGTTAAGTAATTGTTACCCTGACCATCATACCATGTCATTTCAATATAACCTGTTCCAAAATCAGTGTTTGTTGTTGTGCCAGATGATCCAATAACTCCAGATGGAGAAAGAATTTGCACTTTTTTAAATGTTGAATTGTAAATTGTAACAGTCTTTGCCATATCTCGTAGAATAACTGATCCAGAGGTACTAACATTATTAGTTGCTATAATAGTTGACCACCATGTTGGATTACCATTAAGAGGTATAACATTGGAAGTTGTTATATTAATTGAGTAAAGCGTATTGTAGGCCGAGCTTACATTCATTAGAAATTTTGGAGGCCCAGCCTGAGCAGTATGTCTTAATACTGATGACATTAATTAGTAAAAAGAAATTTCCCAGACTGAATATAGAAATGAATGGTCGTATCAATTTAGAAAGCACAACTGGTTTCACGGATCAAGGTATTATCAAACAATTCAATTCTGCAACACATCTTGGGGATGATGTGGGCAAAGATTTAATTAAGGGAAATGTTGAAAAAAATTTACTTAACCAGACTTTCTTCAGTAATGCAAATGTGCAAATTATCCAAAATCGTCTAATCTATGAAGTGTATCGGAAAAGCAATGGTAAGTGGAGAATAGGTCCGCAGAGTGCCGAGAACTTGCTAATCATAATGCGTAGTATGTATTTTCAGTATGGTAAAAATTTAGACAGTGCAATTAAGGAACAAATTACTGAATTAAACGACTATGTTGTAGGCTTCGCCGTGCCCAAGATTCTTAGTGAAATTGACATGTATGAAACCTATAGAAAAGATATTACAACTATGCCCGTGCCTCTTTCCCATGCTGTCAATTTGAGTCAGTCTGGAACCAAGAGCCGTCCCCTCAATCCTTTTTTCTAAGCGTTCTTTTTACCCGCCTTCTTCTTAGTAACCTTGGGTCCAGTTGGATCAGCCTTATTTATCTCAGCACGGTGTGCCATATATGGTGTCCATGCAGCCATAAAATCATCCAAGTCTGATAGCCATAGAGTCTCGGGTGTCATGTTTTCTAGCACACAAATCTCATCTTCTACACCCTTGATTTCAAGTTCAAGAGTGTGAACCGCTGATGCCTTCATCCGATCAATGCGCATCCGCAGCAGATACTCAAAGTCTTCAAGTGTTCCATTCTGGGCACTCAAATGGGGCAGCATCATGTCATTCATCTTTGCAAGAAGCACTGAATCCTCTGTCTTGCCAATAACAAGAGAACCTGCAATTACTGCAGCAATGAATGCCATCTTTGCACGGAGTTCTACAAGTGAAGCTTTGAGAGCAGACAACTTATGCTCCTTCCTCTTTGCATAGATGCTAAGGCGCGCTGAAATGAACTCTTCAAGGATTTCACCGACAGAAGTGTATCTCCGAATCTTGCCGCAGGAATCAAAGGCAACCATGTTTGTAAGTCTGAATGAAGTAATAAGTCGGAACTTGACCATAAATTCGGATAGATAAGTCTTTGCACTCCAATATGTGTCTTCTGATACTGTAAGAATGAAATCGACATCAACATCGTTATATGCCTCCTCAAAATTACGGAGTGTTAGCTTGCCACCCTGTTCATCCATGCTTGCCACTTCTCCGGCCAACATGCTCTCCAAGAATTCCTTGTAATCACGAGTCCACATACCGACGGGGAGCTCCTTGATGCGAATCTGGAACTTCTTCTCATTTTCATCATTGGGTAGAAACTCAATGATTCCACTTGTCAGCCACCCCTTGTTATCAGGCATAGGTCGCACATCGCCACGGAAACCGAGCCACCATGGCTTGAAGGTCCAAGTTGTCAAATCTACATTATCAGATAGACGAGACTTAATTGCTGCAACCAGATCAGTTGGCGAATAGGGGGGAATATCCGTTGAGAAACCCGTGCCAATTCCGATTGAACCATTCACTAGAATCATTGGAATGACTGTATAATAATTAATAGGCTCCACAAAGCTTCCATCATCATCTACATATTCAAGGATGGGATCATCCTCCTTCCTAAATACACTTCGAATAATTGATTCAAGATGTGTGTGAATATACCTTGGCGAAGCTGAATCCTTGCCACCCATGAGACGAGTGCCAAACTGTCCGCTCGGCTTCAACAGATTAATATTGTTCGAACCTACATAGATCTGCGCCATTCCAACAATAGTGGAATTCAATGATGCTTCACCATGATGGTAAGCGGCCGTCTCAGATACATATCCTGCAAGCTGGGCAACACGGATTTCCTGTGTCAGATTACGCTTGAGACAAGCCCATAGAATCTTGCGCTGACCCGGCTTCAGACCATCCAAAATGGAAGGTAGTGAACGAATGTTATCTGCCGATGAGAAGTGAATGAGCTCATCATTAATAAACTTCGTGTAAGGAACCTTAGATCCACCCTTGTTAATAACTAGAACACGCTTTGCATCATATGAGGATAGCCAGTGCTTTCGATCATCGGCCCTCTTCTTATTAAATGCCATATCAATTGCATTGTCGGAAGGATCATCCCACTGAAAATCGACTGTATGCATATTCTCAAAATATTCACGAGCCTCCGCAGCTGTGGACGTGCCCAATCCCTTATAATACTTCGTCTTCCATCCCTTACCACCCGCCGCCTCAGGTCCAGCAACCCAAACATCATAATCCTGCTGGGAGTAGAAAGATAGAATAGTAGAGCCCTTTGAAACCTTGAGCAGAGGAGTCATTAGACAACAGAGAAATCCCATCTTAAGAAGAGTTGGCCATTCAGTGTGAAAGAGATTAATAAGCAGACCCTTAATGTGGGATCCATCTACATCCTGATCGGTCATGATCATAACTCGTCCATACCGAAGCTGTTCCAACTTAGTATACTTCTTACCATATTCAAGACCAAGAATCTGCTTGATCTGATTGAGTTCGGCATTGTTATTTTTCTTTGCAAGAACTGCATCCTTTACATTCAACAGCTTACCTCGTAGTGGAAAGACGCCAAAGCGTTCGCGGCCAACAACCTTGAGACCTGAAATTGCAGTGGATGCAGCTGAATCTCCCTCTGTCAAGATCAAAGTGCATTCGTTGGACTTGCCTGTGCCCGCCCAAAGTGCATCTTCTAGCTTTACGATGCCCCGAATGGATGCCCGCTTCTTACCATCCGTCTTCTTTGCCTCCTTTACTTCTTTTGCAGCCAAGATTCGCTGGGCTTCGTCTAGCAGACCAATCTTTGTTAGAGAATCAATGAACTTCTCTGAAATGACCGGCTTCGAGCCAAACTTAGATGCTGGAGTGGTCAACGTTTCCTTTGTCTGGCTATCGAAGGAAGGATTTACAATCACTGATCGAATAAACCATGTAAGAGAATCCTTGAGAAGCGCGGGAGTAATATCAAGCTTTGCCTTCTTCTTGGCCTTTTCGCAGAAATCAGACAGAACCTGCTTTGCAACATACTCAACATGCTTGCCACCGCGCCGAGTCAGAATACCATTCACAAATGTAAGATGGCGATCATCGGGTTGGGAATCATTGCCGTAAAGACACGAGGTCATAATAGCACCAATTTCCCACCGTTCTCCAGCAGAGTCGAAGGCAATCATTGCGTCCCGCCGCTTCTTGGGTGTGAGTTTCTTGATACCATCGGGTAGGGCATCCTCTAGAGGACAGAACAATTCCATGTAAGAAGCCATGGATAGAATAGGAATCTGGACACCATTAAAGTAAATCGCACAACCGGGCACGCAGACAGCAGCATCAAAGCAACGAGTCTGAATTACATCCATCATATCTGCAGGAATCTCGGAGATCGTCTCATTTCCTGCAGACCAATGAAATCGGTTTAGATCGGGCGTATAGGTAATTGTTGTTAGAGGAATAGAAGACTTTAGCTTATTTACCTTGGCGGGAAGCATCTTGGTCATATTATTGGTCCAAGCATAGGTTGTCGCTGTGCCTGTTGCAGGATTTACGATCTTAACACTAAACTCCTTGCTGAAAATATTGGTCAGCTTAGCGCCATAACCATTCTTTCCGCCTACAATCTTTTCCTCTTCCTTGTTGTAATTGGAAGATGTTAGAAGCTGACCAAAGATCATCTCGGGTAGAGGGCAACCAACCTCCTTATGCTCTTCCGTTGAAATTGCATCGCCATCGTTTGTTACAGTAATCTGCGTTGAAGTTAGTGTGATCCGGATATTTGAAACAGGAATGACATTTGCCTCCTTCTTCCGAATACGCTCCTGCTGCCTCGTATAATGATCGGTCGCATTTACTAGAATTTCATCAAAGATCTTGAAGAAACCAGGACAGAATTGAATCGTCTTCCATACCATCTTCTTAATTGCAGGATCATAGATCCAGCGATTCTGCTGCTCTGTATCTATGGAACCAATGTAAGTATCCGGTAGTTCCAAGATATGCTCTCTGTGCGTGCGCTTGCTGTAATTTTCTGGGTTCATCTCTTCTGCCTAAGGGTGGGGGTCAAGGGTCTTTCAAATTTTCGCAGAAAATTAAGACAAATTTTCGCCCAAAATTAAGACAAATTTTCGCCCATCACTTATTTAATTTTTGCAAGAATTCAGTAACTGTCATTGCATTTGACTTTTCTTGTGAATTTACTTTTTCAATCATCTGAGCAAGTAATACATCACTTCTCTGAGGAAGAGAATTTACTTTTTCTATTTCCATATCTTTCTTCTTTTCTTCAATTACAGAATCTTTGAGTGACTGGGTATAGTTAATTCCATTTAGTGTATACCACGGGCATATATTATCATCCGAGTATAGACGAAGAAAAAGACCATTGCAGCGTTCAAATATAGTTGCAATACATTCTTCACTATTTAATTGTTTAACCATATTTGTTACAGTAACGCCTATATCATTGAAAAATGTCATCATTGCAATAAAGATATGCTTAGGTAAAATAAAAGAATTAAATAAAGGAATCGATGAAAAATAAATATCTTTAAACGTATGAGATTTTCCATATTTTTTATTATAAATTCCAATAATTATATCCCAATTATCTTTATCAAGAACTTGTAATAAATATCGATGACATACTTGAGCTTCTAGCACAAATATATGCTTAGGAGATCTTTGAGCCAGACTTTGAATAATATCTATATGCTCTGCAAATAATGAAGTAAATTTCATATCATGCTGGAAAAATCCAATTAGATTAACACCCTCTAGCAGATAAGGATTCATATGAAAATGAAGTAAAACACTATTTGTTTTTAAACCTTTTTCTTGAAACTTAGAACTTGATTCTTTAATGCTTGTTTCTTTCAGAACCAGAAATTGTAAATCCGCAGGAATAATTTTCGGAATCTTATCATTTACAGCGATAAATTGAAAATATTTCTTAATAAAAGGAAGTTGAAAATCATATGCATCACGATGCAACTGCTTGTGAAAAATAATATTAATTTTAAGAGTCATTATTAAAACCAATTGAGGGGATTTTAAATCCTGAGTAATAATAGAATGGCGCAACAAAAACAGAAAACACAGAAACAGAAGAAAAGTCTAAAGAAGCAGAGAGGTGGTGCTTCATTACCATTTTCTTTCTTTAATCCTGTAGCTTCATGGGGCGGAGCTTCATGGGGCGGAGCTTCATGGGGCGGAGCTTCAGCAGATACTAGTCTAACAACAGCACAAACAGGATCTCTTGCTCGGACTGGTATCTTTCAGACTGGTGGAGGTCGCACAAGAAAATTCAAGATGCGCGGTGGATTTTCCCCCTCCGTGATGGGGCCTTTTCTTAGAAATGTGGAGGCGCTAGCCGCCCCTCTTTCTATGTATTTAGGCTGGAAGATGTTTAAAGGTACCAAAGGCAGAAAATCAAAGACTAGCAAGAAGCACTAAGCCTGAACTCAAGGAACAAGTATTAAATATTTGATTGCATTATAAAAGTTATATGCGGTCAAATCCTCCACATCATTAAGGTTACGTTTTGTATAACATTTTATTAAATCCATATCAAGAGCTGTGGATGTAGAATCTCCATAAAAAGGATGTCCTTTTAATCCACCCGGAATATCTGCTCGACCCCTTGTTTTTGAGTAAAAAAATTCAGGTATAGTCTTGCAATAGTAATGGTTCACGCAAGCAACTGAAATATCATTGTCTGGATTTTCTGAACATGTTGTCACAACACCATTTGTTGCAATAACAACATGTCCTTCAATAGGTTTAACACTATGACAATCTGTATGTGCAGTAATTTTTGTTACATCATATAATGTTTTCATTAAGATGTCACCTTGAGAAGCACATCTACGAAAACGTGAAACAACAGGTTCATTCATTTTTTTAACTTGACCCGATGACCCAAAGAATCTCCAGCAGAGACTTATTGCAGCAATACCTGGTTTAAAATATTCATTTATGAATTCTTTAATATTTTTATGTTTTTTAAGACAAACAAATTCATCAATATCAATATGCATTGCATATTTTATCTCAGATGAAATGTATGTTGAATGAAAGTGATGCAAGGCGCGATATTGAACTCCAATCTCATACTCATTACCTTTAATATGTGTATGCACTATACGACCGCCATATTTTGTAAGAATCTTATAATATATTGCTTCATCTTCGTTATCATATAAATAAATTTTATCAAATCCTAGGGCTAAATGATAAATTACCCATTCTTCAATATAATCTTGTTCAAACTTAGCAATTGCGATAATCACAGTGCTCATTAAACTTTTAATAGTTTTTTCGAAATTAGAAAGAACTTAGCCAGGGAATAAGGATGGTAATCTCTGCCGAAGAATAAACGAAGTGCTGCTATTTAAACGCAACTTGAAAAATCAAGTTAAACGCATGGAGAATGAAAAGTATGCATTTCGTATTCGGACAGTTAAGGCCAGTCCTTTCCGTATTCTGATCGAGGCTCTTAAGGAAATTCTAACAGAGGCCAATTTGGAGATTGATCCAAATGGATTAAAGATCATTGCCATGGACGGAACACAAACAGTCTTAGTTCATCTTCGGTTGCATTCGGAATGGTTTGAAGAATTTTATTGCCCTCAGCGCCTAATTCTTGGTCTCAATATGATCAATTTCTTCAAGCTAATAAAGACAGTTTCTAATAATGAGTCTTTGATTCTCAGTATGGAGAAAGAAGATACAACACGCCTAGGAATTGTAACACTAAATGGAGAAAACCAGAAGACGACTAAGTATCATCTTAACCTAATTGAGCTGGATATCCACCCGATTGAAATCCCGCCGGTTGAGTTTCAGACAACGATCACAATGCCATCTACGGATTTTCAGAAGGTAATTCGTGATATGTTTTCCTTGGCTGAGACGGTAGAAGTCAGATCTGCATCCAATGAACTTGTGTTCAAGTGCAGAGGCGATTTTGCAGAACAGGAGACGGTTTTCCATGTTGGAACAACTATGTCTGTTAAGCAGAATAAGCTGGATATCGTGCAGGGCCATTTTTCACTCAAGCATTTGAATATGTTCTGCAAGTGCACGAGTCTTTGCTCGGATATTACATTGTATCTCAAGAACGACTACCCTGTAATTGTAGAATACGCGGTAGCGGGGCTGGGTGAAATTAAGTTGGCTTTGGCGCCCCATAAGCAGCCGGGAAGTAGATAACTTCGTTATCTACAACCGTTCTGCACCGGGATCCCGCTAGGGAGATAACTTCGTTATCTACAACCGTTCTGCACCGGGATCCCGCTAGGGAGATAACTTCGTTATCTACAACCGTTCTGCACAGGGTTCCCGGATCTACAACCTTACGAAAGCCATTTACCTTCTAAAAATTGTTGCACACCCAAACAAGATCCTCTATACAGTGTCAGCCACAGAGAAATATTTCCCGAGCCGCAGATGACGTTCTTGCATTGGGACATAATGAATACGATTGCTAGAAACTTCTTGGAAAATTCGTAGTTAGTTGAAGGCATTACGATATCTACCGATGTAGAAGCCTTCTTAATATGACGAATTTCATCTTGAAATACAAAAGTATTAGGAAGAACCATCATCGCATCAATAAATTCTGATTCATCACTTTGGACTAAAAACCGCACATTAGGATTTTTTGCTAGAATTCCACGACCTCTAACAAGATAATCATCATATTCAGAAAGAGATGTTTCAGTCACTTTGTCATTTCCCCGGTAAAAAAGAACACATGTATTTTCAAAATCCACTGAATATTTATTTACAATTTCATTCACAATATCTTTAATCTGATCAGTCAAAGAAAAATACCGAAGAATAAATGGTTGCAAGGTGTCAAAAGGAAGTTTCTTAAAATCTGTAAATTGATGATACGGTTCGAGCACAATTGGATATGTAAATTTAATTGGTCTAGGAATTGTTTGAAAATATTCATGGACAATAGGTCGTTTAGGTTCAGGTTTATACCATTCAAATTGGACTGATGAATCAACAATTTCTGGAAGTTTAGCAAACTTATTAAAATATTCAATAATACGAGCAAGCCGAACCGTGCAACATGAAAAGAATCCACTATTATGGAGAACAATTAAGGTTGTTGGCTTTTTCTTTTGTTGTTTACCTCTTACCCAAGACATCTGAGGAAGATTAATAATCTTTGTAAAAATTTGAAACCCGCTACAACTACTTCTGTAAGTAAGCCGAGAATGAGTTATAATGAAAAATGGACGCTTTACTATCATGATCCGGACAATGAAGACTGGTCAGAGGAATCATATAAGAAGATTGGCACTCCGGCCAACTTTGAGGAGATGTTTGGCATGCTAAAAGAAATTGGAGCAAAGCGCTTCTTGGAGGGAATGTATTTCTGGATGGTGGATCCTTATCCGCCGATGTGGGAAAACAAGATGAATAAGCGTGGTGGATCCTATAGTATTAAGATTCACCAAGATCATGGTTTGGAGTGTTTTGAGCGGTATATGGCTGCATCTGTGATGAATCTGATTGCTCTAGATCCGGAGAATCAGATTGTGGGTGTATCCATTTCTCCAAAGAAGGGGTTTAATATTATTAAGTTGTGGAACTTGCAGTCGCTGACTTTTAAGAAGGAAAGTGATGTTCGTGTTTTGATGCCAAATTTGACATATACAGATATTATTTACAAACCGCATGTGGATCAGAAGATGTCTTAAATCTAAGACTAATTCCATGACTCATCATATTCATGCAATTGCTCATCAGTTATAAGCTCTGCAGGAAAAGATTTTTCATCAATTGCTGATGCTCGTGGACAAACAGTGAAGATAGCCTTGTTACTGATAATGAGACCCAGTTTTTGGGAAAAAAGAGTTCGCACTACATACATGCTAGGATGCGGCGAATCGGGTGGTGCATACCAAAGTAAATCTGTCAAATGGTCTGAGAACTCAATTTCTTTTCCATTGGCAACTAGATTGCCACTTAACCATCCCCAACGCTTTCTAACATTGCCATTGCTTGCCATGAGATGAAGGGATTGCGTTAAGGAATCATAATGCCAGCATCCAACCTTATCTTCTTCAACTTCAGGTGCCCACACAGAATGGCGGCCATCGGGCCAGATATAGAGATCACCATCCAGCTTTCTAGCATAATCAATTAGATTGAAAGTTATATTTTGAAAATATTTTTTAACTCTTTCAAATAAAACATACGCATAAACTTCGAACATATTTAGCGCATTCATTAAATTAATAGATTAATAAAATCCTTATATATAAACGCTTATTGTTGCAGAGATCCTTTCATACAAAAGGCGCCGTGACATCCAGGTGTAATTTTTGTGTTTAAGTTAGCCAATGTAAATGTTGAGCCGAAAACAGCAGCGACAACAATCATATAGATGAGGGGAATGGATAGAAGAACCCATCCGACCATAGGATTGACAAACCGACTTAGAAATTCGAGCGCAGCAAATCCAGCAAATCCTGCAAGAAGGGCAAAAAATGATCCAGTGAAATTCCATGAAAAAAGAGTATATATAAACCATGCAACAGCAAAGCTACCAAATGTTAAGGCGGGGGCGCTAAATCCTGTTGATAAATCCATTACCTACTTAGGCGGGAGAAATAGTGGGAATGCCGTTGAGAAGATTATACTTGCCAACTAGATCACCGACTTCATCTTCGGAAATATACTTGTAAACACGATTGGAATTTGTCTCATGCCAGTAAGTTATCCTCTTGACCCGGATTACAGCATAGTTCTCCTCTTCCTCCTCTTCTTCTTCTGACTGAGTCAAGACTTCTCCATCAGCCTCTTCACCCTCTTCACCCTCTTCAGCCTCTTCACCCTCTTCACCCTCTTCACCCTCTTCAGCCTCATCATCAGCCTTTTCACCCTCTTCACCCTCATCATCAGCCTTCGTCACAAGAACAATAGGAACTTCAACCTTAGCATTTACCTTCGAATCTGGCTTAGCAGGACTCTTTGCAGGTTCAACTACCTTTACAGACTGTGTCAAAACTTCTGTCTTAGCTGGACTCTTTACTGGTTCACTGGCAGGAGCCATCATTTGTGCCACACTTAGATTTACTGACCGAGTAGGAAATGAAGGAGGAGTCTGCTGGATAATATCAAGGAATGTTGTGGGCTCTGATAGAAAACGAGAAGGAGGCTGGCTAGGACCAAGCAGAGGAGATGTAGGCTTCTCCTTGATTTCAAGACTAATCTGGTTAGACTTAACAGCCTTACTTTCAAGCTCTTCAATGATCCGAGCATTCTCTTCTAGCTTCATTTCTAGAACTTCACGAAAATCTTTCCAGCCAGCGCGAATGTTATCTGACATGTTAAGGGGAACAAGCAGATAATCATAGCATTTCAGTAGCCACCAAGCATCATTACGAATCTTATTTGCAGACATTCTATGGCTGCTAATAAGAGTTTTAAAGTTATCAAATTTTTTAAGTCAAAGAAAGAATTACTTTTTACTGCGACGCTTTCTGCTTATACGGCGAATCGAGACTCTTTCTCTAGATCGCCTTTCTTCTACTTCTGCAACCCTCATTCCAGCTCCTCCTTCAGCTGCAGCTGCAGCTCCTCTTTCTCCTCCTTCTCCTCCTTCTACAGCTGCAGCTCCTCCTTCTCCTCCTCCACCTCCTTCTACAGCTGCAGCTCCTCCTTCTCCTCCTTCTACAGCTGCAGCTCCTTCTCCTCCTTCTACAGCTGCAGCTCCTTCTCCTCCTTCTACAGCTACAGCTCCTTCTCCTCCTTCTACAGCTGCAGCTCCTCCACCACCTCCACCACCTCCACCTCCAACTATGAAATTAAAAGCTACATCAGATTGTCTACTATTTTTTTTTTTTGGTGCTTTAACAATTTCGCGCAATCTTGATAAATATGCAGATTCGCCTCTATTTCTTTTTTTATATCGTGGCTCATCTTCAAGTATTGCTTTGAATAATTTTCTTTTATGACCTTTACCTTCTCTTCCTCCTTCTGCTTCTCCTTCTGCTTCTGCCGCTCCTTCTGCCCCTCCTCCTGCTCCTTCTCCTCCTCCTGCTCCTTCTACCCCTCCTCCGCCTCCTCCTCCTGCTCCTTCTACCCCTCCTCCTGCTCCTTCTACCCCTCCTCCTGCTCCTTCTCCGCCTCCGCCTCCGCCTCCTTCGCCTCCTCCGCCTCCGCCTCCTCCGCCTCCTCCTCCCCCTCCGCCTCCTTCTCTTTCAGAAAGTCTTTTAAATATTGCATCAAAAATTTCTGCACCTCGTCCATTTGTTTCTCTAACAGCCTGCCTCATAAATTCTTGTTTTTTACTTTTTACAAGCAGTTTAGGAGCAAGAGCTAAAATATTAGTGCTAAAATCATTTTTACGTTTACTTTCAGTATAAAAAAGTGTCATACGATCTCCAGAAACTAATACTACATTACCACATCTAGCCATGCAAGCAGCAGCAGATGGTATATCACTACCTAGTAGACAATATTTAGCTCCTCCTGCTGATGCATAAATTCCAGCAATTTGGTCGTGCTGCCATTTTTGAAGTCCGCATATCCATCCTCTTTCTATTGAACTTAAAACATTAGGTTCATCTTTTAAGATTGCAAAGAAGAATATATAATCGACAAATTTTTGTGATTGAGCTTCTCCGTCACATGTTTTCCATTCTCCATATGCTTCAATATCTTTACTATCAGATTGAATCCATTTTTGATATGCAATTGCTGCTCTATGCGCACAATCAAATGCAACATAATTAACAAATGTTTGGTTAACTGATTCTTTAAAGTCAGCTGAAGGAATGGATCCAAATATTATAGGTAGTTTACCATTCCTAATGAATATCAAATATCTGGCAGCACAAGGATATCTAAAACTATCTGGTAACGGTAAGTTTAATTGAGAAGCTTCAGCATCATTTGCCACAGTTACTTCAACACGTAAAAAAAACCCATTTTTGCATGCTAAACTAGGTGCAATAAAAAATGGTAAACCTTTTGAAATGTTATGTTCTACCCATGCAGCAAGATCACTTTCATTTCTTAAAATAGGTGCTGCTACAGAAGATGAAGATGAAGATGAAGATGCAGATGCACCACCACCACCAGCAGCAGATGCACCACCACCTCCACCAGCAGCAGCTGGACCACCACCTCCACCTCCACCACCTCCAGCAGCTGGACCACCTCCACCTCCACCACCTCCAGCAGCTGGACCACCTGCAAAAATATGTATACCTTTTTTATCTTCAACGAATGGTTTTTTAAAAATACCTAAATGTATTTTTTGATCAACTGGTGCAGCATCATAACCTAGAACACTTATAAAACTATCGTATTCTACAGTGATCCATTTATCTTTTACTTGAACTCTAAAAGGCGCAGTTGGTAAACTAATTCCGGCATCAATAACAACTTTTTCGATTCCTTTATTCCATAATAATTTCCATAATTCATAATTAACAGGGGTTAAAAGTTTATTTGCTTTTGCTTTCATAGCAAATTTAGGAAAGTCTTTAAATTCAAATATTTCTTCAGACTGAATATTTGGCCAAGTTAAAGCTACTTCAGTAGGTTTATGTGGTAATGATCTAACTGAAGCTAAAAAACGACCATGAAGTTCTGATTCCTTAGCTAGTAATGTTGAAACTCTTGCTGAAAAATCTTTCATAAATTCTTTTTCAAAGACTTCTTTCACTGATGCATCTGTAACAACTTCTTTGCCTAGTATTTGACCTTTCACAAATTTAACTTTTGCTTCATCTGCAGCTGCATCTCCATCAACAGTCCAACTCTTTTGATTTCGATTTAACAATGAGGTAAAGATGATATTTGGCTGTAAAATTTCATCTCCACCACCTCCTCCTCCACCTCCTCCAGCAGAAAACATTACCTATTCTTCTGCTGAGATTATTTCAATTAATTTGAACATATGATAATAATTTATATCTGTATCAAAGATTTCTACTGAAGGGCATTTATTGTGTTTAGGAAGTAAAGCAGTATTCTTTGTTTGTAAAACCATATTCAAATTATTTAGAATTTTTACGTCATAGATAGCGGAAGGCACTTCATCTATCAGTTGAATAAATGCACTAACAATACTATCTGAATCTATTGTAGCCAATAATTGTGTAAATCCAAATGTATCATAATCATCAAAACCCTTCCAAAGTTTATTAAAATTTTCGTTAGGTCCAGTTAAAAGTCCTACATATCTGCGAAATGCATCAAATTGTTCATCTTTAAAATAATTTAAAGCTTCTTCTCTTTCTTCATTTGAAACCTCATCAGGTGTTTCAGTATAAGCTTCTAGGACTTCTACGAAATAAAGTTCTTCATCAGTAATCATTAATTCTTCTCTATCAAATATATCTTCATCCTGCGACGCAACTTCTTTTCCTCCTGCTGCTTCTTCTGCTCCTCCTGCTGCTCCTTCTCCTCCTGCTCCTGCTGCTTCTTCTACTCCTGCTCCTGCTGCTTCTTCTACTCCTGCTCCTGCTGCTCCTTCTCCTCCTTCTCCTCCTGCTCCTCCTAAAGATAAACTTCTTAACTTACGTGCTAAACTACTTGCATTAAGACTTCTTTCTAAAGGTATTATTATATCTGGACTATTTCCACCACCACTTCCACCACCACTTCCACCACCACTTCCACCACCACTTCCAACAGCAGTTATGGGGTTGCTTATTGGACCACTTGCAGGACCACTTGCAGCACCACTTGCAGCACCACTTGCAGCGGCTCTTCTAGGAGAAGTAAATGTAGAAGTGTTAGCAGAAGCTGTTACTGAAGATGCTCCACTTAGAGTAGTATTTAAATTAGGTGGTCTCAATTTTACTGGTGTTCCCTGTGCAGATGGTAATGCAGATCCACCTGCAGGACTTGCTGGTCTAGAAGGCATTCTTTACTCTGATTATTCACAATGTTTTAATCATTTTCAATTTTATAACAATTTTACTTGATCTTCATGCAGAACTCCAATGTATTCTCCTTTTCTCTAATTGGCTTGGACCGGCGCAGCTTCAAGCCCATAGCCCCCGCCTTCTGCAGCTTTTCCCCATCATTCTGAATAAACACATTCTTCAATGCTGCTTCATAGAAATCAATCGGCTTTGTATCCATGCTCTGAATGATAGACACCATCGGCGGCGTTAGCACATCCACACGGATGCTCGGCTGGAAGAGTAATTCCCTATATTCCGTGATATCAAGTGATCCACCAAAGATTCGCAGAATTTCACGTGCCGGTGCTGCTTGAATGCCCTGTGATGCAGATTGGCAGAAATTGTGATACAGGCGATTTAGCTTAGAATACCGTTCCCACTGTTCCCCCGCATCAAGACGCTGGCTAAACAGATAGGCTGTTGCACAATTCGGTGAACAGAAGTTGCCATACACACGCCAAACTCCTTCGGAGATATTGCTAGGAATCACGCAGGGTGTCCCTGAAAACTCATGACAGTCCCAAAAACAATGAATATCCGTCTTCTCAGGAAGAGCTTGCAGACGGTTCTTATCCTGATACTGAACCATGAGCTTTTCACTGTAGTAGCAGGGGAGTGAACCGCGTGCCGGAGCCTCTTCCTTGCCTTTTGCCGACCATTGCGACGCAGTTGCCTCTGCCGCTTCTCTTACGGTGGGAACAGGAGGAATGGACCACATCGACTGCTGCTGGGAAGGCGGAGGAATGATTTCAACTGATGCCTCATCATTCTTGATAATTTCTTGCGCATCAACTTTCTGACCCAAATAACTCATATTCTCATCCATAGAATCAAATGGCTGCGGCTCCAAGGCGGAGTGATTGTATTGGATCTGCGACATCGGTGTCTGCGCCTCAAGCTGTGCGGTTTTAACAGGAAGATATGCAATTAAGGGGCGCTGAGTCCCACCCAATGATCCTGTTATGCCACTTGGTGATACATGTGCAACAACTTGCGGCTGCTTCTTTCTTTGACGCGTCGCCTTTTTTTCACTCATTAGTATAATTTTTAGCTTGTTCTTTATGTCTGTTTATAATTAGAATGAGTCAAACAGATTTAGTCCAAATGCCCCCAACTCTATATATCAATGTTAAAGAACGCACTGATCGCGTTGATCATATGGAAAAGGAGTTTCGTAATTGGCCTGTTCCTGTTGAACGGGTAGATGCAGTTAAGTTATCACCGGGTTGGAAAGGATGCACACAATCCCACAGAAAAGTCATTCAGATAGCGAAGGAACGTGGCTATCCGTGGGTTCTCTATCTTGAGGATGACTGCAAGTTAACCCCGGATGCTCTGCGCAGATTCCAGCAGATGTTGCCTTTGCTATGGGCAACAAAGGACAAATGGGACATTTTCTACGGCGGTGTCGTGGATGTTAAGAAGCAGAAACTCATCTCTGAAGATCCTGTTTTATTTGAAGTTAAAGCAATGTGCGCTCATTTTGTTCTAGTTCCGAGCCGTGTCTATGACAAGATCTTAGCCGATATTAATCCTAAAGAATCAATTGTTCAGATTGACACATATTATGATAATGTTTTTAAAATTATTACACCATATCCCTTTCTTGCAGTCCAAGTCACGACAGCGCAAGATTCAATGGATTACCATTATCAGAGAACACAGAATTTCGTGGATGCAACAAATGTTTTAACAAAGGAATTAAATCCGCAGAAGGATATGACCGCGGTAAATGCTGTATCAGTGCTAGCAACAATTGCCCTCATGTATCTTTTTCGAAAAGGCTTGAAGTAAAGAATAAATGAATGCAATATGTAGGAATGATGAAAACTAGAAAATATAAATCAAAATATAGGCTAGGGCAGAAACCTAAGATTCCTGCAGATTTCAGATTATATGATGTTCAATATGATAAACCTAAGACAAAAGATCTAGCAGTAGGTCTTGTTTATTTTAATTCAAGTAAATCAACCCGTATTTTGATGAATTATTTATACACGGTCGCAAAACTGAATCTTGCAGGAATCCCAAATTATACTCTTGAGATGTATGAAAAGAAACCTGAATTGAGTGATGTCTTTTACATTAAAACAGATATTATACTATTTCAAAAGGAAAGGCTCTGTCACCTTTTAGAAAAAAAGATTCCTAAGCAGTTTACAAAACTTTTATTTTTAGATTGTGATGTAATCTTTGATCGCAAGAGCTGGTATAATGATATATCACAGATGCTAGATACGTATGAAATAGTTCATCCTTTTTCTAAGACATGCCGCTTAGATCTTACATATAAGAAGTGCTTAGAGTGGGGTGATGCAATTGGAACATTTCCTCAACATAAAAAGGAAATTCACATGAGTCCTGGTTATGCATGGGCATTCCAGCGCAAATGGTTTGTAGATAAGGGATTCTATCAATATGCAATTCTTGGTGGAGGAGATATTGCAAGTGCCAGACCTTGGGTAAAAGCTTGGCATACAAAGCATATTGATTCCAAAAATTATAAAAGTCAGTCAATGAATGAATATATTTCAAAGGTAGGCGAACCTAAAGTAGGTTTCTTAGATGGACTAATTTATCATTTATTTCACGGATCTGTAAGAAATAGACAATGGGGGACCAGATATCAAATCTTGAAAGATTTTAAGGATCCGAGGGATGCGACTAAAGAAACAAAGGAAGGAATTCTTACAATTAAAAATAAGACACTCAAATCCAAAATTCGAGAGTATTTTGCAAGAAGAGATGATGATGGTATTAAAGAATAAATACAATAAGTAGGATGGTGCCTTTTCCGCCAACTTTTTATATTAATGAAAAGAAACGAAAAGATAGAATCAAACATATTAAAGAAGACTTCAAGGATTGGCCAGTCCCTCTCCGCAGAGTTGAAGCAGTTAAATTATCACCTGGTTGGAAAGGTTGCACTCAGTCGCATCGTAAAATTGTTCAGTTAGCGCGTGATCGAAACTATCCTTGGGTTCTTTGTTTAGAAGACGATTGCAAGTTAGAAAAAGATGCTTTGGCCCGTTTTCAGAAAGTTCTAGAGTATTTGTGGACCAATAAGGATTGGGATATTTTTAACGGTGGAGTTTCATTTATGGGAAATCAATTTAAGATAATAGAGAAAGATATACCAATCCTGCAAGTATCGGGAACTGGAACACAATTCATTCTGCTACATAAGAGATCGTATGCAAAGATTCTAGCAGATTTATCGCCCACAGATCCAATTGTATCAATTGATAATTATTATAAGGATAATTTCCCTCCTAGATATTTCGTAACCTATCCGCATATTGCAACACAGATTAATGGAATGTCTAGCATCAATGGTTTGCATAGAAATGTTCAAAAACTTTTTACAAAAACAAATAAAACGCTCAAAAATCTTTACAACAATGCTAAGAGGCATTTAAGCAGAAGAAGCAAAAACAAACAAGGATGAGTGAAGTTTGGACCGAAAAATACAGACCACGTAAATTAAAAGATATATATGGTCATGTATCCATTTGTAAATACCTTGCAAGAATCATTAATGTAAAACCGGAAGGCAGGCCTCATTTATTATTTCATGGACCGCCCGGAACAGGAAAGACTACTCTAGCATATGCATATACTGGAGAACTCTATCCGAAATTTAGTATGCCGCTCTTCTCTATGTATTTGAACGCCAGCGATGAACGGACAATTGAAGTAATTCGTGATCGCATCATTGATTTTGCAAAAACGAGCTGGCCTGGAATTGATCGCAAGGTAATTATTTTTGACGAAGTGGAAACAATGACTGATTCTGCTCAGATTGCCCTAAGAGCTTTGCTAGACGAATATGATGAGAATCCAAAAAGAGCACCACAGTTTATTTTCATTTGTAACTGCTTGAGTCGCGTTCAGAACTTAATTCGGAGTCGATGCTTATGTTTTTATATGGGATCACTATCACCGACACATATGCAGAATATGTTAATGGAGATTGGAAAGGTAGAAAATCGTAAGGATGTGCCTACAAAATTAGGCCTTTACTTGAGTCGTGGTGATATGCGGCAAATTGTCATTCAATACCAGAATTGCAATTTAATTGATAAAAAATTTAAATTTATTATTCGGCTTCTTAATTCTCCTCGAGATAAGTTAGATTATGTTTTGGATGATATCTTACAACATATTTCACAGAATCATCTTCTAATGGCTCTTCTTTCAGTCTTGAGATGGCTGGGATGGGATACACATTCTCCAGAAATATTTACTGAGTTACTGCAAGGATGCATGTATTGTTCTCTTTTTCCTCATTCGACGGCTCCTTTGAAACAACTTCTGCATACAGTTTTTGATAAGCAGGAATCTGTCTTTTCTGCATAAAATTGAAAAAATTCAAAACATTATTTTGTTATAAAATTAATGTTTAGAATAGTATCTTTGCTTCTTGCAATAGAAATTGGTAGAGCACAGACAACTTCAGCGTCTGCTTCTGCTTCTGCTTCTGCTTCGGCTTCGGCTTCTGCTTCAGGATCCGGTTCTCCTTCTAGTTCTCCTTCTGTAACATCTTCATCGTATCCATCGTTGACACCCGCATCATCTGTAACTCCTTCAGCTACAGGAAGTCCATCATTGTCTGTAAGTCCTTCAGCTACAGGAAGTCCATCATCATCGTATCCATCGTTGACACCCGCATCATCTGTAACTCCTTCAGCTACAGGAAGTCCATCATTGTCTATAAGTCCTTCAGCTACAGGAAATCCATCATTGTCTGTAAGTCCTTCAGCTACAGGAAGTCCATCAATCTCTACAGTTCCAACATCATCATCTTTTCCTACAGTTTCATCTGCTGGAAGCCCATCATCGTATCCATCAACCTCTACAGTTCCAACATCATCTGCATCTGTTTCTGTAACATCATCATCTTTTCCTACAGTTTCATCTGCTATAACACCATCATCGTATCCATCAACCTCTACAGTTC